AGTTCCCTGGGTTCCTTGGGTTCCTTGGGTTCCTTGAGTGCCCTGGGTTCCCTGAGTGCCCTGAGTTCCCTGTGTACCTTGGGTGCCTTGAGTTCCCTGAGTGCCTTGAAATCCGGGAGTACCCTGAGCACCTACGACACCTTGCTGACCATCAACACCTTGAGGTCCAGTAGATCCCTGAGTGCCTTGGGTTCCTTGGGTTCCCTGAGTTCCCTGAGTTCCCTGAGTTCCCTGAGTGCCCTGGGTTCCCTGAGTACCCTGAGTTCCCTGGGTTCCTTGGGTTCCTTGGGTTCCTTGAGTGCCCTGGGTTCCCTGAGTGCCCTGAGTTCCCTGTGTACCTTGGGTGCCTTGAGTTCCCTGAGTGCCTTGAAATCCAGGAGTACCCTGAGCACCAACAACACCTTGTTGACCATCAACGCCTTGAGCTCCCGTAGGACCCTGAGTGCCCTGGGTTCCCTGGGTTCCCTGTGTACCTTGGGTTCCTTGGGTTCCCTGAGTGCCCTGAGTTCCCTGAGTACCCTGAGTTCCCTGGGTTCCTTGGGTTCCTTGGGTTCCTTGAGTTCCCTGAGTTCCCTGAGTTCCCTGAGTGCCCTGGGTTCCCTGTGTGCCTTGGGTTCCTTGAGTGCCCTGAGTGCCCTGAGTGCCCTGAGTTCCCTGTGTACCTTGGGTGCCTTGAGTTCCCTGTGTACCTTGGGTGCCTTGAGTTCCCTGAGTGCCTTGAAATCCAGGAGTACCCTGAGCACCTACAACACCTTGTTGACCATCAACACCTTGAGGTCCAGTAGATCCCTGAGTGCCTTGGGTTCCTTGGGTTCCTTGAGTTCCTTGGGTTCCTTGGGTTCCCTGTGTGCCCTGAGTTCCCTGAGTACCCTGAGTTCCCTGGGTTCCTTGGGTTCCTTGGGTTCCTTGAGTGCCCTGGGTTCCCTGAGTGCCCTGAGTTCCCTGTGTACCTTGGGTGCCTTGAGTTCCCTGAGTGCCTTGAAATCCAGGAGTACCCTGAGCACCTACGACACCTTGCTGACCATCAACGCCTTGAGGTCCAGTAGATCCCTGAGTGCCTTGGGTTCCCTGTGTGCCTTGAGTGCCCTGAGTGCCCTGGGTTCCTTGGGTTCCTTGAGTGCCCTGAGTGCCCTGAGTGCCCTGAGTGCCCTGAGTGCCCTGGGTTCCCTGTGTGCCTTGGGTTCCTTGAGTGCCCTGGGTTCCTTGAGTGCCCTGGGTTCCTTGAGTGCCCTGAGTGCCCTGAGTGCCCTGAGTGCCCTGAGTGCCCTGAGTGCCCTGGGTTCCCTGAGTGCCCTGTGTACCTTGGGTACCTTGAGTTCCCTGAGTGCCTTGAAATCCAGGCGTACCCTGAGCACCTACGACACCTTGCTGACCATCAACACCTTGAGGTCCAGTAGATCCCTGAGTGCCCTGGGTTCCCTGGGTTCCCTGTGTTCCTTGGGTTCCTTGGGTTCCCTGTGTACCTTGGGTTCCTTGGGTTCCTTGGGTTCCTTGGGTTCCTTGGGTTCCCTGAGTGCCTTGAGTTCCTTGGGTTCCTTGGGTTCCCTGAGTGCCCTGAGTTCCTTGGGTTCCTTGAGTTCCCTGGGTTCCCTGGGTTCCCTGAGTTCCTTGGGTTCCCTGTGTACCTTGGGTTCCTTGGGTGCCTTGAGTTCCCTGAGTTCCCTGGGTTCCTGTAGCACCGGTATTAACTGCTGTTCCGGGAACTCCAGTAGCACCCGTGTTAACTGCTGATCCAGAGGTTCCTTGAGTTCCTTGAGGTCCTTGAAATCCAGGAGTACCCTGAGCTCCTACAACACCTTGTTGACCATCGACACCTTGAGGTCCAGTAGATCCCTGGGTTCCCTGAGTTCCCTGAGTTCCTTGGGTTCCCTGAGTTCCCTGAGTTCCCTGAGTTCCCTGAGTGCCCTGGGTGCCCTGAGTTCCCTGAGTTCCCTGAGTTCCTTGGGTTCCTTGGGTTCCCTGAGTTCCCTGAGTGCCCTGGGTTCCTTGAGTGCCCTGAGTGCCCTGAGTGCCCTGGGTTCCCTGGGTTCCCTGAGTGCCCTGGGTGCCTTGGCTTCCCTGAAATCCCGTAGCACCGGTATTAACTGCTGTTCCATCAACACCTTGAGGTCCAGTAGGACCAGTAAATCCAGTGGTACCAAGATCACCATTGACACCTTGAGGGCCTGTTAGTCCGGTCGGTCCAGTAGTACCCGTGTTAACTGCCGATCCAGAGGTTCCTTGAGTGCCCTGAGTTCCTTGAGTGCCCTGACTTCCTTGAGTGCCCTGACTTCCTTGAGTGCCCTGAGTTCCTTGGGTTCCTTGTGTTCCCTGGGTTCCCTGAGTGCCTCGCGATCCCTGTGCTCCTTGAAATCCTGTAGCACCTGTATTCACTGCTGTTCCAGGAACTCCTCGTGATCCGGTAGGTCCAGTTATTGAAAGTCCATCGGTTCCACGCCCCCCTGTGGGTCCAGTGGCACCTGTGTTAGTTGCTATTCCAGAAGAACCCTGTGAACCAGCAGGTCCCTCTGGTCCTGGAGCACCCTGTAATCCGGGAATACCCTGTGGTCCAGTTGCACCAGTGTTGACTGCAGACCCATCATTACCCTGTGTTCCTTGAAATCCTTGAAATCCTCGGGTTCCCTGGGCTCCCTGAGTTCCCTGGGTTCCTTGAGTTCCCTGACTTCCATTCGTGCCTGCACTACCTTGAGTTCCTTGAAAGCCTTGAAACCCTCGAGTTCCTTGGGTTCCTTGTGTTCCTTGGGGTCCTTGGGGTCCGACATTGCCATCAGCTCCCGGAGGACCTGGGGGTCCTTGAAGTCCCGACATATTGTTCTTTCACACTGTTAAAAATCACCGCAAATTCACAAATTCAGATGGGGGTGTTTTCAAATGTTGGATAAGACTGTCGTTTCTACGGCTCCAGTCGTGAATCCCATGGTGTAGGTTGACTCCTTCATGACTCGCCCCGAAGCTAAGTGTCCGTTAACCGTAGTCTTTCTTCGTTCAGATTGTGTGAACATGGATGCATCGCGATTTCCACTCCCAGTTGACCGCTCTTTTCCAGTTGAAACAGGAACTAAAAAACCAGGAACATTAGGAATCTGATCAATCACGCCAAGTTTGGACTGTTGATACGATGTGTAAAATAAAAATGTTAAGAACAGGGTGGCAAAGATGCCTGGTATACCGAGTTTCATTGTTTCCCATTGGGATTAGATGTCATCCACGTTGACCTCCTCGTCCTCCTCAAAGAGGATCTCGTCCTTCTTATCGGACTCTGATGTTGCATCCTTGATGAACAGCCTAGCGTCCGCATCTGGCTTGATCTTGCGAAGACGAGCCAACTGCTCCTGTGTCATCACTGCAATGATCTCATGTGTCTTTCCACCGAGCTCGGTCTCTGCAATGATGACCACACTGCCGATGTCAACCCAGACCGATTTCTTCCCCTTTCCACGCATACCGCCCCTCAGCGGTGCCTGGAAGAGGGTCAATTCTCCCTTATCTGAGAAGTGAGCGATCTCCATTCGCCCACATCCCAATCTGCGTGTGACCTTACCAATCAATACTCCCTCTGTTGAGACCTCCTCCATGATGTCATCTAGTAGTGCATCTCCCTTCAGACGATTGTTGCGAGCCTTGTTTCCTTCCGAGTTCTTCTGCGATTTGTGGCCGGAGCCTCCTGTCATATTGCGAGGCATTTTGTATATCAGATGCGAGATTGAGTATTCTGCCTGAACCAAATCCGTTTTGAACCAGAAGGGTCCGACCAAGATCGTCCAAAATGGATTTCAGCCCGCAAAACAGGTAAGACTCACCGCTGACAACGAACAAAATGACGTCTATCATCATCAACAATTTCTACCGTGCACTTCTGAGGATCGAGGAGGAGGAGGGGTTTAGCAAGTATAACGCTAAGACCCTGGCAGTGCGACTCGTGGACGACCTGTATCCTGAGGATGGATACATCGCCCTCGAGGATGATGCTCGCGGATGCCTGAGGGTGCATCTGGATGAGCGCTTTCTGACTCGCGTTCGCGAGCAGATTGCAAAGGGACTCAACCTGAAGGAGGCGACCGAGGTGGTTGGCTTCAAGGAGGAGGAGCCCCGTACGCAGGAGGTCACAGTTCCGACTGCTGAGCCTGAGCCGGTCAAGCCTGCTGACACTAAGGAGATCAAGGTCAAGGAGGTCAAGCCGAAGCTCACGAAGGAGCAGAAGGAGGCTGAGAAGGCCGCTAAGGAGGCTGAGAAGCTAGCCAAGGCTGAGAAGGCTGCTGCAGACAAGGCTGCCAAGGAGGCTAAGGCAAAGGCTGATGCTGAGGCCAAGGCTGCTAAGGAGGCTAAGGCAAAGGCTGATGCTGAGGCCAAGGCTGCTAAGGCTTCTGAGGATACCGATGATGAGGACATCAAGAGGCTCAAGGAGGCTAAGCCTGCTGAGCCGAAGAAGGTGGCTCCTCCAAAGCCAAAGTTCGTGGGCAACATGGAGAAGCTGACTCCTACCCACGACAAGCTCTTCAAGAAGGTCGCAGCGGACCTGAAGATTGAGCCGGCAGCGGATGCGAAGAAGAAGTTCCTCGCACAGGTCAATGCGCTGGACAACAAGGACTTCAACGCCAAGAAGCTGGAGGAGCACATGAAGGCATTCTTCGCTCCACCGCCTCCGGAGACGAAGGACGAGGAGTGCACCGAGGTGGAGTTCAAGGGAAAGACCTATTGGGTCAATGCTGATGGAACCGTCTACGAGACGGAGGTCCAGGAGGATGGATCGGAGATTGACGTTACGAAGGGTAAGGTCGGGATGGCATACTTTGCGGACATGAAGATGCCGGCGTAAAGTAGACACTGTGGTGGAGGGTGTCAGGAGTGTAAAAAATCAATTTTTCAATTACATCATTGTGCGGCAAGTAGGGCAGGGCTTTTTGCATAGTCCCAGAAAGCAGTTTGATAGTGTAATCACATCGGGTGCCCTTGGAGCCATCAGTGGACCTGCAAGAGGATTCACCTGGGGGAACACGCGATTGTCCCGGGCATTCTGGGCTGCATTACCCTCAACATCGGATCGGAGCATTGCAGTAAACGCAGCAGCTCCAATCTGAGGATTGATAAAAGAAGGTGCTAAGATACGGAAGTTTACACTCGTGAAGGTCACATTGGCTCCATTTGCTGCATACACGGTCACACCTACAGGGGTTGGCGTGTAGTTTGCAGGTATACCCGTTAGGGTTGCAGAGGTTCCCGTTGTTTCAGTTGTAAAGGTCATCCCGATTGGCAGATTTGAGCTTAGCGAGTAGTAATATATGTATCCTGCTCCACCTGTTACCTGAAACGGGATGGAAGGCATCGGACAATACTGATACAACGCGTACGCAGTTTGTGTTGGCTGTGTAAAGACGAGCGCACCGGGTGAGGTTGATAGAGTGAGACTACCTGAAAGAGGAGAGTTTGTAAGTGTCAGTACTGCAGTTACTGAACTTGTGACCGATCCGTAGATTCCATTCACCGTGAAGGTGAAGGATGATTGAAATACAGGAATACTTCCACTCAGAACATTATCAACAAGTGTAAATATAGTCAGAGGGTCTGTTTCAGGAGATACGGAATCAGCTTGAATTGCATTAGACGCCGTAAATCCGCTATACGAAAAAGCAGTAAAGACATTTGCAATTGAAAAAGATGTGCCAATGAATGGAACAGGAGTTGGACTCACATTCAACAGCGTCAGCACGTTGTCCGGGATAATCGTATATGAGAATGGTTGAGAACCGGTAGGTGGAGATACGAATCCAGTTGTCGCAGAGACAGTAAAACTCCCGCTCGTCGAATCCGTTGGGGTTCCTGATAAAACACCTCCAGGACTGAGTGTAACGCCTGCGGGTAATCCAGTTGCCGAGTAAGATTGGATCTGTCGTCCACTGGTTGTCGTCACCTGAAACTGATACGTGTCAATTGGTTTATTCTGAATGAACGTAGGGGCAAAAGTTGGCCATGTAAACGTATCATTGGCAATCGTGATCAGAATGGTTCGCACCACACTTGTTCCCAAGCTATCTGTAGCTGATATCGTAACTGACGTCTGTGCCAATGGATTTGTAGGAGTTCCACTGAGGACTACCGTGGTTCCACTTGAAGCACTGAGCGACAATCCATAACTAGCCGTCGAAAGCGACAATGCCCATGCAGTGATGCTCTTATTTGCAGAGGACACAGCCGAGAACGTTATCGGATCAATCTGTTTAGAAACAATATACGAAAACGCCGTATTTTCAGCAGGGGCTGTCGTAAAGGACACGATATCGGGAAGAATTGGGATCACGAAGGATTGTGTTCGAGTGGTCCCGTTTGCATTGGTGGCCGTGAATACATATGCGGTGCCAGACTCATCCACCACGGTCGGAGTTCCTAGTAGGCGAACGCTGTATCTCAGATTTGGGCTTGTTCCTGATGTGACAATAGATGAGAGTGAAAGACCGGGTGGTAAAGATGAAGCAACGATGGATGTAATTGGGCTTCCAGATGCAAAATACGTTGCTGCTGTGAAGGTTACGTTCTTATATCCAAGATCCTCGGTGGCATACAGTAACGGGATCGTAACGGCGTCGAACAGAACTGTTTCGGCAAATGAAAAGGTAAGAAGTGAACTTCCGGTTACATTGATGCCACCACCCTGCTGTTGAGTTCCAGTCAGGCGAACTGAAGAGCTTGTCTGATTTAGGGTTGCAAATGTGGTCGCAGCGCTCAGTGTAGGTGTTCCCATCAGCTGAATCGTATTGGATAAAGAATATCCATACGGAATTGGGTTGCCATTCATATCATAAAATCCAATTCCATCCGGAAGAGCGTCCCATGTCCAAAAGAACCCTAATCGTGAAACAACAATCGGCTCTGTAGCCACGAATGTAACGGGTGTAATCATGGTGCCAACTATCATACCCGTAGTAGAGAGACTTGAAGGTGTGATCCTTACCTGCTGTGCGTTCACTTTGATTGAAATGGGAACTGACACAATTCTTCCATTCGAACTATTGCTTCCGAAGATCGTGTAGTTACTTTGGGTGCTTTGCAATGTAGGCGTCCCCTGCATAAACCACGTATTTGAGTCCATACCTGCAAGACTGAGTCCGTTTGGCAAAGAAGGCGATGCAACGATACTGTCGATAGGAAGGATTGTGATAAATGAAGGGTTAGATCCAAACGTTGTGCTAATGTTCTCATTTTGAAATAACTGGAAGTTCTGATTTGATGCAGGTGGAAAGAACCGTCCCTTTCCGATTGTAATTAAAATTGTCATTGTAGAGCCCGGAACAATCGATCCAGCATACATCAAATCAACCACCAAACTGAGAACGCTTGAAGAAGTGGAAAGATAGCTTCCGGAATAGGTAAGGGTGGTTGCATTGGAAGTTAGTGTGCAGTATGATGCGATGACTGATGAGGATCTTAAAAACTGAAGAGAAAGACCAACACTTTCAGGATTGGTGGTAAATACAAATGAAAAGGGTTCATATAAAAACAGCGACAAGCTCCGAGAAGGAACATCAGGAGTCATCGTGATCACAGATAGAGCAGAGGATACCGTCGAAGTCACCGAGCTTCCAACTGAAACATTTCCGATCACCGGAGTTAACGAAAAAGAAGCATTTGAAAAAGCAGATGTAAATCCGATGTCCGATGAAAAACTTGATCCGTCTGCAGCAATATACGGGATCAATGAAGATGATGTTCCATTTGAACTCAATGCCACATCAATCACAGTGTCTGGAATTGAAAATGAGTAGTTGAATGGTATATAGTTTAAGATAGAAAGTGAGCTTACGAGAGGGGGTACAACACTAATCACAATTGGGGTTACTGTGAAGATTGATTGTTTAGAACCTAAGTTTCTCCCGCCCGTAACTGCGTCAACTCTAAAAGTGGGATTTGTTGTTGGAAGATAGCGAAACCCATTTGGAGCATCAAGTGTCAATATTCCAGTTCCACTTCCAGTAATAAATGGAAGAAGGTCTGAGCTGGTATTAGAGTCTACAATGATATTTGGAAAAGTAAGAGTTCGGACATCTGGGGCATTGATAGTTATCTGATAGATTTTACTCCCCATTGCTTATACTTAATGATCTACTTTAAGTATGTTTATTATAAATCCGGAGGATAGTATGCAACCTCGGTAAAAATTTCAAACTGAGCAGTTCCGCTTGAAGGTGTCATACTACTACTAAACACCACATCACCGGATCCCACTACAGTAGTTGAGATCAAATTATTTGCATACATCATGTTGATTGTATTAGTTCCTGTAACCGGTGCAATTGTATAAACTCCCTCTTGTCCGAATGCTCCAAATGGCGCAGTTTGCTGTGCTGTCACTCTAATTGCTTCGGTAAGATCACCCTGTGCTTCAAAAATCATACCAACCGTAACCTGTCCATAGTCGACACCATACATACTCGAGACATACATTAGATTGTCTCCGATTGTAGCTATAACAGAGCAGTTTGAGATAAGAGGGCGAGCAAGTGTAATTCTAAAGGAAGATGCTGGTGTTCCAGCCAAGACCGTATACTTAAGACTATCTTGTTGTGAGTAAAATAATCCATACCTGAATAGCTGACTAAAATCTCCAAACGATACAAGGTGTGTCTGCAGCATGTCGTTAGAAGTAGGTGGACCACCTTGAATATATGTTTTAGATGGACCTCCAAATGTTACATAGCTGTTTGTATCAAATTCATAATCAAAAGGAAGAAGTGGTAAAACACACTCAAGAACGTCTCCTTGACTCATATTGCTGACAGAATATATAGGTCCATATCCATTTACAATTGAATCCTTTTGAAAGGCTTCAAAAATTGTTGAGTTGGAATTTGATCCGCCGCCCAGAAATGGACCTCTACCATTGAAGTAATATGCTGGAATATCAATAGCAGTGATATTCTCACTGTATGTCAATGAATACGAAAATGGAGTTGCAACCTGAAAGGTCTCTGTTTCATTGAGAGTGGGTGTGACGATGATACTCATTACTTACTTACTTAGATTTAGGGAGGGCGGGTTTAACTACTTTTTTCTTGGGTTTCGGTTTTTCCTTTGGAGGTTCTACTGGCTCTGGAGCCTCCTCAGTCACGAGTAGCACGGGACGTGTAATCGCCGTAAACTGAGCTGAAGCCGTCTCCATTGACAGGTCCCGGTACACCATATCCAGTTTGAGCTTCACGAGGTTGGAGTTGACGTCCATACTCTTCCATGCGAACATTTCGTGTAGCTGACAACCACGGAATGGGTTCAAACGGTATACGTTTTACCGTCTTCTCTTCTTCGGCGGTTGCATGGTATTGGGTATACAAGAAAAGTCCAAAACATCCAATTACAAACCCAAGCAACAGGATGTTGAACACCCAGGATGATGCTTGGACTAAATCTTTTTTACGTTCAATCAGAGTGCTTTCAATCCGACCTAAGTCGAACGAGTCGACGAGGGTACCGACGTGCATTGTTCTGTGCACGGAATCCATTGTGCACCAAGAAACGACAGCGTCTTTTTTACCCATGGATTTGAAAGACATGAACACACTTGAATTTTAGAAGGGTATGCACATACATATCGTTCTAGATCATGAAGTTGACGGCGAGTGAAATTTTTAGTGCAAACAATTTGGAGTGTATCTGAGTATCGCAAGAGGTCTGCATCCATTATGCAACAGACTGGAGACTCTGTGTATAAGGGTTAGACTTGAATGCATCCAACAGACCCGGCTGTTCATTGCGATTGGTGTAGACATCCTGCTTGAGAGGTTCCGTGTAACGTTGCGAACCCTGTTGAGATGCAGACGGTGCCTGTCCTCCGAAGGTCATCAGAGGAGCCTCAAATCCACGGGTGTTATTGAGGAGGGACTCGTCGCGGTGAGTCTGCACATTGTAGGACTGCGGGCCAGCCTGGACAGCCATACCACCTACGGGTCCACCTGGAGCAGCACGACCTTCTACCGTCAGCTTCATGAACTCCTGGAACGGTTCTGTGAAGGCACGAATATACGACATGCCACCTGCTGCTGCCGTTGTGGCAGGGTTGGCTTGTGTGGCAGTCATGGATTCGCGGTTTTGGAGCTTCATCATCTGCTCGGGGTAGAGCGAGTTCGCCACCTGCTGTCCCGCAGTGGTATTGACGTGATCCAGAGAACCATTCTCGCCCGTAAGGACTGCAAAGCGATCGGGGCGGTTCTTCTTGACGGGTGCCTGAAGACCCATCTCGGTGATGTAGAACTTACCCGGTGTCGGATCGGATGTGTAGGTAACCTTGGGCTTGTTCAGCACACGAAGCTCGTCTGTGGTCTTCGGAAGGGCATACTCGCGCGCCGCATCTTGGTTGTATCCACCGGATGGCAAGTTCGTGTAGCCATCGTTGACTCCCGGACCGACCTGCACCTGGTTGATCGGGAAGGTATTCTTCATTGCAAGAGATGTAACCTGACGCTCCTGTTCCCACTCGGTCTCCACCGGCGTCTTCCAAGGACGGCCCGTTCCGGCCTCGGGCTTGAAGAACGCAGGGGCCTCTTCCTTATGGTGGAACGTCTGCTTACCCTTGCCGGTATACAGATCTAGAATGCCATCCGTAGCGCCCGAATACATAGACTGTGTCACATGCGAGCCGAAAAAGGGAACCATGTTTCCGTGTCCAGTGGGAGCCTGGAGAACCGTCACGGTGTCTGTAGCTGACTCGTTCGGGTTGACAAAGGTCTCCGTTGGAGCAATCTTTCGCACTCTCTCTCCATCAACCTTCTTCTCAGGCTGGGTAGCGAGGGTATATCCAAGGGCGGCTAAGCCGAGAAGCATGGCAACCTCCATTTGTGTATCGCGCAAGACAAAATGGATTTAACTTCAACTATGGAGTGTAGACCATACAAAATGCCTGCAACTCGTTCTACTAATGTTAAGCGCACCGTGAAGCAGACCCGCCCCGAGAAGTGGACCCAGCTTGAGGAGCGGGTTATGATTAAGATGACTCGTCACCATGGACTGTCGGAGGAGGAGATTGCTCGCAGTCTCTGTCGCAGTGTTCCTGCAGTTCGCTACCGTCTTTCGAAGATCTTTCATGAGCATCTGGATGGTCGGACGGATGCAGAGTCAATTCAGGAGGTTTCGGACTGGCTTCTTCCGGAGCATCACTACACTTAGTTCCACGTTCCAACTCGAGACGAATTCGCAAGCCTGGATTGTTGATTCGTAGGAAACGGTGCCACCGCGTGCGACTGGGGCTTGAACAATAACCAATGGAAGGCATGATTAGTTTCTTTACCAGATTTCTCTACAGACACAGGAGTTGGTGTCTTCATTTTTTCCTTGTCAAATCTAGGTGTAGGAACGATCGTAGCTGATAGACGCGGATCCATTAAAATATGATGTCAAAATAATGTATGAACTCTTGCTTGTAGTAATAGTGATTCTCTTGATCTTTTTCTACTTCCCACGAGAGCACTTTGGCTTCGGAGGACAAGAGATCTTGAACATTGGACCGTTTCTGAATGAAGACACCTGCAAGCCCAGTGACGAGTTGCAGGCGGGATTGTGCTATACCAAGTGTCGTGCAGGATACCATGGTGTAGGACCAGTTTGCTGGGCTGATTCAGAGAATGTTGGAATTGGAACGGTGATTGGACTTGAGGATTGTCCTAAAGGATGGTTCACAGAGGGCCTGATCTGTCGTGAACCGATCACAGGTGGTGGATGTCGCACATATGAGTCGGGTAGATTGCGTGGACTATTTGGTGAAGACTGGGGTCCTAGGCTTGTTACCACGTGCGATCCCATCGTTGGAGGTCGTCTGAAGGGTCGGTTAGATAACGGAGGTGTTTGCCCGGGTCCCCAAGGTGGTGATTATTACGATCGCGTAGACGGCATGTGTTACCGTAGGTGCCCTCCGAAACTTCCTAAACACATCCCAGGAATGCCGTATTTGTGTTATATTGGTGGCGATCTGTCATATGGTCGTGGTGTTGGTAAGATCCCTGCAATGGTAAGGCTTGCTGGGAAGTATCCATTAATTGGCGGTAGTTAATTAATACCCAAACCAATGATCTGTTCCGTTAGACCTTTGTGTCATGATAGATGAATGGTCGCCGGCTGCCCACAGGTTAATAACCCTGCCATAAGGACCACCAATTTGTAGATTTCCACCTGTATTTGCAATTGACATATCTCCAATACGAAGCCTGTCTACATACAAATCTCTAGGAACCGTGGCAGGGTCCCCTGGATTTCCCTTGTCGCCCTTCGGTCCAGCGGGTCCAGCAGGTCCCATAGGTCCAGGGTCGCCGTCGCGCCCTGGTCGCGCCATTGCCACGTTACCCGGGTCTCCCTTGACGCCTGGAATGCCTTGAGGACCGGGGTCACCCTTATCGCCCTTCTGTCCGGCATCGCCTTTATCGCCCTTCGGACCCACGACTCCAACTGTAGACCCAGCTGTTCCGGGAAGTCCCTGAAGACCTCGGTCACCCTTCTCTCCCTTTTCACCCCTGTCACCCTTGATTCCTTGAATACCCTGCATACCTGCGGGCCCCACACCGCCAATGGCTCCGGCAGGTCCAGGTGTTCCGGGCGGTCCAAGCGGTCCAGCCGGTCCAGCCGGTCCAGCCGGTCCGGGAACTGTGCTTGGCTTTCCAATGGGACCAGGTGGTCCCGGGGGTCCCTGATCACCCTTGAGTCCGTAAGGCGCTGCAGAGTATGCAGAAGATGTCGTCGGAGCCTCGATTACGCTCTGATCACCTTGTTCAAATTTTTCCTTCGTTTTTCCACCTATCAGACTCCCTGCACCTTCGGCAAACTGAGTTCCGTAGTTGGCTGTCTTTCCTGCAACCGTTGAATCATATCCAGACCACTCATTGCGAGAATAGGGAGTGAGATTGAAGGATGCAATCATAGAACGGAACTTGGCAACTGCCTTCCTGAATGCAGTGCGGTCTGTGCCCGGAGGTGGGAGAGGTAGGTCAGCCTTTCCAGAGGGCTTGAATCCGAAGCAGTTGACACCGAACTTTGTATTTGGATCAAAATAGCCACCGTTGACGCCTGGACGACCGCATGCAGTGCGCTTGACCGTATCGGGTTCACCCTGAAGAGCCTCCCAGGTAGGCTTTTGCGTGGGATAGAGTGCAAATCCACCCGCCGACCATCCGTAGCTACACCATTCAGCACCGTAGTTGTATGCCTCAATAATCTGCTCAAGCGTGGCAAGTTCGGCACCGTATGCGGCACAGACTGCAGGTGCATCGGCATATGTGAACTGCGAATCGTCAATGTGGAACACCTCGCTACCCACCTTGGGTCCAGAGACAGTTGTAGTGGCAGGTGCGGGAGTCGGTTTGGGTGTAGGTTTTACCTCCGGTTTGGGGGCGAGATCACTTGTCAGGTCGGCAAGAGGGATAAATCCATAATACCAGAGGACCAGAATGATGAGAGCTACAACTAACCAAAGGGCCAGCACGGCAATGATGGACCCAGTTGAAAAAAGAACAAACAGTGTAAGGATTCCCACTAACCCCGCAGTGATTGCGAGAATTGCTTCAATGGACGCCATGTCTTATTACTTATGGGAGGCGATAATACATGAGCAGACGCATATTATCGTGAAGAGGAAACTGATTGGGTCCATGGCTTTTAACGTGTGCATCATTGTAGCAGACCCACGGCTTACCCGGAGGCAGGTCGCGACCGTAGGTCCACCAGTGTCCACCATCAAAGCAGATGACGGCAAAGAGTGCATACGTCATTCCATTCAGAGTTAAGATGCTTGAGTATGTGACTGTGCTCTTCAGCGAGGTTACGTGGAAGGTCATGATTGGTGGAAAGGTTCCCATGAGAAACTGCTTCGTGCAACCTGTCTTGCCACACTTCTCACACTTCCAATCAGGAATCGTGACGGGCTTGCATGCATCGACGATCGCCTCCGATGCCGACTGCTTAGGACGGCTCGGAACAATCGGAAACTCAACCATCGATTCGCGCCGACTGTCCTTATACTCGCAGTTCGAGCATGAAATGTTATTTGCAGTTTTGAAACGGAAGAGCTTATCCAAGAAAGGGCTCTTATCACAGAGGAACTCAAGGAGCTCATGTGAATCCCCAATACCCTCACCGGCGGGCATCAGAGATGTGTTGACAACCGAGTAGAAGTCCCTAAGTCCCTGTTCGCCCCCAGACGACCAGATTTGATAGAGACATACTTCGACAGGGTTTGTAGTATCGTGCTTCTCTTCGTGGAAGCGCTGTTGGAGATCGGGGATACGGTAGACAGCCTGCAACGCCGCGTTCACCCAGCAGGATCCGCGTTGGTTGCGTAGGCCAAATGACTTCATTGTTAGTGTTGTAGATTCCATGATTAGTTTAGGAACGCCGAGAAGTCAGCTAAGAACGGAACTGGTTCCGTTTTGGATGAACCTGTGCTGGATGTATATGCAGTCGATCCCGCTCCGCCAAAATATCCCGGATACATATCTTGATCACCTGGAACTGTGGATCCAGCAGGGCCATCGGCAGGTCCACCGCCCAGGCCACCTGCACCACCCGGGCCACCGGCTCCACCCGGGAGACGCGATGCACCAAAGAATTTGCTTTCTTCATCTGACCCCATTGCTCCGGAAGACGGCAGGGCTCCCTTCTTTGCAAGTAGCTTTTTAATTGACGGCTGTGCAATACCGGCACCTTCAACCATCGTTGCTTCCTTCGGCTGAGGTCCAAGCAGGGTTGGGTAATCACGGGCACCGCTTCCAAGTCCATCTCCGGAATTGTCACCCATTCCGGTGTATGCAGGACCCCAAATATTACCCTTGCGGAATCCCTGAGGGAGTCCAGATCCGCCAGGATTTGGTGAAGAAGATCCACCCGTAGATGGATCGCTAGACGTATTTGACATAAACGCCTTGCAGTCGGCAGAGACCTTTTCCCATTCCTTGGTTGAAATCTCGTTGCTACATCTAGCCCGCATACTAGCTTCTGATACAGGTACATCCTTCATTTCTATCTGCGAGGCACGTTCTTCATCAGCCTCTTGGTTAAGCTTCCGCGCCTTCTCTTGGAGGTCTGTCACCTTTTTGAGTTCCTTGCCCCGCTCAACCGACTCTGCCTGGCTATTGACAGGTGGAAGAGCCTGAAATGCCTTCAGTGCCGCAGATGCCTCCTCGTCGGCAGCCTTTGCAGCATCAGCCTTACTCTTCGTCTCAGCCTTCTTGGGTTTTGTCAGATCGGTATAGCCAGCCGTTTGTCCAACATCCTTCAGAGCATCTTCATAGCTGGTAAACTGTTCACGGATTGACCAGAAAAACAAGAGGACTACAGCGCCAGCTAGGATAAGTGTCCAAGTCCACTTCTTCATTACACTCTCACAAGACATTCTCTTCGCATCCGGGTTTCTTCGTTTCAACACAGACATCGTAGAACTGAGTTGACGTTTTTCCAACTGTCCCATAGTCTCTCTCCCCTGGACGGCGAGGCTTCAACTGTTGTTCAACAGGGGCATACTTTCCTTCGGGAAGTTCGCCAATACGCGTATCAGAGGGACGGTACTCTTCTTCAGTGCGAGTTCTCACTTGATCTCGTCCATCAGAGGGTTCAAGTGCCTTGGACGGTTTGAACCGAATTTGTTCTTCTTCCTTGGCAGCAGCGGTCTTACCCGATTCAATATGAAATGCAGCCGCAATAATCTTTCGCAGGGCTCCGTTATCAATCGGTTTTCCCGTAACATCTGGACCTGCAAGGAATGCTTCGATATCAGAGTTCGTAGGCTTGACCTCGGCAGGTTTATACACCTTGTCATAAAACGCCTGAAGAGCTGTGATGTAGTCTGCATCGTTGGCTCCAATTGGGGCCTGTGTATCAATCTTGCTTCTCCATGATCCGTCTTCAAGCGATGGGCGTGTCACATTTGTAAACTCGGTGTCTGTGAACGATTCTCGGATAGACCATACTAATAAAACAAAAAGAACTGCCAGAATCCAGAGTGGCACCATTGTTATTGAACAACACAAAACCAAGACTCCTCTTGCACCTTTGGCTTTGCAGGGGGTAGAATGAGAGGCTTCTTAGGAGCAGAACCGCGATCATCTGATGCATAATCAAGTGCATACGCACCCGATGCAATCGCCTTATCGGACGATTCAACGCCTTCCCATGTGGACTGCATTGCGTCATATTTAGCTTGAGTCTTTGGATCGCGGGGAGAAAATTCAAGGAATCCAGTGGGTGTTGATGTCTTATCAATACTCTGGACGTATCCCTTATAGTGAGTTGACGTTGGAACCTTGGGACCAAGTTGTGGCTCATTCTTCAGATCAGTGAGAGACGCCATTTTTGTCACTTGCTTATATAAATGCCCACAACAGTTCTACGTGGTGGCGACAAGAAAGAGGAAGCTAAGAAGCTTCTTAAGACGCAACCTCTTCTTGTGTTGTTTTTTATGGATGGGTGCCCCCATTGTGATGCAAATAAGCCGGCATGGGAGGAGGCGAAGAGGAAGTCCGGCGTCCCGACTGCAGAGATTGAAGCTTCTGCTACGCCCGAGGATGAGGCAACTGGCTTCCCAACGATGAAGTATAAAAGTAAGGAGGGCACGAAGGAGACAACGGGTAAGAAGGAGTCGGGCGATGAGATTTTAGATGAACTGAAGGTTCCTAAGAAATCAACGGGTGGCCGTCGTCGTCGACTCCACTCCCGTCGGCACGTCAATCGTTTGGGTGGACGGAAGAGTCGACACCGTACCCTTCGCAGCTACGTAACCTTCTGAGAGAAGCTTATCAGTGCGCTGTTCCCCTGCCATGAACTTCAAAAGACCTGCGTGGTCATCCGTGGCAACTGTATGGAAATTACGCTGAGACTGGACCATCTGAAAAACGTCCGTCGTATCCATGTAGATATTGGAGGTCTTTGCAAAGGCAGTGTTCACTTCATCACGAACATCCTTGCGAGTCACATCTGCAGCCGGAGGCAACATAGGATTATCCAGGATATCCGTGAGGTGCGGGTTCATGAACGGATTGTCATCTGAAGGACGGGTCTCCATGTCTCCTACATACCCAGAGACAACCAGACCATTTCCGAAGCTCTCAACGATCTTACGGGCGCGAGGAAACATTGAGTTCAGGGCTACGGTGACACCCATGACGAGCGGGATTACAAGGAGATAGGCAGGTCGCATGGACGACGCGAATAAAAGCGCCGACAGATAGACCGAAAAACGGACAACTGCATTGAGCGCAGTCGGCACGGGCATATCAGCCGTTGGCACGAACTTATACCACGTTGATTGGCTGAACAGAATATTTGGTTCGGAATACCAGAATGGCTCACTCATCTCTTATCTTCACTTGCGAGACTTTTCACCGACCTTCCTCTGTAGCCGTGCCAACATACGAGCCCGACGAGCCTCGGGAGAGTTTGAGAGAATCTGCCTTGAGGTATTTCCCGTAGCCGGCTGTTCACGCTGTCCGACCACCATCTCATTCATATACTTACCAAATGCAGACGTCATCTTAGCGCGAAGCATCTCAATCTCACGGATAAGCTCCTGCTGGTTAATCTTACCAGACTCAACACGATCGCGAAGAATCTCCTGAGCACGGCTCATAATCTCCTTCAGTGCATCGCTATCCTGTGGGTTCTGCATAAGGCGGATCAGCTCGTCGGGGTCATCCAGATTAATATCAAGATCCTCAAACTTGATAGACTGGACTAGATCTCCCACAAGAGATGCGAGGCGGGTGTTCATCACCAAATCAAGAATCTCCTTGAGCGAGTTCTGGGTATCCTCATCCTCCAGAATCTTCATCACTTCATCCTGACGATTACCTGGGATGGCGCTCTTAACTTGCTCAAAAATAGCTCCAAACTTTTCCTTCGGATCCCCATGGAGAACTGCATACATCAGTGCCATGCGGAGCTTCTGCCACGCCTCATCCTTTCCGTCCCACTTGACCCGAATTCCGGGGAAAATCTCGGGGGCGGTATCTACATCCGTGAACAGGGTATTATCCTTCTTCACAATCTTCATCAAATGGGGAAGGAGTTCCTTCTCAATGTGAACAAACAGCTCATCAGACGCCCGTGGGAACTTGGTGTCTGGCATCCGTTCCTTGAAGTATTGAAGTAAGTTTCGCAAGTGCTCCATTTATTAGTGTAGTAGAGTAGTCTTGTAAGCGATTATAACTCAGAACCCATTGAACTTCCAACTAGTTGATAGACAATTGCAAGGAAGAATCCAAGCAATATGACGCCCATGCAGGGTTCAATATCACTCGTATCGTCTTCAAGTTCACGATCGATATCAAAGACCATTATACTCTGTAAGCTATAACTGTTTAAGCGCGATTTCCACCACGAGATCCGTAGAGCGCCTTCTGCTCAGCGGTCAGGCAGATGCACCCAAGATCACCCGAGAACGGCGACGGGCAACAGTCGGCACTCTGCTTGTTGTTTGCAAATTCATAAAGCTTGACATCATCCGTCTTATCATACGGGTGAAGAGGGGTCGGTTGAGGTTCGGTTCCAAGAATAGGGGAGCCTCCAGAATATCCCTGAACAGCCTGTGTGGCAAGGGGCATCGATCGCTCCTGTTGCATGAACTTCTCCTTTATAGCAGGAGACGAAGCGAGGAGGGTTGAGTTGACAAAAACACCCGCGAGGACCGCGGCAACAAAAAACGCAAGGACGGCAGTGGTTCGCTTCATACTTGTGTTTGGAGTGGGAAAAAAGCCGGAGCGTCCAAAATGGATTCGTTCTGCTCAAGGTAGATGGACTCACCTTTACCATGGAACCCAATTATCAAAAGATGTATCTCGCTGACCTCAAGCTCATTGCAAAGACCCGCCGTATCAAAATGTATTATGTCAAGACGAAGGATGAGCTTATCCATCTACTCACACTCCCTGAGCTTCCCCTTGCAATGAGGGTTGAGAAGATGACAATTCACCAACTTCGAGCTGAGGCAAGGAAGCGACATATCACCGGCTTCTGGGAGCTTCGCCGGGACGCTCTTGTAGAGTTACTATTTCCGAAGACTGAGTACGTCAACGAGACTGCCCCTGACAAGAATCAAGAGGATGAGGGCGAGGCAGACAAACATCATCAGCCAGAGGAGCATGATCCCAAAGAGGTAGGGGTATAGAATGCTTAAAATTCTCGAAATCATCGGCCGAAGTACATGGGATTCAACCGATGCCTGAATTTCAGGCGACTTCATTTTTTCCACGATGTCATGAATGAGTGGGTCCAAAAACTTCGTCATCACGAAATTTGTCTTTCCGTCAGTATAAACATAGAATGAAGCTCACGCAACCTAAACTTGTTCGCCTGGGCTTGGTCCTTGCCGGTGTTGTCGTCCTCTACACTCTCTTCACTTCGTATGGCGGTGCGAAGGGAACCCTCCTTGACCGTGCCGAGGAGCTTGGTGGCTCGGGCCCCAGTGCTCCGATGTCAAATTCTGGACCCTCCATGGGACTCCCGCACAGCCTGGGAGGTAATGCAGCCTCGGCCGAGGGTCTCCAGGGACGCACACCTTCTTCTCAACAGACCTACCAGGAGACAACCCTGGACTCTGCTGAGCTCCTCCCCAAGGGATCCATGGGAGCCTCATGGGCTGCCGTGAACCCCGCGAGTGGCGAGGACCTGAAGGGACAGAACTTCCTCCAGTCTGGATACCACTCCAATATCAATGTGATTGGTATTGCGCAGACCAACAGGAACCCGACATACGATATCCGCTCGGAGGTGCCGAACCCCCAGGCCAAGGTCGGACCGTTCCTGCAGACAACTATTGATCCGGACCCTTTCAAGAGCACGCGTGCCCTGGAGGGACTTTCGGCTTAAATCTCAAGTCTAAGTAATGTTGCCTGCAACCGCCGTTGGCTTGACAACCATTCTTGCCCTTACATACTTCACAGGTCCTCGTAACACAAGCCCGATGACCGGACCCGATGGAAAGACATATGAAGTCCAGAATCTCCCTAACAAGGAAGAAGCGGTTAAGCGGATGGCGGGGATCCGTGAAAGTCTGACCAAGTTGCGGGATCACTACGCGAGCGACAAGGGGCTTTCTGCAGATCCACCGGTAGCACGGTTTCTGGCTCGGTATCAACCCGACTCGTTTGTTGAGAATGACATGTCTTCATCTGATACATCGTATTCAGAGAACAAAGGTCAGAAGATCGTGGTTTGCCTTCGTGATAAGACAAAGCCCCCTTCATATCCCTTGATTGACCAGAACACCGTTATGTTTGTCATGCTCCATGAGATGGCACATTTAATGACGGAGACGATTGGACATACTCAAGAGTTCTGGACTAACTTCAAGCGGATGCTTCACGATGCAGTGAAGATTGGAATTTACACTTCAGTCAACTATGCACAAAAGCCGACCCCCTATTGCGGGATGACCATTACGGACTCACCTATCTAAAAAGAACCGCTCCACACTATAATGGAGTTACCCCTTGAAGGGACATCAACAATTCTGTCGTTTTTTCCCGACGACACAATTGAAACCGTTCGCCAACATGTAGCACTTGCAAAAGCAACCCATCCGGATCGTCTATTCATTCAGGTCCAGGTAGAGCTTCCATCTACCTATTATTCGGCGAATCCGAAACGTTGGATGGATCTCTTTTTCCGCCTGTCGTATGGAAAGAACATGATCACAAAAGAAGCACTTGACATCTATCTGACCTACACTCGCAAGAATACCGGAGTGTCTGCTCGTGATGTGAAACGAGAGGAGTGGGAAACAGTGGATCCGTATTTAATTCCCATCTTTGACCCGTCAAGTTCTTTCAAGGAATGGAGGATCTTGGGTGTTCCCGAGGATAAGTCGGTTATGCTTCCAATCCCGATTAAGGATGTGGCTCTTCCCGAAGCCTACAGACCGGTTCCTGTTCGTCAGGCTCTGTTTGATACGATGCACAAGGAAGAGGCGCATGGGCTGATGGCGATTGAGATTGATCCGCAAACAGCATCGGATCAGATGAAGCAGATCTATTTCCCCTTTTTCCAAACCACAACTCCAAACAATATTGAAACACTGCGAGCACCCCTGAAGGCATCCCATGATCAGATTACAAAAGTTCTCAAGCTGAAGGCTCCAAAGCCATCAAATGTAGCGATCTTACGAGCTAAGTGGTACATCCCATTTATCTCAACTAAGTTTTCGGCTCCACGCACGCGCTTTGAGCAGATCTTCTATGGACTGACCGTATCTCCCGAAACACCTGTGATTAGTTATTTCACAGCAAAGACCGAAACGATACGTCACAAGTTCTATGTTGAAGATCCCAAGACGAAGAAGCCCTTGATTGATATTGCAATGTGGAAGGCATGGATGTCCAATACGCAACCACAGCGTCGTCTACCTACATTATTGCTGTATCGCGGAACCTCTAGGGGGTCCTTTGATCGTATTGCCATTACAAACAAGGACATAACCGTGTCAACGTGGCGCGGTAAGGAATCAAAGGAGACATCTGAAGAACTTATCAAATCAGCACTTGAATGGATTCGGTCATTGGATGCAGTCCTGCCATTTCTCGCTGAATCGGATCTCGAAACCAGCCGTTGGGAGCTTAACGATCTGTCGGTGATCGCTTCCTATTCCAAGGAAATCTCTGAGTTTGATCTTCGTAGGTTTGCATGCCTGCGAGACATCTTCAGTTTCCAAGATGACACGTTTAGGCTAATCCGTGCCGATCGTGAGTTTGATGTCTCTTCACAGGTATTACGAGCCTATTCACTCTTGCAAGCAGGTGAGGCTAATCTGGAGTCTGCATTGGGTGTATCGGCTGATGAAGCAGCTGCTCTGACAACCCGTGTTCAAGAACTGGAAGCCGATGAACACTTTAACTTTGAAAAGGCAATCAGCGGGTATCCAACAATCAGCTTCGCTGCAAAGGAGGTCATTATAAAGTTTGTCTCCAATCTTGATCGTGTTGTCGAATATGCAAGTCTTCTTCGCTACATTCTCACGTCCGATAAGGCAGAAGTTGACGAGGTCTGTCCGAAGTCAATGGAAACCGTTGAAGCGACTGCCGGTGTAGCTCCGACAACCGTTACGGTAGAAGATGAGTTTGTTCTTGATGACTTTCTGCTGAATGAAATCGAGGAAGTCCAAGCCGTGCAACCTGTTGCAACAGAGGTGGTTGCCCCGGTCAAGGATACGAAGGTCAAGGTCAAGAAGTCTGGACCGGCAGGCACACATAGTTATTTCAACAACCGAGTTCACGAGTTTGATCCTGAGATGTTTGATTCAGAATATCCCAAGAAGTGCGAAAAGCTTCATCAAGTTGTAGTGCTTACAGATGAAGATCAGGTTCGGATACCCGGGGCCTACAACTACGCCGATTCACCTTCAGAGGAGAAGATCAAGCTTGAAAAGGGTATTGCAGTGTGTCCGCAATATTGGTGTATTCGCGATGAAATCCCACTCAGCGAGGCACAGCTTGTGATGAAAGAGGATGGCCAACACTGCCCCGTGTGTGATGGGAAGGTCCGAGTCACTGAAAAGGAAGACGTGCGCGAGTTTACGGTCATCAAACGAGATCAAGCGTTCAAATTTCCTGGATGGAAGGAACCGTCAGCTAAGTCAACGAGTAAGAAGCGTGTCCCTTGTTGCTACAAGAAAGCAGAGGCGCAGACTGAGGTCATTGTTCCCAAGACCCAGTTGGATGAATACTATGTTCTGACAAGTGGCACAATCCCGGGGCTTCGAATTGCGTATTTACCAGAGGACCTTGCAATCAAACTGAGCGTGAAGACCAACTATGCAAAGAACGTTCCTGGAAACCGAATTGAAGCGTCTGCATCCGACATGTTTCGGATTGGAATGGGTCAGCCTCGCGATACGCTTCCTATCCTGCTCAACGATAAGCGTGCGATCCCCACGCCCGAAGATGCAAAAGAACGGATCCTACAGTGTTCATTTTTCCGTAGCTGGAAAGAGTTGGGTGAAGGTGATACTATCATCGAGCGGATTACAAACGGGATCAATCGGGCGTATATGAACAAGACTCTGACGTCCATTCAAGAGATTGAGTATGTATCTCGTATTCTCGACTGCCGTGTCATGCGAGTCAATGTGGAGACGCAATCAATGATGTGTGGATTCTGGTCTGAAAAGACAGCTCCAAGCTCGCGAACGATCGTCTTGCTAGACACAGATGTTCTTGGACTTGTAAAGCGCCGAACGGGAAAGGTCGGCTCCAAGTTTGATTACACAGTGGATGTCAACAAGTTTCCCGATGTTACAAAAAAGGCACTTCAAGCTCTTCACATCCAGGCATGTTCAAGCGATATGCCGTCCTTTGAGAATGCAGTGTCTGAACTGATGGCAAAGAACATTTCACAATATCAGGTGATTCTTGATCCGTTCAAGCGGGTTCAAGCCGTATTTGTTCCTCAGGCAGTTGTATTACCTGTTCAGCCTGTCAATATGGACATTCCAATGGGAGTTACAGTGCGATCGGGTTATGCTGATATCAGTGATGAAGAACTACCGACGAGCAAAATACTTGGCGACTTCTTGCAAGATACGCGTCACCCCGGATTCAAGAAGAAGAGCGTCTTATTCTCGGCGGATGGATACTACAGCGAGTTCCTTCTTGAGTGTGGATTTCACGCGGTGTTTCGCCCAGAGGAATCCGAGGATGACGACACTGCCAAGGAAGTCATGAAGACAATCCGACCCCCTCATTCAGAGGAAGAGCTTGTGAATGACCCACCCAATCAGGCAGATCTAAAACTTGCCCGCGAGATCTCCTATTCGTCTGAGGTGTTTGAGTTCTTAATGTTCTCCTTGTCCAAGGACATTCAAATGGATGACTATGAGTCCCTTCGCAAATCCATCTCTAGTCCATCGGAGACCCTGTATAAGGATCTTGCAAAGTGGCTTGACGACTCAGCGTATTTTGATTCAGTGGATGAACCGGTTCAGTTTGTGAACAAGGTTCGCACACCGTGTGGGCAGATGCTCAAGGATACATGTAAAAAATCAACCTTGTGTGGGTGGCACAAGGATACATGTAAGATCAAAGTGAAGCCTATTGTAGAAAAAAGCAAGATTCTCATTCGTCTGACCAAGACCTTGAAGGATAATACCAAACAACGTGCATTGGTGTTAGATGGCCGGCTGTCTCCCTTCTTTAGTACCGTTCTGTATTTAGAAATGCCTCATGAACTGATCACGAGCACGATCTAAACGTAATCATAATACCGAACAAACCGAGCATCAACAGAGCGTTCGTTGTGATAATCAGAGACCCCTCCAATTATATCCGAAAAGCTATCCTCACCTGCAACGATTTGAGGATTAGATCCATACGACTTCCACTCAGGAGACGTCTGAATGTCCTCGACGAGATACCGATCATGTTCCTTTGGATACGACTTCGCGTAGACATCAACCATATGGCGCATAAGCTTCTCACTCATTGCATAGCCTGAGCAGTTCCACATTCTATCGGCCTTAATCGTATTTGGCCCTAGTCGTGTCTGGTCAATAATGTTATAATCCCAACGATTCAGATCGTGGGTTCCATCATACTTGCGATGATTATTTGAAACAAGGGGGACATATCCAAAATAGAGTAGATCCCAGTCATCGGGAACAAGCGACATAAAGTTCTTTGTCATCTGTTCGGAATTGCGATGGATACGAACATCATCCTCAAGCACAAGGATCTTCTTCTTACCCGAAGCAAGTGCGCTATTCCAAATTGAGACATGGCTAATTGCACAAGCTAGATTATTTTGATTCGTATGATAGTCATGTTGCTTACTGAGCATCTCCCAATATCCAGTGACGATCTTTCCAGGAAGAGCCTCTACACGCTGAACATTCAAATCAAAAAACTTGAACTTCCGACTCATACCATCCCAACGATCCGCTCGAGACGCCAGGTTGAGGCAATAGACCCCATCAAACATAGTATTCCACAAATGCGGCATATTTCTATACCACCGTGCAACTGTAAATCAATTCGGGTTTCCGACCTGATTTATAGTGCAAGAGCGAGCTTGCGAGTGTGCGTTCATGGGGAATCGAACCCCAGCTAAAAGAATGGAAATCTTTGATCCTACCACTAGACGATGAACGCAGTTATAGCAGTGCATCGTTTCGATCGATGGTCCTACTGGTTATGAGCCAATCGCGCTTCCTCTGCGCTACACTGCTTTTTGCCACTTGATGGAATCGAACCACCGACCTACTGCTTACAAAGCAGGTGCTCTACCTCTGAGCTAAAGAGGCATATAAATCTTCATAATCCCAATCTCAATACATTTTGATTGAATGACTGTAGCTTTGGCTTCACGATCAGCCTTGCGTGCCTTTGCTGAATCATACTTTTTCTTCCGTTCTAAGAAGTCATCTAGTTGCCTCTTGCGCAGAGAACAAATCTCATCGGCAGCACGTCTCTTAGCAGAGATCTCACTCAACTTCTTACTTTCTTCGGCCCACTTTCTGTAAAGTGGTGTATGAATACGTTCTAATTCACTGTCTTTAAAACCCGAAGCTTGCCATGCTTTGTATGCATCTCCCGATTGGAGGGCAAGTGGTGAAACTATTTCAGTTGAATACCTCTTTTCTTCAACTATAAGTCGATTGAACTCTGCATCCGCATTCTTAAAAGCCTTATGAAATCGTGAACTCATTTTTACCGGTGCTTATCCGGTTTGTTGGACAGTTCAAATCCATTTTATGCCTTAGGGGTCTTGATGAAGTGCACCTTCAGGAAGCTCTGGAGGTTGAGGTAGGTCACCTCATCCTTGTCGCCGACACGGAGGAGCTTGGCGAGCGCGGCGTTGGGGAGGATGCGACGCTTGAACGAGGGGTCAAAGCACGAGTGGGTCTTGACATACTCGCTGATGAACTTGGTCACCTGGGTCTGCGAGCGGGTCTCACCGGCCTTGAGTCCCATGAAGGCGCAGAGCTCCTCCGTGAGCGGGCGCTGGACGAGGAAGGCGTTGTTGGCGCGACGGGCCTCCCAGACCGCCTTCTCCTCGGGGGTCATTGTGGCCGGGTCCTTACGCTTCTTCTTCTTGGAGTCACGGGCCTCACGCTTGGCCGTCTTCGCCGCCTCCTGAACAGCCTTCACGGCGTCGCGGACACGGACCGAGAGCTCCGAGCTGAGCGTCTTGAGCGTCTCAGCGAGAGCGGCGAGCTGGACCTCCGAAGAGACAGCCGGAACCGCCGAAGCCTCAACAGTCGGGGAGGCAACAGTGGGCACCGTCACCTCAGCCTTCGAGGGCGTGGCGGACTTGACGGTCTTGGCCTTGGGCTCAGCCTTCACCTTGGGCTCAACAGCCTTGGTGGCAGCCGCCTTCGGGGCGGGGGTGGCAACAACAACGGGGGTAGGGGCGGCAACGGTCTTGGCGGCGGAATCCTTCTTGGCGGCAGGCATCTTGTTTGACTTAGAAACAGAAGAAGAGGACGACATCTTTAACGCAGTGGTATACTCTTACCATCGGCGGTCATGTAAGCCCTTTTCTTTTCTACAAACGGGGGAGGGGGTCGCTTGGTATACACGAGCATCCGTTCCTTGGCTCCGAGGTAGTATGCTCGGTAGGCCAGGACTGGATCATCCTCCTTAAATTCATTTGGCATCGCCATTCGGAAGGGTGTGCGATCAACAGCAGGCAGAGGTGGAAAGTTATCTGAGAGCCACTGGATATGGTCTTCGGTCTTGTGTCGTTTTCCATAGCGAAAGGTGTATTCACGACATAGACATAGGCCGAGATCAGAGAGCCATCGATAGTTCTCAATAGACTCGCGGATCCAGATCGAACATGGGTGGTTGGGATGAGTTTTCTTATAAGCAGTCGGAAGCAGTCCATCTGGATCCAAGACCCAATGTGCGCAGTATAAGAGTTGGGCAGATTCAAGTATCATCTTAACGACATGCTTGTCGCAATGAGACTCGGCGGCTTCGCGGGGATCTGGTGAGAGAGCAAAGATATTCATGATGTATTCAGGTAAGCTTTACAATATGAAATCTGTTTTCAACAGCGATAGATGGCTGACATAACGGAAAAAATGGTTATATACGGCTCCTTTTGATGGGTTATGAGTCGCATGAGGATCCTCAAGGAGTTGACAATATAGGATACCGAGTTCGCCTGAATAAGCGTAGGCGAGAGCATATAGTTGCACCATGTCCAGAGCGCCCCGCGTGATTTCCCCAAATCTTCCTGTATGAATCTCCACATTGCAATATGTGATGGCTTGGATAATCGTGTGAGTTGCCCCGGCGTCACGTCGATAAATCCATGATCAATAACGGTCTGACATAAAAAGTTTAATCTAATTTTGATACGTTCCTCTACATTATCGGGATCAAGTGGAACTTTCATAAGATGTCGCATTCGATATGCCCATAACTCTTTAAGGCGCTTGCGCGTATCGGTTGAGAGTGGAACCTTTGTGTATGGATTCGATGGCTCATGCGACTTCAAGGACCAGACCCAAATTGTATTGAAGTCAAACCACCAAATCTTACCATTCTCAGTAAAGGCAAAATACTCAAATGGATGCTGTCGGTTGCTTTCCTCACATGTCACAAGATCCTCGTCATTTGCAAGGTTCTTGCGCTTTAAGACACCCGGACCTGCTAAGGCACAGCGATGTAAAATGAGCCACCGACGTGCAACGGATTGGCATTTGACAACACGAACATCATTTTCAAGGACATCCTTCCAGATCTGAACTGTCTTTGCTCTCATATGTGTGCCACATAAACTATGTCCCTTAAGTGCCGTTGAGGTACACTGATTCGTTGAACCCTTCTTCTTTATCGCCGCACAGCGAGTCATTATGTGTTTCTCGGATAGTTCTTGAAAGCGTCAACCGAGTCAGGAAACGTGCGGACAAAATGGATTTACGTCCAGGCTACGTCATAGTATCACACAACAAGATCAAAATGTCCGTCAATGCAATCATCAACGCTTCCAACCTCGACATCAACAAGGTGACTTTCGGTGATATCCGTATCAGTAAGAACAACGGGTCCAAGAGCGTCCCGATCAAGTATAATGGTCAGAACTTCCAGATGCGTATCCCCAAGCTTCAGTATCCTATGGGGGTTTCTGTCAAGGAGACTGAGAATGGCACTAACTACACCATGCTCGCAAGCCTGCGCGGGTGCGACTCCTACGCCAAGGAGCGTGCTTCGTCTGAGGCTGGCGAGGTCGGTCAGATGTATAACTTTCTGAAGGACCTTGAGGAGAAGGTCATCAAGACGGCGGTTGCTCAGTCCAAGTCGTGGTTTGGACGTGAGCGTAAGGAGGATGTTCTCCGCGACAGTATGAAGTCGCTGGTCAGTCCTAGTGTGGAGAAGCAGGGTGCTGAGTGGGTGCCGAATGGCAAGTATCCGCCAAGCTTCCGCATGAAGGTCCCGGTCTACCCTAACGATAAGGGTGTTCCAACGGTCAACATGGATGCCGTGGACATGGCGAACCGCCCGATTCCGCTGACTCCTGAGAACCTGGAGTCAGTGTTCCCTAAGCGCATGGAGGCTCGGTTCATCGTCAACCCGAGTATCTACGTGTCCGGGCAGGGATTTGGAGTGACGTGGCGAATCTCGTATGCACAGGTGTCTGCTCAGGCACGCGTCTCGGCTGCTCAGCTGTTCGAGCCGGAGGAGACGGAGGATGTGCCTCAGACTGCACAGGTTCCTCAGGAGACTGAGACTGAGGAGCAGGTTCAGGAGGAAGAGGAGGAGACCCCGGCTCCTGCTCCTGCTCCAGCTCCAGCTCCGGTTGCTGCGACTCCTGCGCCCGCAAAGGTTGCCCGCCGTCGGCCCGTGGGTGCAGCGATGTAGGTGCAAGTCCAACCAACTCCCAAACACGTGATCCACTAGGTGGAACACAGACGAATAAGTCATCGTCTATAAAAACAATTTTTTCCTTGATTGGAAAGGTCAATTCAGCAGTCATATTCTCACATGCCAATCGTTTGAAAGATCGCGTGCCACACCCTGAGCATCCATGAACAGTGGGTGGATTCAAGACTGTATCAAGGGTGACAATGCGCGAGTCTCCATAAAGACATGCCTGGAGGATTTGTTCAGGTGTAATCCATTCATCTGCGTGAAATCGTTCAACTGCTGCCTGTGAGAGAACCGACCATATGCTTTCATTCTGCGTCCATCCATCCTCTTGAAGGAAGGTAGCAAACGGGTTCTCATAGAACCACAAAATCCTAAAGTCGGCGTGGTTAGTCAAAGAATGCTCAATGAGTCCAACGCGTGTCAGTTCTTCAGAATACAACCAATAAACATTTGCATGAGAGTACTGTGTATCGCGGGAACCCCGATAGACATCACGATCATCCATGTTCCAGAGATCGGACACGACATCGACGTCATGTTCACAAATGTCTCTGGATACGTTTTGATATATAACAGTTGGGTCAAGGATTGACTGCATTAATTAAACGATACGACAACATTGACGTCGTGATGACGCACAGCCTTCGTTGCAGATCGGCTCAGTTCGTGCCTCTTCCTGCGAGTGCCGTCCTCAGCCGTCTTGGGCTGAATGGTTGTAGAGCATGCCTCCATATCTGCGTGGATTGCATCATAGTTGTCCTCCAGATACTTGAGAACCTCGTCCTGGATTGCCCACTCAAAGAAGTTGAGCTGTCCAACGGTCGTATCCAACCCCATGAACTGGATGCGCTTCCAACGGCAGAAGGGATCAAACATCTTCTTGCTATACGCCTTCAGATGAGACTTGTAGGCAAGATAGACAACCACATGGCGGTTGCCCGTGGCAAGATATGACACATTGTGCTTCTTTGCATAGTTGGTCACAAGCCAATCCAAGAGGCGTAGGCTGATGCGGGAATCTCCCGCAAGGATTGTTTGGACTTTTGTGAAGTTTTCGGGGACTGAGTAGAAACCTTGCAGACGGTGAAGAACCCAATGATCGCGATTCTGGATGACCTCCATTTTTGTATTCTTAGTGCGGTATTCTCGCTTAAAGTGGGTCGGTAAGATAAGACAAATGGCTGCGATTGATGCTCCTACGATTATTCTCCCAGTTACAACCGAGCCTATCCTTAATCGAGATTTGACGACCTACAATGAGGAACGTGACGCAGGAACTGGAATCGGAATGGCAGTCTGCACTGGCGAGGTGATTCGTCGTCTTCGTGAAGAAGGAGGTGTTATGGATGCAACGACTCCGGGTCTTTTTATGATGCCCGAGGGCGACAAGGAATACAATACATTCCTAGAGATGCTTCGTGATCAACCCAAGATGCCTGATCCTATCTTTAAGTCGGGTGAGGTTGAGTGGACCGTGGAGGACGCCGGGTGCCCACTTGATCGGATGGATGAGATTGATGCCGAGTTTAAGAAGCTGTATGAAGAGATGTTCAATCGCACACATGAATTTGGAACCATGGGTGCGGGAGAGCTTGAACTGCGTTTGAATCGCCGTCAAAACGAACTTTCGGAGAGCAAGATAGAGAACCCTAATGGAGGAGGTGTTGTCCTCATATCTACTGGAGGATCGTCCGTACACATGTCTGAACACCCGCCTTCGTCGGTTCATAATCTTTTGCAAGTGCTTAGCCCCGGGACTCTCCTACCGCCTCCTGAGGAGGGAGGTTATGCACGCACTTCAGAGGTTGATGATGGGCGATCTGGGTCGCCTGTGGATGCGTGATCGGGCCTTTGAGCGGACCGTTCGTCTCTACGGTAAGAATGATCAGCGCACAGATGCATGGCTCAACACCCGCGGTAAGATGATTACTGCTTCGGAAGTGTCCAAGGTGTGGCAGACACCCGCATCTCGCCTTGAACTTCTAGAGAAGAAGCTGGATCCACCTACAAGGTCGGATGGGTTGAATCCAATACCTGCGCTAATTTGGGGAACGCGATTTGAGCCGATTGCAAAGAAGATCTATGAGGACACGACACACTGCGAGATCATTGATGTTGGTTGTTGTCAGCATCCAGTTCATTCCTTCTTAGGTGCATCTCCGGATGGTCTTATTATTCCCAAGTATGCCGATGCTGATCCATATCGTTACGGACGTCTGGTTGAATTCAAATGTCCAATGAGCCGTGCTCGTAAGGATGAGATCCCAAGTTATTACGTGCACCAAATGCAAATGCAAATGGAGTGCACGGGGATTGATGAATGTGAGTATGTTGAGTTCCGATTCAAGCAGGTGAACTTTACACAGTGGGATTTGGCCACCGAAACGAAGGGAGTGTTTGCAGTGGATGAGGCCGGTAAGGTCAACTACAAACCAGATAAAGTCGATCTTCACGACTGGCAGTCTTCTCTCACAGAGGATTATCAATATATCTATTGGGTCTTAACTGACATCAAGAAGGACTTTGTTCCTAAAGATCCCAAGTGGCTAACGGATCACTTCCCTGATCTCCGTGCGTTCTGGAATGATGTTGAGCGCCATCGGGCAGAGGGAACGCGACCGGCTCCACTTCCGTCTAAGATTATTAGCATAGACGCCTAAGAACTGTGAGTCCGTTATTATTTGTATACACTGCCTCAATCGTCCACTCCGGATGTTCAGCGATAAACTCAGACACCGCGGGACCAAGACCTCGATTGATTTCATCTACAGGGATACCAGTTTCAGCACTTTGCTTAACTGCATCCCACCCGTTACGGATTGTCTCTCCATAAAATCCATCTACAGTGGTGTCGTGAAGAATAATATATTTTTTGACGTCTCCATTCCACCGTGCAAGTTCCCTCTTCAGATGTCCGTATACATGCCATGTATCAATAAATAACAGGTCTGTCTTCACAAGTGGGCACTCTAGATCGGACCCCTTATAGAAGGATGCGTTTACGCCCTCCTGAGAACATACATCAATAAATTTGCTCATTGATGGAGACTCAAACGGATCTATCAATAGATATTCATTTCCAGCTACTCCTAATAACCCTGTTGCAAATGCATACGAACTTGTCGGCTCCCTCACGCCACATTCTACAACAGATGTACACTTTGAAGCATACGACCTCAGAGTAGGAAGATGCTCATTGATATCTGAACTAATGGCACATTTTTCCTCATAGATTGTTCGAAGATACGATTGGATACTCATCATACACGTGATTGTTCGTTCAATCACATTATTTGGACAAGGTAATAGACGAACTCGATAGTGATACTTTCCTTTAGGAATCTCAACTGAATCATCGTAAATATCTATCCTAGTGCCAAGTGTGAGTGGAACTCCGAGTTTTTCAAATGTAAATCCGATGTCTACATCGTCAATGCAATTAAAACTAAGAGCAAGATCACGGGCATCGAGTAGTTTTCTACATACGTCGGGCGTCATGGTTATGCCCGAACCAGAGACCCACGTCATATCTCCCCGACTGCCTCCGGGCATACCAGCATAGACATCTGTGTGAGGGAGCGTCTCGAGATAGGTAAGAAGTTTAGGGTAATTCCAAACAGATGAAATATTTGTGCGAATAACAAAGTCATACGAATTGCGACTAAGAAAATAGTCAAGTGCATCCAATGTCTTCTTCATAATTCCTTCATATGACTCGACGCCCGGGATACGAAGTGTGTCACCGTCAAGGATTGTTTCAGAAACACTATCAAACGTAATAAAGTAACACGAGATGTTTGGGGATGAATTCATGTAGTGTCTCCAAAAATTACGCTGAGCATCGTATAGCGGACTCGGGTTATAGACCACTAGCATCAAAACCAACGGCGTATCCATTTACACCATACCCGTTTTGGTGGTGAAAACTTCTTATTCCATTCATCAATCGTAAACTGACTGCCCATGCTCAGATTACAACGCGAACAAATTGGAACGAGATTTTGGACGTCTGTTTTTCCACCCTTAGATTCTGGAATATTATGCCCACACTGAAAATCAAACACGTTCATGGTATTCGTACACCACGAAACCTTGCATTTGTATTGAAACTTAGGACCTACGTGAACAAGCCACACTTGTTCACGAAGAGCTCTTGGAATCTTTGCTTTCATTAGTTCTTCCTGCTACGGCTGTTAAAGCTTTGAACTCCACCGGTTCACCTGCCACGGCGTTGTCATACCGGGCGCTTCACCTACGTCATTGCTTTGGACAAAGTGATTGGTTCTTTGCGAATACGACGAGTCCTCAAGTGCCATTGCGCGCTTCTGTTGACTCATGTCCGTGAACTTGGACTCAGGCGATCCGCCATAAAACTTTTCCATTCCCGGGAGGATCTTCATGACAAATGCAAGGGCCACAATAGCAACTAAAAACCAGAGCCACTGCTTCATTGTTCATCTGCCCGAAAAAAACGAATGACATAACCAGTAAGGAAGAGGAGACACAATGGAGGAAACCGCACTTTCTACTCTTCGTATTATGCTTGGGCGTCGCAAGCTTGACACAGCTACAGAAAGAGTTACAACCGATGCCAAGAAGATGGAGAAGGTGACGCTGTACACAATCGGAACAATTCTTGTCTGCTTCAGTCAGAAGGATAAGGTCCTCGCAGGCGACATCACCAATATCCTTGCATTTGCAGAGGAGAACGGACACACGACGGGTGTAATTATCGTAGCCATGTCGGCCCCTTCAGAGAACGTTCTGCGTCTTGCAAAGTCCCATGCAAAGAAGCGCCTGACCTTCTTCCATATTTGGCAACTTCAGTTCGACATCACGACTCACCGGATGGCCATGCCTCATCGTATTCTGTCGGAGGAGGAGAAGACGAAGATCTTTGAGTTGTATAAGATTTCGTCCCCAGAGCCCCTGCCGGCAATCGATTCACAGGATACGATGGTGAAGTGGATCGGGGCGATCCCGGGTGATATCATTGAGGTGACTCGCCACTCAGACACTGCGGGGCGCAGTTTGTATTATCGGCACTGCGTTGAAGATGTAAATGCTGCCGAGTAGTAATGAATGTCCTGGAACGGAGCTACGTGCTAAAGCGCAAAGAATACGATGCGTTGATTGCCTCGAATAATCCAAATATAGATCAAATCAAAAAGCTGAACAAGGAGTTATCGGCGCTCCTTGACGCGATGTTGGTCGAACTTGCAAAGGTCAAGGAAGACGCCGGACATATCGAACGTCATCGTGATGAGCTTGTCAGGAAGCTTGTGAGTGTGCAAAAAGATTATAATAATCTAGTCGATGAACGCGACCAGGTTGCTACTCTTAGGGCGTTACGAGGACACCAAGAAGTGAAATTTAACGCTGTATTTTTCTGGTATGCAATCGGTCTCGCAATTGTGTCTGTGATCTTCTTTTTTGTTCTTATGTGGAAAGGAGGTTATAAGGCTCCTACGATTCCAACAATCACGAGCAGTCCGATGACAATGGCTCCCTTCACATACAGGTAAGACTCATTAATCGGCTGAACCTGGGGCGCTGCATTAAGGCGCTTTGAAACTTCAAACTCATTCTGAAGCGCAGGTCCTATTTTCTGAATATTCTGAGATTTCTTTTGAAGTTCATCAATTCTTGGGTTGACATCCGAATACCGGTCCAAGAAGGTTTGAATGTATGCTCCATCATCAGCAAGCCGTCTCTGTGAGGATTCAAGTTTTTTATTGATCATTGAGAGTGCCGATTCATATGCGGTTTTGTGGGCTATATTGCCCGAAACCCTATAGGCAGAGTAGTTATCTTTGTAGATTCGCAATAGGTTTGAGAACTCGTCCATTATCTTCTCGTCCCTAAAACAAAATGCCTACTTCTCCCTATGGTCAGGTAAACCCCCCTGTGCGCCGTGCAATGGTTGGTGATGCATCCGAGCACACTCGTTTTATCCGCATGGCATCTACGCTAGCTCCCTATCAGTCTCAGAATCAGGCTGCAAGTCCTAACCTTCTCGGGTGGCGGGATATGCAGGCCTCGCGCGATGCGAGGACAATCATGCCAATCCTTGGAGCATTCAAGTCTTATATTCCCAACCGTTAAACAATGGGAGCAGGTCCGTCAACGTGTCCACCAGATTTTGATCAAGGATTTATGACATGCAGGATGAAGTGTCCAGCGGGATTTAAATATGCACAAGAACAGGGTCCGCCTGTTATCGATAAGTGTGTTCTATTCACAGACAACTCAAAGAGCTTTCGTCTTCAGAACCTCCCGATGCCAGGTCCAGACAAGAGGGAACAACCAATCTATGCAGAAGAGCGCAGACGTATAGCTGAAGCATTGAAGAACATTTCGTCGACCGCCCCTTTTCAAGAAAACTCAGCAATGGCAACCCGAGAGTATGAACGAATCAAATCCGAATATGCGGGATTCAGTGCAGTCTCAGACGCGGGCAAGAAAATCAAACAGGCATCGGATAAGATGAAACTTCCTCGTCCTCCGGTTCAGCCCAATCCAATCAAACAAGAGCGCGAGAAGATACTGAAACAACCCAGCATGGCTGTAATCCAAACCGCCCTGTTCACAATCCTTCTTGCGTTGATTGCATTCCTTCTTGTTCCAGGACAATATGCTTCGGGACTTGTATTTATCATTCTCTGTGTAGGAACGTCAACTGGAATCTATCTAAGCACTAGATAATGGGAAACTGTCCTTCTGAATTTATAGTCTCCCCGGTTGGGTTTGGAGGATGTGTTATCCCATGCCCAGCTCAGAAAAACTATGAGCTACGAATCGGAGACAAGGGCGTTCTGTCCTGTGTCTATTCGGGTGATGCAAGTATTAGCGTTCCTGTTCTTCCCGTCCCAGCAATTCAGAAACCAGGTCCGCCGTTTAGTTATAAAGAACTACCGAACGCAAGCATATACCAAAGAGAGATTGACCGGTTTAATGCTGCATTTGCAGTGGCCGATGCAAATGTAAACAAGGCAGTAAAAATCAAGACAGCATACGACAAGCTTCAATTGGCTGAAAATGCTCGCGATCAATCGCCCGATGCATATATGCAAGCACGTGTTGGTTATTACACCTTGATCAAGGGAGACAAGTGGGTTGAAGAGGAAAAGCAACGTATTGCAAGTATTGAAGCACAGCCGGTCGTGAATACCCTTATTGCAAAGCGCAATGATCTAGATAGTCAAATTGGACAGCAACAGTCGACCATTGATATTGTGAACGGCGTCAAGGATAAGGTGTTGTCTGTTGAAGATGATCTCCAATATTCGGTGTCCGCATTTGAGAAGCAAATTGAAAACGTCAGAAACCAAATAAACATGGATAAAAAGAAGCAGATTGTAACGGCACAACAGGCTGGGTCATGGGTCAACTCTCTTCTGAATTGGCTGATCGCACTTACAACACTTATTGCGATTGTCTTTATTGTTCGATACATCATCCGCCGGCGATCTGCGTTTAGCACACCTGCTTCTCCCCCGTTACAAAGGTAATGGAGGTTTCCGACCCGCGTACTGTCGCTGATTTTCAAAAAACAACATTCTGTGGTCATCCAAGGTCACACGTCGTGAAGGTTCTCCTTCAAAACGTGCAACTCGGTCATGCAGATTATGCATGCTACTGGACACTTGAACTTTTGTGTTCAGGACTCGTGCATAGTTTATGGGCTACTCTCTTTGATGCGGCTGCACTTCACATCAACCGCGCGAATCCCAGTGTCTTTGTATACTTGGCATCTGCCTACGAGCGATATGCTCCGATTGAACAGGTCTTTACAGTGGGAACTATGACATTTATTCGTAACAATCCTGATGTTCGGCAGATTGTCTGTGAGGTGGCAGCCACTCTCGCCACGTGTCGCAAAAATAAATTGCCATCTCTTCCAACAATCAAGCCTTTGCATGATTTTGACCCTCAGACCATTCAAGAACATCTCAAGGCCCCTTCTAGGCTGTTTGGTCAAATCGCGATCCGTCCTGCCGACCCCTTACCGGTTGCAGTGCCGATCAATGAATTTGCTTACTCCCTACGATCAGATGTTCGTGACGTCACCCGGGCTTTGTATTGGATGTCTTGGGTGTTCGCATATTGCCGAGAACACAAAAAGCATACTAAGCAAGCCCTCATCTTTGCAAACCGATTCGATGAATTTGTTTCAGAACCCCATGGAGCTCATCCCGTCTGGATCTTTTGGGACGTTGTCCGAAAGCAGACCCAAGCACATGCGCGCCCAGTTATTGACATCCTCTATAAGATGTATTGTCTGCGGTGGAGTCCTTCAGAAGCTAAATCAAAGCAACATTTATTGATTGCAGCCATCGTGATTGTATGCGAGGGCACTACATTTGATGCAACGCCTGTATCAGGAAATACACTTGCTGTTTCAAATGTTCTTCAGGGAATGCCCGGATGGATTGACGCAATTGTGCGAATGCAGAAGAGCTTTGCTTAAAAGAAAAAATCAGAGCCGTATTTCATTATCATGTATCGTTGACGTTTATCTCCTGTTTTTATGATCTCAAGTGACCAGTTCATGATATGAAACCATTTATTTTGATGTAGATTATAAAATCTAAATACTCTATTCTCCATGTCTAAAATGGATCCAATCTTCTGTAAATAGAGAACAACACTCGTTACAATGGCAAACTTCAATCCCGAAATCTCTGCTTCCAAGGTCGCTGCACTCATCGGACTCAATCCCTACCAACAGCCAAACGAGGTGATGTATGATCTCCTCTCAAAGCATCTTCCGACTAAGATTCGTATGGCAAAGATTGAGTCTGACGAGAATCGCAAGGCACTCTCCAAGGTGAAGAATGATATTCTCTATACACAGGCAGTCAAGGACCTTATTGCGAATGGAATCCAGGCGTGTGTAGGTAAGACAGATATCTCCGGCATCCTTGAAGATGTGGAGAAGAAGGCAGCAATGATTATTGACCTTCGCCACTCGGAGCTACCGGAGACTGTTCAGGAGCTCGTAGCAAAGGAGGTTCGTGGTGCCGTTCAGAAGAAGCGGGGTCTTAACAACGAGAACAGCATTCTCAATACCTACGAGGATGAGAACAAGGTTCAGGTTAAGGACCGGAACACAGTGACGTTTAAGAAGCTATATAATGGATGGAGACTGATTGGTCGCACAGATGGATACGTAGAGGAGCATCAGCGTATTGTGGATTCTAAGGCACGCACTCGCTGGTGGCCACAGGTGCCTCTGTATGATGAGATTCAGATGCGAGTCTATATGGAGTTGTCTGGAGCAAAGGAGGCTGAGCTGTTCGAGGTCTTCCCTGATGCTCGCACTCGCACAACCAAGTATGTGAATGACCCTGCAAAGTGGAATACGATTCATACTCAGCTGACGGAGGTGGTCGGATACATGCACTCGGCTACGGTGAATGACGAGGACCTGCTTCCAATCATTTTCGCAAACACGGTTGTTCTTAAGTAATGAAGCTCTTTATCACAAATAAAGTTCCAGCACCTTACTCAAGTCAAAAGGGAACTACATACGAAACCAGGTATCTCTATACCGGGTTTGGAAGGTATAATGAGTTTGAGAAAACACTTGAGGTGATTCAGGTTGAATCTGATGAATCCTTCTCTTTTTTTAATCGACCACATGTAGTTGATGTTCTTTCAAGGGTGTATCATACTGAGCCCGTAACTCTTACATTGTATTCTGCATCGCCTCGGATATGGAAGGAGACGGTGGGGGATGTTACGTGGTTCTTTCAGGAGATCGTACATGCCGGAGCGCAGCCCAGCTTCTGAGCCTGCTCGGTAACGACCTCCTTAACCTCGGAGACAGAGATGACGCCATCTCCATCCTTGTCCAGCTTTCCAAGGGGAGACTTCCTGAGCTCATCCAGGAGCTCCTTGATAGCTGCCTTCAGGACATCCTTAACGATCTTCTCAACATCGGCCTTCATCGCCTCGGGGACAACGGAGGCGACAACCTCGGCTACCTTTGTTTCAATCTTCACCTCTTCAGTCTTCACTTCGGGGACGGTGGCGGTATCAGACATTGCGGTTTGTTGTATGCTTAGAAAAGGTCTGGACTATGTAAATGGACGTTTGGAACATCCTTTCAGTCGGGGCCTCTACCGTTCTCCTTCTCGCACTCATTCATGTTGCCGTCTTCCATGTTGTAAAAACAATGTATCCGCCACGACCCGTTCAGGCTCAGCCCCCCATTGTTGTGGCACCCCCGCCTCCAGTGGTCGAAGCACCGGCTCCTCCTCAGGCTCCGGACATTCCTCTGGTAACCACAAAACTTCCACCGCCTGTGGATACGCGTGACCCGGGTCCAGCGCGCCCTTCGGCACCGACTTTCAGCGAACCGCCCCAAGAAGTTAAGACACAGTCTGCTAATGTTCCAACGTATGAAAGTCTCTTATCGGCTGTCTCCGCTGGTAAGGAAGGGCAACCCAATCTCGGACCCATGTCAGGTGCCTCAAATTAGCGGAACTCCGGGGTGGATTTTTTTAACTCACGATAAAGAAGGAAATGCCCACGCATGTTTCACTGATGCGAAAGGAGACCGGACTGAGCGACTGGCTCTGGTCATGGATGAGAGACTCTGTTGTGACACCATTTTTCGAGTCGTTCGACTGGCGCCCAAGAGCTATGTGGTCTACGATCTCGTGGTCTTGAATGGATTCCGAGTTCACGACGTGTTAAGTTTTTCACAACGTCAGGAGCGGATTGCCAATCTACTTGATCTGTTTCATCAGCCCGATTTGGTAGCACTGACTACCATTGACGATGCACCCGTTGGATGCCATATCCGAGGATACGAGCAGTATGATGGCATTCCAGGAAGTATCGGGGTGTTCGTAGAACATCTTCCTGCCACAGAGTAAATGTCTACTTGCGGAGCTTCTCCTTTTGGTGGTCGTCGCCGTCGTTCGCGTAAGATGCGTGGTGGCAACGGATATGGATTTGGAAAGCCGATCTCGGTTGGAGCTATGGAAGTTGTGCCTAATATGACATCGGTTCCAGATGGCGCTGCATACAGGCCGATCGGTGGACGTCGTCGCAAGTCACGGTCCACAAGGAACCTCGGGTTCCGTAAGGGTAAGAAGGTTGGTCGTCGCACTCGCCGTCGGTCGATGCGTGGCGGTGGTTCGGTAGCAAACGTTGGATATGGATTCACGGGTGATGGAGCGCGTGGTCTTGCAAACCAGACCGGCTATCCCTCCAACCTGCCTCCGGGCGGTGACTTTGCGATCCCCACCGGAACTCGCTAAGCTCGATACTCTTGATAACTTGCATATCTAGAATCAACTGATTTAACACCATTTTGGGTGCCTCCATCTGTATCCGATGCTCCATCCTCGGTTGCTACAATCTGAGGCGTGACTGCATAGCTATTAAACTCGGTTGATTTCTGAATGACGCGAACATAGTAGTTATCAATCGCCATTGGCATTTCAGCTCCATATACGTTAATCATATGATTCATCATTGTCTCATTGACTGCATATGAAAGGCATAACCATAAGTTACTTGCCTTTACAACTCCATCCGAAACTACATGAGGATCCATTAAACTATACCTCCAATAGGACATGCATTCTGAGAGAGGGATGTATCCAAAATACAAAAGATCCCAGTTGGATGGGACATTCTTCATGAAAGTGCGGGTATTTTCATCACTCTTGATGTGAATCCTAGCATCGTCTTCAAGCACAAGGATCTTTTTCTGTCCTCGTGCAAGAGCGAGTGCATACACTGAGCAATGAGCAAGTGCGCATGCAATGTGATAGTGGTTTTGAATATCGGCTCCATCATATTTGTTCTTGAGCTCCCAATACCTCTTCATAAATACAGCAGGAAGTCCGTTGACAAACTCTACGTTAATTCCAGCTTCATCAAATCGGCGCTGCATCGTTATGCGACGCTCGGGCCGAGTAGGTAGGTTAATACAGTACACTCCGTCAAACAGTTCGTTCCACGCGTGCATTACTTGGTAGGTAGATTTGTGCGTTCAACTGCATCCGCAAACACATAGGGCATATACAGTGGATTATTCGTTGTAATGAACGGTCCACCTACGGCCTGACAATGGACGAACATTGACTGAACTTGGAATCGAAGATCAATATATTCAGTATAGTCTCTCCAGACCTGGTATGTTTTAAGAAACGTTGTTGCAATTGTCATTGGATCGGCTACATGAAGAAAAAGTAAAAATAAGATTATTGTTGGCATGATGATCATGTCGCTAATGAGAGCGAATGTATCTGCCCATGACTCGGGGGCGCATTTTTTACGAAGTTGAATATACCGTTCGGCTACTTTGAATGAATTACCTGGAATTTGCCACATGAATGGCTTGGATACTTACTCCCTTTGCTGGAAACTTTACCTCCTCAAGCGTCCGAGCGTCGATATAGACGATCTCGGTGTCGTGGTGGACCTGAATGAGATGGAGGATAAGATCGAGTGCAATCACATTGCCGACAACCATATACTTCTGCATTGCAGTCGTGAGGTCAACCTCGGTCTTCTTGTCTCCGATCCAGAGCCAGGGAACATACGGCTCAACTGTGAATGGATTGAACCGACGGCGCACAATCTCCTCACCCTCATAGAAGAGGTTGCACTTCTTCACGTCATCCTTCTCCCACTCCTCAATAAAGATCGCGTCCTCCGGAACACGCTTCAAGTCGTCAACCTCGTCTTGGTCATACTCGTCGGAGAGAATGTAGTATGAGATATTATTGTTCTTCGCAGCTGGAAAGACCCAATCAATGAACTTGCAGATACCGTTGTAGATACGAATTGCGCAGAAGAGACTCATTTTTTACTGTATCTCATTTGAATCTGCCGGGATCAATTCCATTTTGTCCTTCTTGGACACAAATCCCTCCTTCTTTACCTGTGAAAGAACGATTGTGTCGAACTCACTGCCCATTGCGATTGCTGTAGCAAGGGATGTAATGATAAACGGGGCTGCAACCAGGAACCATGACACAACTCCCAGACCGACGCCACAGAACACGTCGAGGACGACAACAACCGCAATGCCCAGGATCAGCTTGATCACAAATGTAGCCCAGAGTCCAAGGGAGGCATCAAAACCCAGTTGAATGGCAAGAAAAATGGCATACAACAGGGCAGGTGGGCAGAGGTCTTCAATAAAACGCATCTTCAGGTATTACAACTAAACAAGAAAAAGATGAACGACATCGATATGGTCCAACACATGACTGGTTGCACACGAGAGGAAGCTGAGAAGATCCTCGTAGCTCATGAAACGGTTCTGGATGCAATTGAGGCGCTGATGCCTCCGAACCCAGTTACTTCGGGGGCTAAATATATCCCTCCCAAGCCGAAGGTGGATCATGGACTAGACGAGGAACAGGCTGCGATTTGTGCTCGGGGTCGATGGCTTCAAGATAAGGTTAACGCCGTATTCTCAGTCGCCCATTCGAAAACCCTAGACCAGCCCCCTCTGGAATCTGCGCCGCAGACATCTCACGAAGTGGTTGATCTAAAGACTGTACCTGAGACGGACGCTGTGAAGTCCGAACCTGAACGGGGTGCTCACGTGTGAAGGACTCAACTATATCAGCGATTCGAGCTGGTTCGGAGAAGAGATCCATGTTCCTCACATGAACTTTAGAGTCTTCTGATTTTGTTGAATACGAGGTTTCATCATCCAACGATTTGATAGCATCGACCCATTCATTGATTGCATCTCGTGTGCATGGGATTCCAACGGGAGAGATCCAGGCATGGAGTCCTTCTGAGCTACCACCCGATGTCTTGGGTTTAGGATCGGGTTTAGAATAGATAACTGGAATGCCATTATACATCGCTTCAATTCCAATGCGCCCAAAACTCTCATAGTAACTCGGCATCAACAGAATCCGAGTTTGTTTGAGAATCACCCGCACATCATCTTCAAAGGGAACCCATCGAATATTATTGTGAACGGGTCTGGGCGGAGGGGTATGTTGGTCTGCATATCCTCCGTAATATGCAGTGACTGCTAAGAATTTTCGCTCGGGCATTGCATCGGCAATTGCCACAAATTGAATAACACCCTTGTTCTGGTTTGCGTTGACAAGGGTTATATACTCACCTTGGAATGGTTCATTAATTGCAAGTTTGCTTTCATGAAGAATAGGGCGAATTGTGGCTGTCTTAGGAATGTTTGGTGGCCATGGCACAATATTTTGACGATAGTTTGTTTCCATAATTGTATTGACAAACATCAGCATCTCGGTCCATCGAATATTTCGACCGGGGTTGTTTCGCATGATCGCCTGATAGTTTCCATCAAAATGACACGTTGCGACGATAGGTCGATTATAACCACGTGCATTAATCCTACGAACTTCGGGTAGGGCGGGTGCGTGAGGACATATCCATACTTGACTTGAATCTAGATACGTGCTACTTGCAGTGTAGTGCATAAATCGAAATCCACGATACATGCCTCCGTTTACACCTTCCTTCGGAACCTCAAGAGCCATAAAAGTTACTTCATGACCACGCTTTTGAAGTTCAATTCCAAGGTCAATATCGTGGAGAAAAGCCCCGCATAAATCGGGCATACGACCCGCGAAAAAGAGAACCTTCATTATTAGGATACATCAACACGTTTTGTCTGAACTAACCGTGTGGCGTCTCCACCGCGCGTCCAGTCGTAGATCCAGTTATTTGGGTTGGAGTATTCGGACTGCTTGATATCGATCAGAGGCTGGTAAAAGTTCGGGATCGCCTGATCCATGATTGAATTTGCCTCCTTCCGGTTGCGGATAGATGCAGAGTGGATAAGATTTGATTCGTCGTTCACTGCTGTCGGATCTCCACCACCGAGATCGGGTGTTGTGGAGAATGGGCGCGCCCAGAGTTCGTGCTTACCCTTTTGGCGCCAGGCACCAGGAATACCCCACTTCAGCTCGGTGTTTGTGTCCACAGCGCATCCACCACCCGGCTGACCGAAGCCACCCTTGGCGATAAATCCAGGCTGATCAGCCATTGCAGATGCAGGGTTGAAGCTGTCAGAGCACGCCGATTCCATTCCTGTTGTCTGACGGGTGAGCGTGTCCGTATTTCCAACCTGCTTTGCTGCGATATCATACTGGTCCGACCGAATACGTGTAGGCGCGTTATACCATTCAACTGGATTCGTTGAGAACATCTCTTACCTTGAGATACAGAAAAAATGGACTTGGAACCTCCTAGATAGAATACAAGTAGCCTGAAATGATTCTCCAACCTATCGATTGGCATGAACATGACGTGAACGGAGCCTACGTGATTGACGTCTTCGGACGATGTGAAGATAAGACGGTTGTATGCGTCCGACTGACTGGCTTCAAGCCATATTTCTACGCATCTGAGAAGCCAGATACGAGCCTCATTTACGAAGCCTCCAATAAGAAGTGGGTTCAGAAGTTTGGACCCAAGAAGGGTCAAGAGGAGTATGCCTTCAAGCTCAGCAAGAACTTTAGCGAGAACATTCCTCCTGTCATTCGACAGATCAAGAAGTATGATACGATGGGTGGATTCAACGACATCAAGCATGCAAATGTGTGGACGGTGGAGTGTGAGACGCTGGCTACCTTCAAGGCTGCCAAGCAGGTGGTCAAGGGAATGCAATACGAGAGTAACTTGCCTCCATTCCTGCGCTTCTTCCACGAGAAGCACCTGGGTCCGGCGTCGCCTCTAAAGTTTGCCAAGGCAACTGAGATTGACATTCCCACTGACAGCGAGGGAGAGGACACATACTTTGTAGATGCCTTCTATACGTCCAACTACAAGGATGTGGAGGCGTGCGATGCAAACATTCCACTCCTCGTGGCATCTTACGATTTAGAGATGTGCCCCGCAGGCGACTCAAACCAGTTTCCAGTTGCTTCAAAGGATCCGATCATTCAGATCGGCGTGTCGTATCGGAGGTCAACGGACATGATCACGCCAACGGCCCGAACGGTGTTTGTTCTTGGCGAGTGCGCTGACTCGGGGGACGAGACGGTTGAGTTCGTATCCTGCGAGACAGAGGCAGACATGCTTCTCCAGTTTGCAGAGGAGATTCGGATTCGTAATCCCGATATCTTGTGTGGCTACAACATCTTTGGTTTTGATGACGCCTATATTGAGGGGCGCTTGAAGGCTCTGGGTCTGGAGGATCAGTTTGAGCTAGCTCGCAAGAAGACAGATGAGTGGGGCGACAAGAAGTTTGAGACGAAGAAGACTGAGTTGGCTGCCGGCAAGTTTGATCTTCGCTACATGACGATCCGTGGTCGGCTTGGGATTGACCTATTGCTGAACATGCGTCGGGAGCATAACTTGGATAACTTCAAGCTGGACAACGTAGCCTTCACGTTCCTGCGCGACAAGGTCGTCAAGTATTCTGATAACCACATCACGACTAAGAGCACCCGCGGTCTTCGTAATGGAAACTACGTGCGATTTGAGCTGGTTGGAAACACGAACGATCCTGTCTACGACGGTGAGAAGTTTGAGGTCTATGATGTGGAGAAGGGTGGATTCAAGATTAAGTGCGATGAGATTCTGTTCACGGACTTTACAGCTGAGGAGATGAAGCACATGGAGTGGTCCTTCTCTAAGGACGATGTGTCTCCACAGGAGATGTTTGAGCTCCATCGGCACGGTGGTCCTGAGGGGCGGGCTCGTGTGGCTCGCTACTGTATTCAGGATTGCGATCTAGTGGCTACCTTGATGGGCAAGCTGGATACGATTGTTAATGCGCGTGGAATGGCAGATGTGTGCAAGGTTCCTATGCAGTTCGTCTTGACTCGTGGACAGGGCATTAAGATCTTCTCGGCAGTTGTCTATTACGCATCTCAGCGTGATCAGATCATCCGGACACAGGAGTCCATTCCTGGAGACGGAATTGCCTACGAGGGTGCGATCGTGCTTCCACCGAAGATCGGCATGTATCTGGACCAACCCGTATCAGTTCTGGATTTCAACTCGCTCTATCCGACGAACATGATTGCCTACAATCTGTCGCCTGACACGATCGTGTATACCAAGGAATACACGAGTGAGGGGTTTCTAGTGTATCCGCCCAAGGAGAAGATGGTGGAGATCAAGGCATGGATCGCCGAGCTTGAAGAGAAGGGATATGTCTTTGAGGAGATCGACTACGACAACAAGGAGACCGGAGGCAAGACCGTCTGTGTGTTCGTTCAGCCGAATGACAACCCAATGACGGTGGGTGTTTTGCCCAAGACCCTTGAGATCATGTTGAAGAAGCGAAAGGAGTTCAAACAGAAGATGGAGGATTTACAATATGACGAAGCTCAGCGATCTGTGTTTAATGGTGCTCAGCTTGCTTACAAGGTGGTCGCAAACTCCATTTATGGACAGGCAGGGGCTCGGACCTCTCCCATCCGCAACATGTTCGTCGCCGCATGCACGACCGCTGCTGGGCGCCGAGCTCTCCAGTTCGCCCGAAGGGTCGCCGAAAGCGAATTTGGAGGCGACGTTGTATATGGAGACACAGACTCCATCTTCGTCAAGTTCCCTACCAAAGACGTCGCCGAGTCAATACGAATGGGGATCGACTGTGGAGTCAGCATCTCAAGACAAATGCGAAAGCCCTACAAGATCGCCTATGAGAAGACCTTCTATCCCTTCATCCTCTTCTGTCGCAAGCGATACGTTGGCATGAAGTATGAGGAGGATCCGAATCCCGCGAAAGCAAAGCGAATGTCCATGGGTGTTGTCCTGAAGCGCCGAGACAATGCACCGATTGTGAAGGACGTGTTTGGTGGAGCTCTAGATGTCCTCCTCTTGGAGCGAGACATCAAGAAGGCCCAGCAGTTCGTGAAGGATATGCTCATCAAGATTCTGGAGAACAAGTTGCCTCTTGAGAAGTTCATTCTCAGCAAGTCATTGCGCGACGACTATGCTGCGATGGAGGAGGACTACAAGGGTAAGGCTACTCTACCAGCCCACCGTGTCTTGGCAAACCGTATGGAGGCCCGTGATCCAGGCACGGCTCCAAAGGTGGGCGACCGAGTGCAGTTCGTCTATGTGGATGAGAACAAGCAGAAAGCAAAGCAGGGCGATCGGATTGAGCACGTGGACTTCGTGCGGGCAAACAAGCTGAAGCCCGATGTCAACTTCTACATCACAAACCAGATCCAGAATCCAGTGGCACAGCTCTTCGCGCTTTGCATTGAGCAGTTGGACGGCTATAAGGCTCCGAGTAAGGAATCTTACAAGGCAATGTATGCACGGTTCATGGAGAAGCTCAAGGACGAGGAGGAGGCTACGCTAGCCACGCTGAAGAAGAAGGAGGATCAGTTGGATGCGATGATGTTCTTAGGATCGCCGATTCTGAACAAGATGGTGAAGGCTGCAGTCAGGGGACCGATGGATATGTTTGTCCGCAAGTAAGAGGCTTACGTATTCACGTCGTAAAGAATTCAATGAGCGAAATAGACGTCCTAGACGTCTTGAATTCAATGCTTGAGACAGAACGCGCATTCCTGCAAGCACTACGTTTTTTATCGACCGATCGAGAGAGTCTGGTTGCATTTCACCAGAGGAACACGGCTACAACACTGATGCTCCTGCGAATGTACATGGCTTCAGGTAATAACACCGCAACCTTTACAATTCCGATCACAGTCCCTGCCGGGTGGAATGATCCAATTGTTGTGCGTCCAACGGCTGCGCAGATTACGAGGGCTACCGCAATAACATCCGTTCCTCCGACAGACACAAACTGTTCAATCTGTCAGGAGTCCTTGATGGAGTCTGGAACTCGTATCACTCACTGTGGACACGTGTTTCACAACAACTGTATTGCAGAGTGGTTCACGCGGAGTGTGTTTTGCCCAATGTGTCGCCATGACATCCGAACAGTGGATCATCCCGCACCCACATCTTCTGACCCAATAAGTACGCCACCTCGGGCGAGCAATCCATTGGGCGAGTGGATGCCGGTAGGGTATCCGATTGACCATACTGAAGATACTGAAGAATCCGACGAACATCGTGCTTGAATCGTTTGGCAAGTTCTGTCACATCTTCTCTTGGAAATAGAACCTGTAGATCTGAGGGCTTTGGTGGAAAACATCTAACCAACTCTACCTGGTCCTTGTTCTTAACGATCCTTGGGACCTCGTTGCAAGTCATGATGACAGGAATCCGGCGTTCATCACCCGTCATCCACTCTGTTAGCTTTCGCTGTGCGTGAGGATCGGAGCCATCTACTTCATCTAAAATTAAACACATGGTTTTTTGATCTCCTCGAATGAGGGATGAAATCGTCCGTGTATACCGGCATGAATTAATTAAGTTGGATACGTCTTCGTGGCTTCGCATGGACTGGCTTGCGTTAATTTCTAACGGCTCCATTCCAGCTGAACGAACCGATGCAAGTGCCATGGTTGTTTTTCCTATTCCAGGCGGTCCGTGAAGAAGGAGAACCGACGTATAGGGTTTTGTGGTCAAATACTTAGAAAGCCGATCCTTGACGTCGGTATGTCCAACTACTTGATTGAGAAACTCAGGGCGTCGAGTTTCACTCCACATACTCCTTCTTCGTCTTTCCAGAGAAAATGCTTACTGCCCTGAAACACAATGGAGGCACCCCGACACGTGCTGAGGAGTTTATTCCGAGACACAAGTTTTCCACTTGTTGATCATCACCTTGCATCCTTCAACGCATTGTTGGAAACAAGTATTCCGACTCTCGTTAAGGTTTCAAATCCGTATCAACTTGAACTGTCAGACAAGCGATACATTCGTGTCTACATTGGTGGAAAGGATGGATCCAAGATTTCGTTTGAAGCCCCTGTGGACGAACACGGTGGACCGATTGTTCCCCATGCATGCCGTCTGGACAATACGAGCTACTCCCTGACATTCAAGGCCGATATTGAGCTTGAGTTTGTGTTCCCTGAGGGTAATCCGGAAACAAAGACATTTGAGAACATTGTCATTGGTCAGATTCCACTAATGCTTCGGAGCAAGAACTGCTACTTGACGGCGATGGACGGATACGAGGTAGGAGAGTGTAAGTATGAGCTTGGAGGATACTTTGTGATTGACGGCAAGGAACGTGTTCTTCTGACTCAGGAGCTTCTTGGAAATAACATGATGTATGCGGGGACCCGCAAGAAGTCAACCGTCAAAGATACAGAAGAAACAGGTCTTTCCACTGGATTTGGGTTTGAAGAGCCAAATGAGTACTATGTGGGTATCAAGTCGATGTCAGAGGATGGAAGTAAGGGTCCGTCGTCGCACTACCTGATTCTGCCTTCGCAGAACAAGTTTGAAGAAGATCCCAGGAAGGGTGGTGGTCCCCCTCACTTGGGTCGTGATCGCCGACTTTGCGTGATTCAGCTTCCTGGATTTCAACAGCCCGTTCCAATCTTTAGCGTATTTGCTGCTCTGGGTCTGACGTCGGATCGTGATGTTTACGAGACCATTTTTGCAGGGGTTCCGGATAAGGACCGACTTGCATACGACGATACCTTTGCTCAACTTGTCTTTAGTCACAAGCGCCACTTGAACAATCGGACAGATCTTGAAATCCTAGAGCAGAGCACAAAGCGCAAATACAAGTCCGAAGTGATTGAGAATATCTACTCGCTACTGTTTCCTCACGTAGCTACATCCGAGAATCCCGGCACTCTGTTCCGTCGTAAGGCCTACCTTCTAGGTCAGATGGTCAAGATGGCGATTGATGTGTCGCTTGAACGGACTCCACCTTCGGATCGTGATAATATTGAGTTCAAGCGTTTCAACACGTCCGGTGATCTGATGTTCCAAGAGTTTCGTCGTATCTACCGCGAGGTTGCCAAGGAGATGCTCCTAAAGATGGACTCGCGAATTCAGTATGAGAAGCAAGCATACGAGGGTCGTAAGCTCACAGGTCTGATTGAGCGAGAGACGGTGGGTGCCTATTGGAAGCAGTATCGGATGATGAACGAGTTTGTCAAGTCCTTCAAGGGACAATGGGGAGGTCGTGATGGAATTGCCCAGGAGTTGTCTCGTCTTTCCTATGTTGGCTATCTGTCTCAGCTTCGTCGCACAGCCCTGCAGATTGAGCCCTCCATGAACACCGCCCCTCCTCGTCGCTTGTATGCGTCTCAGTTTGGTCTGACATGCCCCACGGATTCGCCCGATGGATCCAGTATCGGTCACATCAAGTCTCTGGCAATTCTTGCAAAGGTGTCCACTGCATTCCCGACATCAATTGTGCGCAAGGCATTGTTTGATACGAAACTTGTTCGTCCTATTGAAGATGTTCACCCATCAGGTTGGATGCCGTTCTGGACCCGTGTGTATGTCAACTCGGATCTAGTGGGACTTTGCATCGGCGATACAGAAGAGCTCCATGTGAAGATGATGACTGCACGGCGCACCGGCGTGTTCCGGTATGACGTATCTCTTGCATGGAACCGACTTGCAAATGAGTACTGGATTACATGCGATGCAGGTCGTCCGGTTCGTCCTGTCTATCGTGAGGGTGTGGACATGGCCATGGTGTTGGCTGCAAAGGACTGGAAGGGACTGACTGCTTTAATGGACTTTGTGGATGCACGTGAATCAGGTGTCTCTCGCTTCTCTCTCACGCCGTTTGATAACAGGCTCCGGTCCGAGATTCACATGTCCTTTTGCATGTCGCCCATTGCAAACCTGGTTCCCTTTTCCGATCACAATCCGGGCACGCGTAATGCCTTTGCAATTGCTCAGCAGAAGCAGGCATGTTCGTGGTATCACACGAACTACACCAAGCGATTTGACACGATTGCAAGCACAACGGTCAATCCTCAGAAGCCGTTGTCCCACAACTGGATGTATCGTGAAATTATGGGTTCGGGTGGATGCATGCCGTATGGAGAGAACGTGATCGTAGCCTTCACAACCTACGGTGGACACAATCAGGAGGATTCCATGATTGTTAACAAGACCGCTTTGGAACGCGGAATGTTCAGGACTCACTACTTCCACTCATACGACATCAAGGAGTCTATCATTGATCCAAGCATTCCAACAAGCACCCTCTTTGCAAATCCTGTGAAGAATCCCAAGTATGCCGAATCTGTGAAGCGCAAGGAGGATGTCTCCTATGAAATGCTAGATGATGACGGAATCATTAAGCTCGGCTCTATCGTAGATGACAAGACCGTCTTGGTCGGTATTGTGACTCCGATCACAGATAAGGATGGTGGGGAAAAGGGCTGGCGTGATGCATCTGAGCTTCCCAAGCGTGGACAACATGGGCGTGTAGATGGCATTTATCGCTACTCAATGCCAGGTGGTTGGGAGGGACAAGGTGAAACTCGTAAGCAGATTTTTATCAATGGTGTCAAGATCCGAATTGTTGAGTCTAGGTCTCCGGTTCCTGGTGATAAGATGGCATCCCGTCATTCTCAGAAGGGCACCGTAGGACAGCTCATCCCCGAATACGATATGCCGTTCACACGAAAGGGTGTGCGTCCGGACATTATCTTCAACCCTCACGGTATCCCAACTCGTATGACCATCGGACAGTTTCTTGAGAGCACAAACGGTAAGATGGGTCTTAACCTTGGTGCCTTTGTAGATTCTACGCCATTCACAATGTCTCGTAGGGTGTCGGATCTGAAGCAGGCAATGATTGACAGGGGATTTGAACCACAGGGTCACGAAATTCTCTACAATGGAATGACAGGTGAAATGATGGAGGCTGATATTTTCATGGGTGTCATCTACTACCAACGCCTCAAGCACATGGTAGAGGACAAGATCAACTACCGTGCTACAGGTCCTAAGACACTGATGACTCACCAACCGGTCCACGGGCGTTCTCGTGGTGGCGGTCTTGCAATTGGTGAGATGGAGCGTGATGGAATGATTGCTCACGGAATGTCCAAGTTTCTACACGAGAGTTTTATGGATCGGTCGGACAAGGCTGAGATTCAGTTCAACCGGGAAGAGGGACGCCTGGATACAAGTGCTGATATTCTTGAAATGCCGTATGCAATGAGCGTATTTGTGAAAGAATTAGAATGCATGCATGTCAATGTCAAACTTCTCACAAAGGAAACCGAGTGATCGTCCAAAATGGATTTGAACCTTTCAAGACAGTAAACATCACCCCCTACGATACAATGTCTTCTTCTAAGTTCACTACCATGGCAAACGAGCGCTACCCGATTAATGAGATGATGAGTGTTGAGAACCGTCGCAACCAGATGAAATGGCGCGAGGTGTATGTCCAGCGACTGGAGCAGTGTAAGCTCCATCCCGCATATCATGCACGCCTTCCTGGTGGAGACACCTATAACTGTGATTCTGTTCCTCTGATGGAGGACGATACCAAGGGATGGACCACTGTCAAGCGCAAGGTGCATGTCAAGAAGGTCTGGACCAATGAGGAGCTCGATGAGGAGGCCGACCTCAATAACTGGGACTATGTTGAGCACTACGGTCGTGCAACCTATGCTAACCATGGGCCAACGTTTGAGCACAACGGAGCTCTGTTCGATATCGGCTCTCGCTTCTAAAACTTACACATAAAAAGCACAAACCATACGGTGCTATAGTCTAGTGGTCAGGACAAGAGGCTTTGAACCTCTGAACCTCGGTTCGATCCCGAGTAGCACCACCAACCGATATGGTCTAGTGGTTAGGATAGGGCTCTTTCACAGCCTTGGCTCGGGTTCGACTCCCGATATCGGTAAACTAATTTTTAAATGCGATACTAGCTCAGTGGTAGAGCATGGTCCTTATGAGGCCGTGGTCGTGGGTTCAATCCCCACGTGTCGCACCAAATCGCATTAGCTCAGTTGGTAGAGCATAGAGCTTTTAACTCTGTAGTCGCGGGTTCAAGCCCCGCATGCGGTAACTCCCTTTTAGATCGGTCAAAATAGATCGTCTAAAACGGATTTGATGAGTTTAAGAGTATGAATAGTGGGCGGATAACGAATAAAATGGCACTCCCTACTCTCTACTGCAAGTCAAAGACTGGAAAGACGCAAGTGTGGAACATCGAAGTGATTGGAGCGAAGATCCGAGTGTCCTATGGATACGAGGGTGGAGCAGTGACCGTCAATGAGAAGACGATCACAGCTGGGAAGAATCTGGGAAAGAAGAACGCCACGACGGCTGCTGAGCAGGCAGCATTGGAGGCGAAGTCCACGTGGGACAAGAAGAAGACCGGGGGATATGCGGAGTCCCTCGATGATGCGCAGGTGCCGGCAGTTGCCTCTGACGGTGCCATGGCCGCACACGAGGTGATCCTGCCGATGCTGGCGCACGATTACCACAAGCGTGGCAAGGACATCAAGTTCCCCTGCTTCGTGCAGGCAAAGCTGGATGGTGTGCGGTGCATCTTCCGCAATGGCGTGCTGACGAGCCGTCAGGGTAAGGTGTTTCCGGACATGGAGCACATCACCGCTGACCTCGAGGGCGTCGAGCTGGTGCTGGACGGTGAGCTCTATTCGGACACGCTGAACTTTCAGCAGTTCGTCGGACTCGTCCGCAAGAAGAAGCATAACGCTGCAGAGAAGGTGCTTCTGCGCCAGGTGAAGTACTGGGTATACGACTGTGTGAATGACAGGCCGTTCGCTGATCGCTTCGAGACACTCAGGACCATGTTCCACGGTGCACGGGCGTTCGAGCACGTCGAGAGGCTTCCAACGGAGGTCTGTCAGACCAAGGATGAGCTGAAGGGCTTCCACGATCGCTACGTAGCGGACGGCAAGGAAGGACTCATCATCCGCAACTCGGCCGGGCTCTACCAGCTTGCGGCTCGCTCCAAGGACTTGCAGAAGTATAAGGAGTTTGAGGATGCCGAGTTCACGGTCGTGGAGTTCACGGATGGCGTAGGCTCGGAGAAGGGGCTTGTTATCTGGGTCTGCGAGACCGATGACAAGAAGAAGTTCAGCGTGCGCCCCCGCGGAACTCATGAGGAGCGAACGGAGCTCTTTGATGACGCCGAGTCATATGTCGGCAAGAAGCTCACGGTGCGATACCAGGAGCTCACAGAGGACGGAATCCCGCGATTCCCAGTCGGTATTGCCTTCCGCGACTACGAGTAGGAACACGGTGGACCAAAACGAAAACAATTTTTAACTTTTACCCGCTTAAAGGTAAGGATGGTTGATATAGTAGTGAAGATGTCTGACCATATGTATGTAACAAAGCGCAACGGAACAAAGGTGCCTGTTTCCTTTAATGAGGTGTTGACTAGAATCCAGCGCCTTGCAGAAGGACTTGCACATGTGAACCCTGATTTGGTGGCACAGAAGGTCTGCAATCAAATTCAGGACGGGATTAAGACATCTGAGCTAGATGAGTTTGCTGCCGAGACATGTGCGATGATGCAGGCTCGCTACCATCCGAATTATGGTAAGCTGGCTGCGCGTATCCTGATTGATAATCACCAGAAGTTGACAAATTCATCCTTGTTCAATGTGGTGGATCACCTATACAACGAGGGGCTTGCATCCTATGAGTACTGGCGGTCTGCAGATGACTATCCCAATGAGTATCAGGCGATGATTGATTTTTCTCGCGATTCTATGTTTGACTATTTTGGATTCAAGACCCTACAGAAGGGCTATATGCTTCCAGGTGAGCGTCCCCAGCATATGTGGATGCGCGTGGCAATCCAGCTTCATGGTGATGACTTTCCTCGTGTGAAGGAGACCTATGATGCTCTGTCGCAGGGATACTTCATTCACGCCACGCCTACCTTGTTCAACTCGGGCACTAAGCATCCACAGTTGAGTTCGTGCTTTCTGGTGCACATGCAGGATGACTCCATTAAGGGTATTTATGATACGCTGGGTGAGTGCGCGCAGATCTCCAAGTGGGCTGGCGGAATTGGTCTGTCTGTTCACAATGTTCGCGCGCGTGATGCAATCATTAAGGGAACCAATGGTAAGTCCACGGGTCTGACGCCGATGCTCAAGGTCTTCAACGACACAGCCAAGTATGTGAACCAGGGTGGCAAGCGTAACGGATCGTTTGCGATCTATCTGGAGCCGTGGCACGCCGATATTGAGGAGTTCCTGCGTCTGAAGCTGAACACGGGTGGTGACGATGAGCGGGCTCGTGATCTGTTCTACGGTCTGTGGATCTGCGACCTCTTTATGCAACGTGTAGAGCAGGATGCCTATTGGTCCTTGTTTAGCCCGGATACGTGCCCTGGGCTCTCAGATTGCTGGGGCGATGAGTTCGTTGAGCTGTATTGTGGCTATGAGCGCAAGAACCTCGCAGTCAAGGAGATCCCCGCCAAGAAGTTATGGCAGATGATAGTAGATGCCCAGATTCAGACTGGTGGTCCGTATCTGCTGTATAAGGACGCGTGTAATGCCAAGTCCAATCAACAGCACCTTGGAACCATCAAGTCCTCCAACTTGTGCACCGAGATCATTGAGTTCACCTCCCCAGAGGAGACGGCGGTCTGCAACCTCGGGTCTCTGGCTCTCCCCAAGTTCGTCAAGGACGGGGTCTTTGACTTTGAGGCGCTTCGCAAGTATACTGCCATCCTCGCTCGGAACCTGGATATTGTCATTGACAAGACCTATTACCCAACCGAAAAGTGTAAGCGGTCTAACCTTCGCCATCGGCCCATCGGAATCGGCATTCAGGGACTCGCAGATGTCTTTGCGATGCTCCGACTGCCCTGGTCGTCCGAGGGTGCTACGAGGCTGAACCAGGAGATCTTCGAGAACATCTACTTTGCTGCTGCAACTACGAGCATGCAGGGTGCAACTCGTGAGGAGTGGCGCGGGATCTCATTGACTGGTCATAATTCTCACCTTTCGTTCGAGGGGTCGCCAATCAGCGAGGGTAAGATGCAACCTGATCTGTGGGATGTCAAGCCGATCACGGACTATTTGAACTGGGATGGACTGCGTAAGTTGTGCAAGGGTGGTATGCGCAACTCTCTTCTGGTTGCCCCCATGCCCACTGCATCCACTTCTCAGATCTTGGGCAACAATGAGTGCTTTGAGCCATTCACATCCAACCTATATTCTCGTCGCGTTCTGTCGGGCGAGTTTATGGTTGTGAACAAGTATCTTGTTGAGGACCTTGTTGGGTTGGGTCTGTGGACATCAGAGATTCGGACAGCGATCATTGCAAACAACGGATCGATTCAGACAATGCTTGAGCTTCCAGCTGAGATCCGCGAGTTGTATAAGACGGTCTGGGAGATTCCCATGAAGACTCTTATCAATATGGCTCGTGATCGCGCCCCGTTCATTTGCCAATCCCAATCTCTGAATCTGTTCCTCGCCGAGCCCACTCCGTCCAAGGTGTCGTCCATGCACTTTTATGCATGGAAGGCAGGACTGAAAACTGGGTGCTATTATCTGCGCACGAAGGCAGCTGCCAAGGCCCAGCAATTTACTGTCGAGCCCCCCGCGTGTATTTCGTGCTCGGCGTAAAATTGTATCGGCCTTAGAACAAACAAATGTCTGCCCCTACTGCCACAGTCGTCGCTCCGTCTGGATCCCACGGTACTGCCATGCCCACAACGGGCGGTGGTGCGATCATCTCCCCCGCCAATGTTGGTGGCCGTCGCCGCCGCATGACCAAGAAGATGAAGAAGATGCTCAAGTCGCTCAAGAAGATGGGCGGTGATGAGATGGAGGCTGCGGTTGATCCCGTTGCCCCTGCTGCCGAGGAGATGGGTGGCCGTCGCCGGCGTTCCCGCAAGAGCCGTCGCTCGCGCAAGAGCCGTCGCGGTTTCTTCGCTTAAAGACTTGCACCAATCTCAGATACCAACGTAAACAACTCATCCGAAAACCCATAATGACATCCATTAGGCTCAGCCATCGGGGGAGCCTTACGCGATGACGTATTCTGCTTATGGATCAAACTCACAATCACATCCTGGGGAGACAACTCCCGACACATTTGCTCGCGACCGCGAACGAATGCGCCACCCTCAGCAATTTGCTGATCAGGAAATCCACCTGCCTTCCAAAAGTCTCTTGTGAAACACAGCGTAGCCTCAGACACTCGATCGCACATCGGGAGTTTGATCGGAGGAACGTTCATGAAGGACTTAGTTTCATGAATATTATAACACGGAATCACCGTTGAGAAGAGACACTCCTTACGGGGTTCAGCTAGCATATGAGCGACGCGTGCAAGAATGCTATTGCTTGGATATACATCGTCATCGTCCATCATCACAAGGATGTCGTGAGATGCATGTTCAACTGCAAGGTTTCGCTTAGAACCAATGTTCATCTTTTCGTCTACGAGCACATACTTGACATTCGGAACCTCCGATACAAGATCCTTAATCTGATCCTTGCCATCGTCCACAATGACCCATTCAATTTTTTCAGCAGGGTATGTTTGTGCAATCAGTCCATATTTCACAAGTGGAATGAATGGGCGACGATCGTGAGTCAGGGTGATCACTGAAATGTTGGGAAGATCGGCTTCCTTAGGAAGTCTCTTCTCAAGGGAATATGTCTCAAGATCAGCAGTCACAGCCTTGATTGCAGTCTCGATAGCAACCAAGAACGTCTGATGGCGATTCTCATATCTATCGCGATTTGCACGACTATCTGTCCGCTTCTGGTGATGGTTCATACCTACATACATTGCAAGGGCGTCCACAATCGAGCCAATCTCAACATCCTCAAGGACACCCACGCATTCGGGATGCGGAACAGACTTGGAACTCGACACCCATAGTGCCTTGTGTGTTAGCTCACGAAGAGCCTCAATCGGGCTAAGAAGAAGGATACACTCTGCAGACATACCTTCATTGACCGCGTGGCAGAATCCCTCCGCAGCCGACGTGCAGATGAGGAGACCACACTCTGCCATCATAGCGTCATACTCCTTCTCGGAGACACGACTATTGTGAACCACAAACTTATCTGCAACTGACTCTGGGATATTGGGAACCTGGAGATCATAGTATACCAAGTCCACCACGGGAAGCTTAAAGTAAAGCTCTGAGTTCGTCTGCTGAATGCGCATATATGCTTGAACAATCGGCTTTGGATGTCTCCAGATGTTCTTGCCAACCGGAACCAGTGCGCGGTTATAGTCCTTCTTCTCAGGAACTGTCTTATCAACCGATGTCCAGTTGATGTATCGAACATTGCCCCACTCTGCAAAGAGCTTCTCAGCGTCACGGGTCTTCACCCAGATCTCATCTACCATCTTACCATAGGGCTCCCATGCCTTCTGTGTCCACTCGGGATTGGGGATCCAGATATTCTTTGCAGCATAGTGAAACAGTGCAGGATTGATAGACTCCACAAAGAAGTTGATCTCAGCCTCCTCGCACTGTGGATGAAAATGAGGAACGTGACGAATAAGCGTCTCCTTCCCCAGTGTGTGATAAACCATACCATGAAGAATATGGATGTCCTGAGCCAGTCCCAGGGAGTTTGTATTTCCAATAATATTCACCCGCATTTCTCTTCTTAGATGTTGCGTTTTGTAAATCTCTTAATTGAACGGCGCTTGCATGTGCGAGGCCAGCGTCCATCGACGAGCCGTTTCCAGGATGGCACATCACGAGGAGCACATTTTGTAAATGTCACAGGGCGATCACGGAACCACGTGAAGTCGCCGATTGCAAGATATGAAGCTGTAGGAACTGTCGAAATACTGTCTTCATATTTTTTGCTCAGTTCAACACATCGTGCAAGCATCTCAGCACTTCCAAAGCAATAGGTCTTGGACAGGGGATCCGTGCAATATGCCCGATCGTCCACTTCATACTTGATGCCATTCCATGCGTAGTTATCGATGGGCCGGAACAGTCCGAGACTAGGATCCCATATAAACCAACGTCCTTCTTGAAGGAACACGCGGTGATTAAACCGAGTAAGCATTACTTAGTTCAGAAAAAGCTTTTGAGCTCTCCTGTCCGCGTTCCGTAGATATTCGTCATCACGGGGCGCTCAATGGGAGCAGGGAAATCCTCAATGTCCTTGCGGTAGTACTTGTAGGCCTCAATCTCTATAAGAATGTTGTTCGCCGAATAACCGATGACACGGTTGTTCAGGAGCTCAAGTTCCTCGGCCACGCGCGACGGGTCATTCTGAGCATACTGCAGGTAATACGAGCGCATGATCGTCTTAAGATCGGCATCGTTCTGGCGATCGATGATATAGCGTTTGGCACCGCTCATCTGCAGAACGGCAGCCGCGATGGCTCCCTGAAGATTCTCAAGGTTGTCCTCACTAAAGAAGACACTGTTTAAGGGCGTAGCCTCGTGGCGATACTGCATCTGCTCGGCAACTCGGGTCGGGATAACATACGGCTCCTGCGCTGTCAATGTAAACGGAGGCAGAGTGGACTTCTCTTCGTCTCCACTGAGCGGGAGGCGACCCGTGTGCTTAGGAGCATTCGGAATCGCAGTCTGGGTATAGAAATCGGACAGCTCTCCAGTGTGGTAATTTGCAAAAGACGATGCCATTGCTTTGTTATAAGACAATCTTTCCTCCAATTGCTCCTGTGTCCGGCTGTTGGATTTCCAGCTCAAGTGTATAGACCGGCTGAAGACTTGCATTCATAAACTCAAGATTCGAACCAACGAGTGAGTTTGGCTCAAGAATGGTAAACGTTCCACTGTCAATTGAATTCGGAAATGATGGAGTCACAGATCCTTCAGCTCCCACTACAAAAAAGTTGGGAATAACGAATCCGTTAAAGGATGACACGTAGGGCAGGGTTCGTGCAACTGTTCGGGGGACGAATACACCAGTATCTGGATTTTCAACATAGTCTAGAAGAGCAAGGACAGGGAAGGTTCCGACTAACAGCTGTTCGATAAACTTCCGCTTATCAGAATTTTGCACGGCGAGGTATTGAGACTTCAACATGTTTGAGATCGTAGCAGGGTAGAACACAACACGATCGCCGATACGCATCTCATTACCACTGAAGTAGCTAAAGTTGGCTGTAAAGCATTTGATATACATTTGGTTTGAGTCTGTCTGCATCAGAGAGACTGCAAGTGTATCGTTGTGAATGAAGACGTTACCAATTGGATCTGACACGCTGACCTGAATGCGTTGAAGGTTTGTGATTGGACTCTGGAGGCGCAGGGCTTCTTCACCCCACGGCTCGTAGTCAAACTGTTGAACACCAAGTGAGTTTGACGTGAATGTGATCTGCTGACGCTGACGCTGGGTCATAACCGAGAACGATCGGCGAGTCGGTTCGTTTCCACCCACATATTGCCCAAAGTATTCATTGAGATATAGCATCAGATACGGGTATGTGGCAAAGGTGGAGAAGGATGTATTGGGAAGTGTATTCTGAATGAGCGTTGAAATATCGGATCCGGCACCTGTAGGGATGATCGGTAAGCTTAAGAACTGACGCTGAGGCATGACGGCGCGGACAAGACGAACTGCAGATACATTACAGGGTGTAAAGACACTTCCAAACCCAGATCCCGACGGCTGAACATTATACCCTGTATCGTAACCAATGAAGTTGCCATTTGGAACACTCGAGTTATAAGGTGGATAGGAGACGTTTGAAAAGCTCCACCCAAGTGTATTCGGAATACCCGGTATCGGTGCAGGAAGCGCAGCTTGCTCAGTGGCAAATGTTGGCACGAATGGATTATTTGAGTAGACCGGTGGATTACTCGCCTGTGTTGACTGTAGCCCAAATGTGAATGTGAGATTGGAAAAAGGATTTGGCTGCTTAACAAAGTCGCGCTGCGAAGTGTCGATTACAATGTATCGCTTTACGGCCACTGTGTTCGGTGATGCCTGAACGATAGCCGAATCTGAATGTGACCCAACAATCTGATCCGTATACGAGACAGACGGAACATCCTCTTTGGGACCCGATGAAAAAGGTTCAATTCGTGAATAACTCCGTGTTTGTTGCATCTGGATCCGAGGATCATAGCTGTAGACATTTTGGGAAGCCCTGTCCTGTTGAATCAGTAAGTCTAAGTAATTGCTCATACTCTACTTATTATACCTGCTCTAAATCTGCGAGCCACAACTTCTCCGCGTTCGTATTCTTCAGCCTGGTGATCTCTGCCAACAAGTCCTCCATGTCCTTCTCATGCTTGGCTACCTTCTCCGATGTGAAGGCTGACACCGGAAGGCGCATAATGTAGTCGTAGCTTCCGTCAATGTGCTGATACTCGTGCTCGCCCAGGATGTCATCGCACTCCTTCAGACTCTTCTTCTTGAGGTTGACCTCGGGCTCATCCTGGATCTGATCGCGGATGAACCGGACCACGTTCTTGTGGTAGGGGAGCTTCTCGTTCAGCACCTTAATCTGGTGCGCCCGACGCGTCTCGTAGAGGTTGAGCCGGACAGTCCAGAACTCACATAGAATATCGGTCAATGTCTCATACTTCGTGATGACACCCTGCGAATTGAAGGCGTGCATATTCGTCGTGCGAACCTTCTCGGTGAGCGACTTTACCAATGCCTTCTCCTCAATCCCCTTGATCCGGATGTTGATCTGCTGATCCGTGGACGTGTCGCTAAAGTCCTTGATACGACCCTCAGCAAGCTCCTTCTCCAGCCACTCACGGTAGTCAGCAGTCCAGGTGCCAGGTGGGAGCTCAGTCACCACGAACTCGTCCTTCTCCTTCTTGAAGACACCAACGACACCCTCCTCGGTGTAGGTGCCCTTGAACCCCTCAAAGTATGGCACGAGCTGTGGATCGCTCCTCAGCGGATGCCCCGCTGTGATCTTAGAGATCAACTTCTTCTTGATGACCTTCGGGTCACACGGCGGGATGTAGGTAGAATACCCAGTGCCAATGCCACGCGATCCGTTGACCAGGAGCATCGGCAGAACCGGTGCATACCACTCGGGCTCGACCGGTAGTCCGTCGTCGTCGCGATACTTCAGCACTGCAAAGTCCTCTTCGGGCACCAGCTTGCGAACACGAGGCTGGAGATAGGTGTGAATATAACGGGGCGACGCTGCATCCTTACCACCCTGAATACGGGTCCCGAACTGTCCCTGAGGAACCAGCCATGGGATATTGTTGGATCCCATGAAGTCCTGTGCCATGCCCACGATGGTCTCGTTCAGCGAGGCCTCACCGTGGTGATATCCTGTGTGCTCCGACACGTATCCTGCGAACTGTGCCACACGGATCTCCTGTGTCAGATTACGCTTGAACGCCGCATACAGGATCTTACGCTGTGACGTCTTGAGACCATCCATCACGCTCGGAATTGAACGCTCCAGATTATAGTAGCTGAAGTGGATGAGATCCTTGTGGATAAAGTCATCATACGGAACCCGATTGCCCGTCGGAACCAGCGCTGTGCGATCGTAGCCCTTCAGCCACTCCTTGCGGTCATCAGCCCTCTGCTTATTGAAGGCCAGGTCAATGGACTTATCAGCCTTGTCGTCGTAGTCAAAGCGAACCGCATTCACCTTGCTGAAGTAATCCTTTGCCTCATCACGAGTCGAGGTACCCAGTCCCTTGTAGTACTTCACCTTCCAGCCCTTCGATCCCTCACCCGCACGCCACTGCTCATACTCGTATTGAGAGTAGAATACACGGGTCTCCTTACCCTTGTTCGCCTTGACGATCGGCGTCGCCATGTAGGTCAGAAACCCCGGGATCGCAATCAGCTCGTGCCAGAGCTCGTGGAAGAGATTGATCAGCAGACCACGAATGTGGCTACCGTCCAGATCCTGATCCGTCATAATCATAATAGACCCGTAGCGCAGGTCCTTCACGTCCGTATACTTCTTGCCCGAGGTAAGACCGATGATCTTCTTTAGCTCGGCAATCTCCTTGGTGTGCTCCACCTTGGCGTCGGACGTGTCCTTCACATTCAGCACCTTACCCTTGAGCGGATAGACACCGAAGAGCTTCCTCTGCTCCTGACTCAGACCACTCAGCGCCATCGCCTTGGCTGAGTCTCCCTCTGTCAGGATGAGCGTGCACTTAGCAGAATCCTTTGTGCCCGCCATCACCGCATCGTCCAGCTTGGGAATGCCTGTGATTCTGGACTGCTTCTTGCCGTCCGTCTTGCTGTTGTCCTTAGCATCCTTCGCCGACTGCGCCTCCAGGATCTTCGGCACGATCGCCAGCTTGGTCACGATCTTCTTGAGCGTGTCGTCCGACAGCTTGAAGCTGGAGCCGAAGGCGCTTGACTTGGTCGTCAGTGTCTCCTTGGTCTGAGACGTGAAGCTCGGGTTCTCAATCATGGAGGTCACGAAGACAGCCAGATTGTCACGCACCATACCCGGCTTGACCTTCACCTTCTTCTTCGTCTCCAGGTACTCCACGATGTGATTCACCACCTGATTGGTGATGCCATCCACATGCGTGCCACCCTTGGATGTCCAGATGCCATTGACAAAGGACATGCTGAACTGCTTGTCCACCGGGCTGTCAGCAATCGCAATGTGCCAGCGCTCATTCGGGGTCTCGTAGATCACCGGATCACAGCCGAATGCCTTGGCATACTCGGTCAGATTCTTACACTTTACCGCAGTGCCATTCCATGTCACCTTGACCTCCTTGCCCAGGGTCATCGCCAGATCCCAGACACGGCGCTCAATCAGCCGAATCATTCCATCATCGATGCTCTCCATTCCAAATCGCTTGAAGTCGGGTGTCCAAATCACCTGAACACTTGATTTACCCTTGTTTGCCAGCACGATCGGCTTCTCTACCTCTGTCATATTCTTGCGGAATGTCTGTTTATACTTCAGTCCGCGTGGCTGATCCACTACGTTAACAACCATCTCATTTGCAAAGATGTTCACTAGCTTCACACCATATCCGTTCTTACCACCCACAAGCTTCTTCTCATTCTTGTCGTAGTTTGTGCTCGTCAACAGTTCACCAAAGATCATCTGTGGAATCCAGGTCTTGTGCTCCGGATGCTCTGCAACATCAATCGGCTCACCATCATTCTTGATACTGAAGAGCGTTGCTCCACAGTCAATCTCGATGGATTTGACTGGGTTTGTTGACTGGCGACTGCGAAGACGCACAACTTGATCGTGAGCATTGACCAGGAGCTCGTCAATCAGCTTGTAGAAACCAGGATTCACAGGGATGGTTGTTGCCTTGAATGTCTCGTCCTCCCTCAAGAACACCTCCTCAGAGGCGGTCGTCACACTACCAATGTAGGTGTCGGGGAGGTCCAGAATATGCTCGCGGTGCGTCTTGCGTTGATAGGCTGTGGAAAGGTCGGTCATTTTTCTCGTGGGTAAGGTTCTGTATCTTAAGATTTTAACTTCCGTTTTACATAAGAATGGCCACAGGACCTCAAGGACATACAGGAACAACTGGACGGAAAGGACTTCAAGGAACTCCGTATGGGGCGCCTGGAACAACGTTTTATAGCACTACGGGACGTGTGGATGTAACTGACGCCAGCGGCGGCGCGATCACTATCCCGCTCACAAATGCAGGTGGTCTTTACACTATTCAGACTGCTGGACAACCATCATTTAGGTTTCCATCTGATCTTACTAGCGGTGAGTATGGAACATTCTGGACAATTACAAATGGATATATATCGATGGAACAAAGGATCATTATTAGCGAGGGAATATTTAAGCTTACAATACCCGGATCCGTATTAACATGTCCGCAAGGTGAAAATCCACAGCCATCCATCGACTTGGGACTCGCTCCAGGGCAATCAATTACATTTGTATTTTTTGCTGGTTCGGGAGCTACCGCGGAATATATTGCTTTCTGATAAATGGCGGCTCCAACAGGAATCACCGGAATGACAGGATTGCAAGGGCTTCGTGGATTACAGGGTCCTCCGAGGTATGCATTTCGGGGTCCGCCATTTGGATATACAAGTGCACGGATTACGACTTCAACCCCGACTGGCGATACTGGTAAAATATATTTGACACCCCAGAATCTTGGAACTTGGTATAATCTTACAGCCGACGCAGTCGGTAATGGAAATCCCGCTCCACTAACGATCTACCTCCCCGGCTACGACCCGATCTACGGCGTGGGTCCTACGGGGACAATCTCATCTGCAATCGGACGAACTACACACATCACCTATACGACAACCACCCCCGTTGCAGACCTTGGACTCCGGGCAAATGCACTTATTACGATTACAGGAACTCTTAATAATCCAACCAATGTAATTCCCACGGGTCAAGTGAGGATTCTTCCTGCTCCAACAGGTCCAACGGGTTCTACGTTTTCCGTAGCTGCAACTACAAACACAAGTTCATCTTCAAGTGGAGCTGGTGCTGTTCAAGAATCCACTGCAGTGGAGACCACTAACGAGGCATTCCCAACACCCGAACAGGCGGGTAATTTTTGGCTTTTCAAAAATAACGATGACAAGGACATGTCAATTACATTTGAAAATGGAGTCGTCACATACGATGGCAACGATCTCACGACGTCGCTGACACTTGAAAGAAGTCATAAGATGACTGTGTTATACACCGGAAGTAACTTTATTGTTCTTTAATAAATGGCAACTGGAATCCAAGGTCCTCAAGGATTTAAAGGTGCACGAGGAGTCCAAGGTGCAACGGGGTGGGGGGCTATAGGAAATGAAACGGGTCCCACGGGTCCTACGGGTCCTATAGGTTACTTCCAGTATCTGGATACTAAACAAGCAGAGGGAACCCTTGAATTGTCCGGAAGTACGGTATCAACCCTCTACCGAGTAACAACTGGCGTTCAGGGCACGATTCTCTTAAGCCTAGATACCACTGTTCCAGTAGGTGGATTTTATGTGTTCACTAACCAAAGCACCCAGTCCTGTGTTTTTAGTGCCACCGGACCGACTCCAGGTTTTTCAAATATAGATGGAGCATCTCAACTGGTGCTCCCAGTAAAAAAATCAGTTATGCTTATAAGTCGAGGGGCGACTGGGTTTGCATCAAGCTATCTCTATTCTGGAGTTGGAAGCACTGGATTTGTAACCGGCTTTTAATGACACTTTCACTCAATCCACCTTAAGAAACTAATGCCTCCGAGAAAACAACTTCTTGAAGCCCCTGTGATTTTCTCACTGAGACTTCCAGTTGAAGAAGACCTGCCTGTTCCTGCGGGAAGCACACCTAGCTATGTGGACATTTCACAGGCTACTGTGTCTGAGCCCTCAACCCTGACCAACTATGCCGAAATTCTGTCCACCGTGGAGACCTCCAGAGTAGCTGAACGTTTCAATACCGATACTATGAAGGATATCCTGATCCGCACAAAGTGTGCAGCCTATGGACCAACAACATCCTGCCTGTGGTGCTGTCATCCGTTTCCATGGAAGGCATCTCTGCTTCCTGTGAGCTACGATGCTTACGAGAATATGTATGCATGTGAGGGACACTACTGTTCCCCTGAGTGTGCCCTGGCGTATCTGTATGGCGATGTATCCTTATCCGATGTTGTGCGCTGGACCCGCCATGCACTCCTGTCCGATCTATACCGAACGCTCTATGTCAACAAGACCCTGACGCCTGCACCGCATCGCCACATGCTTCGGATGTTTGGGGGTCCTCTGGACATTGAGCAGTTTCGGGAGTATGTAGCCAACAGTGAGGATATGATCGCCGTTCAACTGCCCCCTCTTCGCCTTCATGTGCCGACCATGAATGTCCAAGGACCGATCCGCGATGTCAAGAAGTTTGTGAGTCTCTCACAGGATACAGTAGACAAGGCATCGAAGGAACTCCGGCTCCGCAGGTCGAAGCCCGTGCATCAAACGGGTGCTACGTTAGACAAGTGCATTACATCGTATGGCGTCATATAAAGGATGCAGTTCAATGAGCTGATCAAGACGCAGATGATGCTTCAGATGCCATCCACCAAAAATCCTCTTCTCAACATGCTGGCGCTCAATGGATTTGAGATTGCAGTTAAGACCTTTCCTACGTGGTCGGCGTGGGCATCAGCAATGTGTTGCCGTCGTCGTAAGCCCGGTCAGTCGGTTGAAGTTCCCCAGTCAGCTATGAAGACTCCACGTGCTTCCATTACGTGCGAGCGTGGAACCACGACACAGACCAATGCGAACCGCACAACACCGGCAACGATCTATTCCAGCCGTATGGATGCAGTGGTCTTTTTCGTAACGACCCTTCCTGCCATGAAGAGCCTACTAGGTGTCACGAATCACGACTATCTCCCTAACGAATTTGAGCCCGTCTGTCTGGACAATGATGTGTATTTTGAGCTCATGGATCTCAAGGTCACAGACGGTGCCCCTGAGGTCATCAAGTTCAAGCTTTATTGCTACGAACATGATGTCCAGCACCTCCAGACCTTTGTGGATACCTGCAACACCGACTACGAGCGCAGGATGGCAAATAAGCTGGGTGCTCACCGATACTACTTTGACCAAATGGTTCAGACCAAGACGAAGGGATCGATTCAGAATCCTCTTCCGTCCACTCACCTCGTGTATACCAAGACTAAGTTTGTGACCACCCGCACATTTGAGAATGTATTTTTTGATCAGCGTAAACAGGTCAGGGATCGTGTCAAGTTCTTCTTGGAACATCGCGACTGGTATGAGAAGAAGGGAATTCCGTATACGCTAGGCTTCATGTTTCACGGTCCTCCCGGAACCGGTAAGACGTCAAGCATCAAGGCAATCGCGAATGCCGGTCGTAGGCACATCATTAACATTCAGCTTTCCGAGATCAAGACTAAGCAACAGCTTCAGCACCTCTTCTTCAATGATGAGATTCACGTCTTTAACGGTGCCAATACGGAGAAGTACATCATCCCGGTTGCTGAGCGCCTCTATGTGATTGAGGACATTGATGCGATGGGCGATGTGGTTCTTCGCCGTGAGTGGAAGAAGCCTGTTGTGGAAGAGAAGAAGAAAGAGGACGACATGTTTGATCGCAAGGAAGAGAAGGACACGTTTGACTTGTCATTTCTGCTCAACCTCCTAGACGGAACACTGGAAGCCAATGGTCGTATTATTGCCTTTTCCTCTAACTATCCTGAACGTATTGACAAGGCCCTGATTCGTCCGGGTCGTGTCGACATGATTGTTCATTTCAAGAATTGCACTCGTGCGGTATTAAAGGAGATGGTGGATTCATTCTACGAGCAGGACATCACGATTCCCGACGATCCAACGTTGGATGGTAAGTGGTCGCCTGCAGAAGCCGTTCGGATTCTCTTCCAGAACTTTGGAGATCCGGAGGCGGCCGTAGCCGAACTGGTGTCCTTGAATCCTAAGGGTCTCTATGGAATTGAGGAATCAGATACACCGCTTATGGATATCCAGTAGCAGGATGATATAGCCCCAAATGGAGGACTTGTTCTGATCCGACAGGGTGGTCCAGTAGCCCTTGAGCTTTTGAATAACCTGCTCCATCGTGTTATCCGGCTCCAGCGAGTCAAAGCTGTGATTCATAAAGAAACCGTCATCTCGCTTACGAATCACCTCCTCATATGGGAGCACGTGCCTGCCAAACTCCGAGACGACCAGTCCGGGGTTCATTCTCTGCACGAGGTATACAGCATCATCATACATCTTAAAGTCTTCATCATTCGGGAACACCTTCGTCAGCTGACCCATGAACTCGTGGAACTGGGTGAAGAAGGCGTCCATAAAGATCTTCTTGGACATTCTACTTTATACTTTGGTAGAATGTGTAAGCTTACTGACGCACGGGACCGGCGAACTCGGCATCACGTTGCTTCTGCATCTGTTCCATCCTGGAAGCAAGATCATTGTTGCGCCCGGCCTTATCACCGTCATAGCTCTGCTTGGTCTCCGGCTCGGGCTTGGGTGGTGTATACTGGGTATTTCCAATGTATGTATAGTGAAGCTCGTCAGCAATGAACTTCTCAGGGGCTCCCCAATCCGAATACGAATCCGAGAATCCCATGGACGAAGCAAAGGACCACTCTTGGATACCCTCATTTCCACCTTGAGCACTCAGCTTAGATCCAGTCGGCTGTTGAGCGGCGACCTGGGGTTGCTGTTGAGTGGGAACCTCGCGACGAGATGTTACAGGCTTGGCAATATATGCGTAGATGTCCTTTCCAATATACACATCCTTCGTCTCCGGATTGTAGAGAGTGGGAACGCTCTTCAGGAACGGCGGGAGCTCATTCCTTTGCTTTCCATCAATCGCAAACATACGGCAGAGATTCTCCTTCTTGAGACCCTTGAGCGTCTGGATAATCTGCTGGGAATGAGAACACCGCGTGCTGTAAAACAAAATCGGTTGGTTATTCATCTCGTTGCTGGTTCTCCTGAAAAAAACGGATAGGTAATAACGAAACAACTAATAGATACAATGGAGTCCTTTAATATTTCTCTCAATGGATACCGCCTGGATACCGAGTTTAAGAATGTGCCGATCTCGTTTGTGAATGGGCTTCGTCGCATCCTGCTTGCAGAGATCCCGACGGTTGTGATTCGCGATGTTCAGATTCTTGATAACTCAACTAAGATGATTCATGAGATGCTCAAGCACCGGGTGGAGATGCTTCCAATCAATGTTAGGCCCGAGGAGGCTGCTGTGATTCGGGATACGCGAATTGAACTGAGGTATCTGCCTCCCGCCACGCCGGACCTGACTCGCAAGAGTGCAGTTGAGATCACAACCGATGACTTCGCAGTTCAGGGTCCTCGTAAAGATGTGTTCCTCAAGGATCGTGATCTGGGCGCCCCGCTCTTCTTCATGAATCTTCAACCAAGCGAGTCTATTCACGTGAAGGCTACGCTCGGAGTGGAGACGACAGGTGTTTCGCAGGTTTGTGTTTCGACCTTCAAGAATCACATTGATCCGGAACTTGCTAAGCTGGACAAGGACACGTTCGTTGCGGTTGCGGGCGATGACGAGAATGAGCGTGCGTTGCGTGCAAAGATGTTTGATAACTACGAGATTCAGCGGTCGTATGCCGTTGACGAGGAGGGTCGTCCATATTGGTTTGACTTTACAGTGGAGAGCATTGGTGTGATTCCCGCAAAGGATCTCCTTAAGCAGGCTGCTCAGATCTTCAAGGCAAAGATTGAGTCTTGGTGTGAGAACCCGATCTTGCGACAGGAGGGAAACTGGTATTCCATTGAGACCGAGGAACATGGACATACGGTCGGAGCACTTGCACAGGGCCTCATGTACATGGGTGGACTTCTCAAGGTGGATTACGTTTCCTACCGAATTGTGCATCCTCTCCTTCCAAAGATGATTGTTAACTTTAGCACTAAAGCCGACCCCGAGAAGATCATCGCGCAGTTCAAGAAGCAGGCGGTGGACCTCTGTGAAAGCATTCTTAAGTCAGTATAATGAGTGAGCTGTTCACCTTCGAACCGGCGGAGTTTCAGGTGCTTGAAGACCTAGAGTATGATGAAACCATTCAACGACCTGAAGAAATTAGATTTTTTACATTAGATGAGCAGGTCGGGGATGCGTATGAAAAAATGGTTCCTCGCGGTCGAACGACAAAGTTTGAGCTTGAACTTGTGAAGAAGGAAGCTGAGCGATTTCGGAGTCTCTATGAGCAACACATCGTTCCAACGGCAAATACATATGAGCTTCGGGAGCCCGAATACGGAAAGGTGTTTTCGTGGATCAATCCGGTCTATGCATCTGCTGATCTCAGGCCCTATAACTATGAACAGTCGTGGAACCCACTGTATGCAGAAGGTAGGATTCGGACACCCAACTTTTATCGGGCAATGATGACTGCACTTCCCCATCCGTTTCAATCTGAGCGCGAAGGAACTCCGTATATTCTGACCAAGACCGAAGAGCTTGTAAACAACGACGGAAAGGCTCCTATCCGAGTTCTTCCGACGTTCGTGTATCCTCGCACGCGCAGGCATGAGGATGGACGATTTGACATCCTTGAGGTGCCTATGGAGAACACGGCTGACGTTGTCAACTTCGTTGGATACTATGCCAAGAAGCGCCCATTGCCGGTTCCGAACCCCTTGCCCGAACATCCGTTTCTGAAGTCAGCCGATGCCGTCATGGTAGAGAGCACGGCACCCTTGTCTGAGGTTGTGCCTTCATTGGATGCAATCATGACTCACGCCGTCCCCGTGACCGCTGATCCTTACGGCGAAGGCATGAAGTATTTGAAGATGTATGATGTAGAGCTTTCTGATATTCCATGGAGCTCATGGAAGTCTCGCTTCCCTCCTGCAGAAGCGTCCGGAAGCCAAGCCGAGCCACTGGTAGTTGACTTTCCCAAGTCCTCGGGCGATAAGCCTTCTGAGAAACTTCTTGAGTATTACGAACCATACTACCCTGCCGAATCAAGCCGGCATTGGCTGATGGATCAGTTGGATGGTGGTGAGCTCTTGGTCCATATGCTGTTATCCCAGGTTGGACAGAACGGAACCGTGGGAATGATGCCGGGATCAGATGGCAACTTTGAATACCCCAAGACCACGATTGCAGAGTGTGATCTTGAAGGTCTGAGTTTCCAAGATTTTTCCATTCGTGGACCCCTGCGTAGGACATGGGGAGCAAAGGACAAGATCACGTACCAATGTATTCCCCTTGAACTGATCAAGCAAGAGAGGAAGCGCGAGGGATACAAGGGTAAGGCTCAGTGGAAGGAAACGAGCCCAACCGAGATCCTAGAGGCATACGTCAAGGCATTCATTAGCCATCGGTCCATCAAAGCGAAGCCCAAGAAAGATGAGAAGAGCACAACTGCCCCTGCAAAGGAGACTCCCCAGCTCCGCAAGGATATTGTAGCTGTTCTGGAGGATAAAAGGCGGTTTGCCGAAGACAAGCTGAAGGACGTTGGTGACCTAGTTCGTGATTCCGTCTTGGATAAGAACATCTACATGGATTCAAATAGCCTGTTTTTGCTATGCAAGCACACACTTGCGATCTTGTCAGGAGAGCTTGCAACCGATCGTCGTCTATTCTACGACACCTGGACGGCACGTGTGGATGGATTTCGCGTCTGCAAGTCATGTGGCGAGCAGATTAACTCAGATGTGATTGAAGATCAAGAAGAGTTCACAGACGATGGTCGGCTGATCAAGCACGCCGAGGCACTTCCAACCAATGTATTCAAGGGTCATGGTATTGCAGATCACGTCAAGGGACTGTCTACACTGAAGGATTTGTTTGATATGACCAAGCCGTCGGATGAAGTCTTCTTTATGCTTATCTCGCTTCTCCATGTATTTCCAGAGATTGATCAGTTACTGCCGATCCTTGAGATTGGACGCAAGATTGCAAACCAACTCAAAGACGCAGCTGGCGTGGCTGGAATCGCTCAGATCATCTTACTCATGCAGTCTCATGTTCCTGCACTTGTTCCGAGGAGGTCGTTTGGAAGCAAGCCTCTGACCCTACGTGGATATCCACGCGATGCTCCCAAACCTGAGGGATATACGATCGTGGACAGTATGCTTCTGGTTCTCTCCAAGACGCTTGAGGCTTATCCCACCTCCTTCAAGGGATCCAGTGCAACGACCATGCGTCTGGTGTTGAACAATCCGAAAAAGGTGAAGACATTGGTTCAAGGCGTTCTGGATGCTCTCCTCAAGCAGTCAGCTCCTCTGAAGGCAGCGATGGAGCGTGGTCGGGCGGCCGCTCCTACCGAGGTTACGATTGAGCCCAAGACGATGATTCCTGGAACTCTCGTGGTTCCAAGCAAGGATACGTTCGGAACTATCACAAGCCCGCCTCCATGCCCTACAACTCGTGCGTACTGGACATCGGAGCGTCTACCAAAGATCCGGCAACCTGAGGTGCCATTGCGTCTTGGAATCAATCACTTCGTGTCGGCCGATAGCATGAAAAAGGTGATGAGGCGATTTGATTCTGAGCGCACAACCCCCAAGACAGTGGATGTCAAAGACAAGGCAGTTGTGGCACGCCTCAAACTTGGAAAGACAGTTGCATCCGACGATTGGCATACAAACTCGTTACTCCTCTCCCGACTTACAGATGTGTTTGCAATTCAAACCAATGCTCGGATGATTGACGCCACTCAAAAGAACGACGACCTCCGTGATATCACAAAGGGATACGTCTATGAAACATTGAAGGAGATTGAGAAGGACCCACTGACAAAGACCAGGTTGATGAGTCTTATGAAGACAGATGTGTCCATTGTTCTGCTGACGGCTGATCTTGCTGAAGCAAAGCGGATCACTAACACACTCAAGGCAAAGGAACGCACGAGTTTCACCGATCGCCTGCGAAATATGACGGACACGGATCGTGAAATTACCAAGGAGTTGATTGATCGTGGACTTGCTCCTACGATTATCACACGTGAAGACCGCGCTATGTTTGCGCGTGAGATGGCAGAAACAGAACGTGAAGAGGATCCTGAAACAGGAGTTGGGCGTCCTGTTGATTACCAAGATCAGGGTGATCTGCCGGTGGCTGGAGACGTTGAGGAGCGTGGCAACTATGGGGACTATTCCAATGCCCCTGGAAATGATGGTCGGGATCATGAACAGCCTGACCAGTTTGACGACGATGAGAGAGGAGTTTAAACAATGTCATCGGGAGAAGAGAAATGAACCTTGTTACGCTTTGGATTATTCCGGTTGATAAGACTGATAATGATGATAAGATTGAGATCAACCGTGGCTCGCGTGCAACGGAGATGGTGGATGTCACGTTCACGCCCGGTGATAAGAAGACGAAGACTGTCTACAGCTTTTCGCTCACCCGCTCGGGTGTTGGTCGCTACCTTGAGAATCTCCTGTTCTCGTTGACCAAGGATCAGGATCCGTTTGAGAAGATTCAGGTTTCGACGACGCTGGCTCCTTCGATCATGTATCACGTGAGCGACCTGGAGGAGGTTCAGAGTACGATCATTAGCTTAATCGAGGATGCGCTCTACGTGGATATTACTCACGCTACGTAAAATGAACTATAAAAAGACAAAGGGGTAGCAGGCATGTTGACCCTCAATGGATATCAAATCGCAAAAACATCAAATGACGCTGTGCTCAAGAAGGCTCTTACTGTCAAGCCCTTCTCGATCATTAACCCTCACGCAGTTCCACGATATCCTGTCTACCACGAAGACAAGAAGCACCTTTATCTTCCCAAGCACTATGGGATCGACAAATTTGGACCGGTTCCGTCCACTCGAGATGTTAACGAAACCCCTGCCAAATACTGGCAGTTTGCGGGCGCCATCCGACCCGCTCAACTTCCGGTCGTCAACTCATTCTTGCTTCCCGAACCCCATGATGGAATTATCTCGCTCCACACAGGAGGGGGCAAAACAGTCTGTGCACTCTATATCGCCTCTTGTCTCCGCCTCCCTGCATTGGTTATCGTTCACAACACCTTTCTCCGGGATCAATGGGAAGATCGCATCAAATCCTTTCTGCCAAAAGCGAGGATTGGACGAGTTCAAGCCGATGTATGCGAAGTTGCCGATCGCGATGTTGTGATTGTTATGCTCCAAACGCTTTCCATGAAGGAACTAAATGCAGATCTCTTCCGACCGATCGGTCTGGTCATTGTGGATGAGTGTCATCACATCGCTTCAGAGGTGTTTGTGCAAGCGCTACCCAAAATTACGTCGAAATACATGTTAGGATTGTCTGCAACACCCGATCGCAAGGATAAGCTGATGTATGTGATCAACTGGTTCCTTGGACCGATGATCTATAAATCGGATACCGGGGACTCGGTGGACACCAAAGTCAGCGTAGAGGTCTTTGAATATGTAAATCACGACACAACCTTTAACGAGATTGTCCTGAGTTCCTCTGGATTTGTATCCGTTCCGATCATGGTCAATAAGCTGGCTGAGTGCGAGGACAGGACCAAATGGCTCTGTGGAATTATTGAGGACATTTGTGAAGAGGGTCGTCAGGTCTTGGTGTTATCGGATCGTGTCCAACACTGCAAGGATTTGCTAGATGGATTGTCTGAAGCGATTCGTGAGACAGCGTGCATCTTATCACAGAATGTGAAGTCATCCCAGCGAACTGAGTTCTGTGGATCTAAGAAGATCTTGATTGCCACGTATTCCATGTGTAAAGAGGGATTTGATGTTCCCACCTTAAACACGTTAGTCATGGCGACTCCTCGCCCAGACATTGACCAGATTGTCGGGCGTATTCTGCGGGTTGAAAAGGCAAAGCGAACGGTGCATCCACTGATTGTGGATATTGTGGATCCTCAGTTCCGTCGTCAGTTTGGTGCTCGAAATACGTTATACAAAAAGAGAGGCTACAAGGTCTCTAAGATGTCTTTGGGGGGACTCCCGCCGCTCCCAGAGCCTTTGGCACCGCCGTCATCTTCGCCGTGGGAACCTGAGGACTCGGGGGAGAAGGCAACGGACTGACAAGTCCGCCCAGCTCATTCGCTGAGTCCACGAAGATCTCAATCTTATTTAATCCATTTGTCTCCTCTGGCTTGGAGATGTCCATGTATTTTTCCATTCGCTTTCCAAACTCACCTGCAACCGACCCCGGAATGGGTGGGCTCAGTTCGGCCAGACGGTCGTACTGATCCTTAACATACTTCAAAAAATCACCCGGTTGCATACGCTGTTCACGGGGAAGACGTAGTTCTACGTTGATGAAACGATAGAGCTTAGCGTAGTGAATGCCAGACATACGGTGTCCCTCAGCCCGCTTCGCCCATCCAAAATACGTGCCAATCGTATTCAGGATACCAATTGCAAGAGATGCAACACCGAGCGAGGTCGCAGCAAGCTGGGCATTCCCCGCGAACAAACTGGACGAGCCAGCATTCAAAAAGGCAACTGCACCGGATCCCACAATCACTGGAAGATCAATATACACCTTACGGCGACTGAAGATACTCTCCGCCTTCTTGTGCATAATGGCAAGACCGTTTGCCTTCTCACCTGTCTGGGCAAAGTAGTCCTCCAGTGTAATCGTCCAACTCACATTTTGTCCTATGTCGGTAGCACCAGAATCTCCCATGTTTGATTTTTAACGCAGATTATACAATGCTGTGGCCCCCTAAATACTATCGAGGCTTGTCCACACGTCGCAAGGCACAGCGTCACCGGGAGATCACTCGGCGTAAGAAGATGTCGTGGAAGGATCCGAAAGCCTATAAGCCATTTAAGACCGACAAGGGAACCCAGCGTCGCCCCTCGTCCTACACATCTCGCTTTCATAAAAAGTATCCCGGTGTGACGGGGATTCCCGCAATCGCCAAGGCTACAGGGGTCTCAGTAGGCACTCTTCGTAAAGTGTATAATCGTGGTATGGCTGCCTGGAGAACCGGTCACCGCCCTGGTGCCTCGCCCGAGGCATGGGGTATGGCTCGAGTGTACTCCTTCGTGCTCCATGGTAAAACGTGGAGAACCGCCGATAAAGATTTAGCAGGGAAGTAATAATGAACTTTGACTATCGTGGAACCATTGTGAACAAGTCCACGCCGACGCCGGAACTTCGCACCGTGAAGAAGGTCCTTCATGTTGACTCTGCCGATCGTGATACAGGTATCTATTACACGAACGGTGAGTTTGTTGTCTATCTGCCCCGTGTCTATGAGAAAGTCGTGTCTCTCCGTCTTATGAGCGCAGAGTTTCCTACACTTGAAAGTGGACGAATTCATTCATATATATACGGACAAAACAACCGTTCTGCAACCTATTCTCAGGATGATGAATTTGTGATGTCAGAAAATGCATCGCCAAACTATTTTTTAGTTGAAATTGAAGGTTTGAATAAGTGTGATGAGACTGCAGTTGGGGGAAATAAATCGCAGTTTCCAGACAGCTTCTTTGCAAAGATAGTTACTACTGGCTCGACAAAAGCAGTTGGTGATGATGATCGTTCAAAATTATTTATTGAATATAATGATCACTCTGGTCAGGAGAATATTTCTAAATTTAGCCCACCTATTGGAAAGCTAGATCGTCTTCGTATTCGCACTCGCCTTCATTCTCAACAAGGAAGCCAAGGATTTATCTATTGGACATCTGATCAAGCAGTTGCAACTACCACTGATGAAGGAACAAACACAAATATAGCTAACTATTGCTTAACGTTTGAGATTGAGTATCTTGACAACGGATTTGATAACTTCTCATCCATGTCAACCAGCCTGCGACCTAGCGACCGCGCTTAGCGACCGCGCATAGACTTGCCCAGCGTAACAAATGTATCAAACGTAAACAAGAAAAACACACCCGTAGCAATGTACAGGAGCATATCCTGTGTTGCAGCCGGTGCATACCCTGTGCGGTTCTGCTCAATCAAGCGAAGAATACGGTCTAGCTTAGAGTCGTCTCCACCGCCTCCGCTCATACCAAAATGCTCACGGACCTGATCCCGAAACGTGGGTAGGCGAGGATCCAGTGGGGCGTCCGGGAGAAGCTTGCGTTGATTCTTCAGGTGAGACGGCGTTGCATTAAAGGACTCCGTAGCAGGGTCCGTATCCAGAGGCAGAGTCTTGGACACCGAGGCGACGAGGTCCTTATGCTTCTCGGCCTGATTCTCCTTCTTCGTAGGCTCAGGTTCAGCCTTATCTGATCGTTCTTGTGTCACGGGAACTCGTTGACCGAATGGGGTGCCAAAGGCATCTTCAAGACTTGAGTAGTTCATACTCCACTTGTTCAAAGAAACACAGAAAAATATGAGGGAACTATAAATGCTCTCTGCACGGAATGAAATGATTGTGGTCGGCCTTCTGATCGTATACCTTGCATTTATCCCTGGCCTTGCGGTTATTCGTCAGATCCTGTCCAACCCCGTGGGCAAGGCTGTAGCGCTCGCGGGCATTATCTATGTATACCAGAAGGTCAGTTGCTCGGTGGCCCTGCTCTTGCTAGTTGGATACATGCGGTGCAGCGGTAGTCGGGAGGGCTTCACGACACCGACCACGACAGTTCAGCCCGTCATCACCTGCCCCGACGGATATGCGTATGACTCGGTGAGCAAGGAGTGCAAGCCTACATCGTCCATGTCAGGAAGCGTTCCTCCTCCTGAGTCGACTCCCTCCTCCTCCATGGGTGCCAGCGTCTCCACACCTCCCCCGAACTCGGCGGTGAGCACGGCTCCTATGACCACCCCGATGCCGACCATGCCCCCGGTTCCCCCGAGCGCTATGGGCGGAGTTCAGCCCTCTACAGGCGTATCCTCGACAGTGGGCAGTGTTTAATCTTGCCTTTTACCAATGAAGGTCAAGCCCTATCTGGAAGCTCTTAACAACAATAAGTTTTTCATCGGCGTGATGATGATCCTGCTGAACATTGGATCTCGCCATCTCGTGGATGAGTTCAGTGGAAGTGAGGAAGAGTACAAGCGCAATATCGTGTTGAGGAGGATTGCGGTCTTTGCAGTGTGCTTCATTGCCACGCGTGATATCGTTCATGCAACCCTGCTAACTGCAGGATATATCATTATTGCTTCGGGAATCTCTCGTCGTAGTGCTGAGGGAATGGCAAACCAGGACGTAGATGCAGGTGTTTCAAAGGCTGACTGGCCTGCCTACGACAAGTCTGCGCCCTTGCTGTTCTAGATGATGTTCAATAGATCAGCCTCCTGAGTATCCGCTGAGGTAGGGATCGTTGCCTTCGTCTTCGTCTTTACCTTGACGATAGGCTTGGCAGGGACCGTCTTAAGGCGCTCGATCTCCTTCTTCATATCGGAAGCCTCCTTCTGCATCTTCTCAAACGCAGAAACCGTAATGTTCGTATCAGGCACCAGAGGTTCGTATTCGAAATCGTATACGGCATTCGCAAGTGCCACGAAGGTTCCGACTGGAAATCTGTCAGGCTGAGGTCGGCCAGTATTAAAAGTGATCTTTTCAGTATTGGTCTCTTTGTCAATGTCCATCCGCATCCATCCCAAATGAAGTCCCTTGTAGAAATGCGACTGTCCATCTGACCATTCCATCATAATCATATCCTGCTTGGCACGAAGAACCACTTTCAGTTTTCCACTAAGATCCGTCCCGGTCGCAATGAACATTACTAGATTACGAGCGACTACCTGAAAACTTGTTCTAGTAAAATGGAATTGAACGGTCCATGGTAAGATGACTGTGCCATGGATCTTCATAAGCTATTTCTAACACCTCGTCCCGATGGGACTGGACTCTTCGACCTCTTTCTATCCGAATGCCAGAAATGGTATGATCAACCTGCCCATACCTTCACAGAGATGAGAACGCGAGACAACAAGAAGATTCGCGGTGATGTCTTTGAGGAGTTCTGTGTTCAATATCTCAAGCATGTTCGTAAACTAACAAATGTTTGGTTGCTCAAAGATGTTCCCGAAGAACTCTTAACAACGCTAAGCCTTAAACGCCCGGATGTTGGAATCGATATCGTGGCTGAAAAAGATGGAAAGTATTACGCAGTTCAGTGCAAATACAAGAAGCACGTGAGCTTCAAAAAGAATGTGGTTACGTGGAAGCAGTTGTCTACCTTCTACGCACTCGTATTGAGAACAGGACCCTGGGCACAATATATCGTAATGACAAATTGTGACTATTGTCGGCACATGGGAAAGAAAACAGCGAAGGATGTATCGATTTGTTTGAAGACCTTTCAGAACATTACATCGGAACAGTGGGTTCAAATGTGTGAACTTGAAGGTGAAGTTATCGGTGAAAAAGTTGTGTTGACTCCCGAAGAGTTACGAGCTGCGAGGCTGGCACGATTTGGTTAATGCTTGCGGGTCGTGCGACGGCTCTTGCGACCTCCCTTCCGGGTCTTGCGCTTGCGACCACCATCAAAGCTCTTTCCCTTTGACTTGAGCCAGCCGGACAGGATCGAGCCCTTGGAAGCCTCGTCGGCAGCTTCATACTTTGCCTTGGTCGCATCAGATGCCTCCGCCTTGAAAGCCTCCAGGGGTCCCTTCACCTTCCTCTCAATGATTTTCCGGACTCCGGGCTGGAGACTCATCGCCTCTAAAACCGTAATCTTCATCATCTTCTCCTTGGAATAGATCTTTGACAGGTGGCGCCAGATGTCGGGTGCTTCCTCAACATCGTATCCACGCGCGAGGGGCACGTAGTTGCCGCTTGAGTCTTTCTTTGGCTCGTCATTTTCATACTTAAGCGCATATCCCTCAAGCTCACGATCCTCCGCCTCTCCGTAGTTACCACCCTTATCCAGTTCCTCCTGCTCGGCGAGAACCTTGGCGGCGTTCGCGGCGGACATCGCCTCGGCTTGAGCTTCGGTATATTGCCAAAGCTTAGTCATTTATATTCACTCTTGATGTTTTTTTAACGCCTGCGGGTTGTGCGGCGGCGGGACTTGATACCCTTGCGTGTCTTACGACCACCACGACGACGGCGACGACGTCCTCCCTCTAGAGGACCGACAAACTGCTCATGCAAATTCTCGAGTAACTGGTCCTTCTTTTTAATATACTCGCTACCAAGGAGCACCCCTGTGAGGATGTTCATGTTCATGACTTCGCTATCATCAATCGACGTCTGCTTCTCTGCCTCAGTAAACGCCTGGAGGATCGTGGCATCCGACACACCTGTTTTAAGACCACCGGCCTCAAGTGCGGACTTGGTTAACTTGATCCGATCGTCAGTACGAGAATCAAGGAGCCCGCGCCGAAGATTTTTAAGTTGCTCATCCGACAGCATTTATAGTTTAATTACTATTGAGTTTTTTCCTGTGGATCCAGCGTTCTTCTTGGGGTTGGCTCCACGAAGGGCTGACGCAGGAACGGCTGCAGGAGGTCCCTGACCCTGAGGCACAATGACTGACTGCTTGATGTTCTTCAAGAGCTCATCAATGTTCGGAGGCGAACGCATCTCCTGGGCTGGTGCCGGAGCGGGTGCGGGAGCTGGAGCAGGTGCCTTGACCTTTGTCACACCGCCAATCTTGACCTGCTTATCCGCCGCAGGTTGTTTGGGAATCATAGACGGCGGAGGAGCTGGGGGCATTCCAGACTGCATGAAGCTCATGAGACCTGCCAGAGGATTTGTGGCCTGTGGAGGCGGGGGAACATTGGCCGTTGTGCGCATCTGCTGAGTCTGGTTCTGCATTGCAGCGGCCGCCAGGGACCGAGCAATATCCGGATTCTGGCGCATGATGTCATCAATGTTCGGGATCGGAGCCTTACGGGTCATCTGGTTGGTCAGGTGGACCATGTAGACCATCATACATGCACGCATGGGAATCTTGACCAGCGGGTGCATCTTAAGGTTCTCACCATACTGATCATACAGCTCCTCAAAATCATCCTCCAGATCCACGACGTTCATCTGAGCTGACTCGGAGAGTCCATCCAGCTGAAGACCAAACGCCTTGAGCAGAGTTACATGCTTGGAACCATATTCCAGTCCGCTCATGGCCGTCACGAACCACTCGGAGAACTGCTTGATGGTTGCATCCATCGACTTCTCACGCTTGATGAATTCCAGTTCAAGCTTCATCTCGTCGAGGGGCGAATCCATGGTGAAGCGCTTGCGCATCGGAACACCCATCTTGGACAGGCGCTCAAACTTACGCAAGATCTCATACTTCTCCTTCATCAGTGCCTCCTCAGAGACACGACGAGGAGCAACTGTAGGTGCATAGGGCTCAGCGTTGAAGTTCATCGTGCCACCCATGCTGATAGGACCTGTATCCTCAGCCGACGGAACAAGCTTGGGTGCAGGGGCCGGCGCCGGGACGTCATCAAACGAAAGCGTGGGAAGGTCAACAGTTTCAAGATTCGCGATACCTCCTTGTTGCGGGTTTACGAGCAGGTCCACGTCCATTACTTCTGACTTGGGCTTCCTTCTGAAAGTCTGAACGCAGATTATGATGGGTGAATTCCAAATTCTGAGAATCGCCTAATTGTTGGATTAAACCCCGGCATGACCGTCTGAAGCATGAGTAATTCATCATCATATTGCTGGGTTGGCTCAGTTGAAGATGCAATGATCAAGATACACTCAATATCATAATCAGAGAACTCAGGACAATGGTTCTTGATATTTCTGTAATAGAAGAAGAGCTGACGAAGATTATCAACGGATAAGGATACGCGCTTTGCTTCCCAAATACGTATTGTCTTTTCTGATTTGTCAATTTCTAACATATCGGGTTTCTCCTTTGTAACGAGGGAAATACCATTTGAATGAAGCGCTTGGACACGTTCCTGTCGGATCTCATATATACCCTTAGCAATCCTCTTCTCATTTGTCTTCATCATCAACTCTGCTAGTCGCCTCACCAACTCACGCTCAACAATAGGTACATCAATACTCTGAGGGGTCTTTACGTTATCCAACTTACAACATTCTCGGATTGCTGCATACAACTGCTCGAGTTTTGGATCATGACTACTGAATTCATTCTTTGTAGTTGTAGTCTCAAGCGAATCGCTAGACTCTCCGGTAACGTTGACAATTGCAATTTTACCACTATAATGCCCATCTCGTACCTTACCGTAAATCTCCTTGAAAAGAGGTGTCTTGTTGATTAGACGACCATTCTTGAAAATAAAAACTCCGGCGTGTTCGAGTGAACGCTTAAAAATTGGATGATCCTTCCGATAGTTTGGATGTAGAAGGATACGTTGCACTTCAAGAGTGACAATGGAATCTCCCAATGTTACTTTGTTGGCATCATGCTTATAAACTTCAGTACCATCTTCGGCGAGGAATGAGTAAGGAAGAATCTGCTTTCCATTGAAAAAGATAGGTACCTTCTTGTCAATAATATCCTTTCGCATCATCCATGTAGTTTCAAGATACAGTCTAAGGCGATCTAGTAGAAGTTCGTCATTTGGCTTTGAGTTTACAGAACGTTCATACAATGTCTTAAATTGAGTATCATCAATAGGGACGCGAATAAAAGTAGAGTTCTGAATATCAAGTTTTCCTACATACTTATTCCCATTTGTAAGCTCCATATTCATGTTATAAGGAGCCTTCAATTGCCACACATCTTTACCCTGGCGAATCTGAATAAACCAGCGATTATTTGTCCTATCAAGATATGCCAACGAATTCTTCAATCCACAGTTATGTTCATTGAGACCCTCCTTCCTACCCTCAATAGTCCCATAACCAAAACATAAACGTGCAACATCAATTGTAATGGTCGGCCATTGTCCTCCATCTTCTACAGTAAGCCAACGTTGCTTATTTTCATCAACTGTAATGTCGAAGTGTACACCATTGATCCCAGTTTTTGCTTGAATAGAGTTATCTCCAAGTTCGGCAATTACGTCAGCTATGCTTGGATATTGGCTGTGTCCCCATGACTTCCATGAATGCATGGGATCGGCCTGAATCACAAATTTAATTGGTTTAGACATCATCTTACCTATTTAGGTCACCATGCGTTTAAACGGAATGCTCTAATACCCATAAACCTTGTAAGAATGAGTCAGCCAAATCGTCTTTCTTGGGGTGCTTTGCGAAGTGCTCCTGGTTCACAGCAGGAACAAGAGAGAATGCGTGAGCTATGCCTGTCTTTTTGCGACCTTTATATGTTGCGGTTGAATCTTCCACGGTCACAATGTTTGACAGCTTGTGAGTCGCCGATACACCCGTGCACCGAAACCCTCGGCAACAAAAATACATCTGCAACATTGCTTGCACCCCAAACATCCGCCGGTCCATCTGGTTCTCAATACAAACCAGATCCGCTCCCTTCCACGCCGGTCGTGCGTCCAAACTCCTGATGATTGAAGAAGCCAAATCTAGAACCGATCCTTGGGTTGCCGAAGATACACACTTCTTCCATGTGTTCTGCTTTTGGTGGTTATAAATCAACTTGACCAAATCAGGCTTCTTCGTTGCTTCTGTGGTCAAACCCTCTGCAGTCATAATCTCATGTAGCTGATTTGGAGTCATCTTGTTCAAAGCTGTCTTGGTAACCTTCGCCTTCTTCTTGGGTGTATGACGACCACATGAAAAGGTTCCATTTGAAGCGTGCTCGTATTGAGCAGCCGTAGTACACTTATGACATTTAGGAGCACCGACACCTGCCTGTTCTCCTAATACGTCAATGATATTCCAATCTACAATCTTCACATCGGTGCGATCTGTGCCTTCAAGGACACAGTATGCTAAATTACGAAGTCCAACATCAAACGAAACTATCTTCATTGTATTACTTTACGCGGTGGCTTTAAGCAGAGAGATAAGCGCGGGCTTTGCATCTCCCTTTCCATACGGGATCCCGCGCTTTGTCAGGATCTCCTGAAGCTCCTTCTTGGTCTTGGACTCCAGACCGTCCGTATCCAGGGGCTCAGGAGCGCCCGTAACGACATCGGCGGGTTCCTGGTTGACCGAGAGGCGGTCATCCTCCTCCTCTTCCTCGTCCGAAGTAGGAACATCGGCCTTCTGCACCGTCTCGGTGGGCTCATCAAGAGTTACAAGCTCAGGGCGCGCGGGCTGAGGGAGTGTAGACATCAGTGTCTGATTGAGGTCGCCAATCACGAGCGCGATCGAATTCATGTTCTGGAACATACGCGTCTGTTGCCAGTAGATCCAGCCGACCATGCCCGCGAGGACGAGAACCATTGAAGCAAGGAGCGCAATCGAAGCGTGAAGAAACTCCATTTATACGAATGCGGGGAAAGGTTGTGGCTCCTTAAACGAGATCCAATTCATCATCAATGTATCCAGAGACACGGCGAGGGCGAATACGGGGACACAATGACCCCGCTACAATTGCTGTGCCACCGCACACAAAGACAGCTATAAAAATAACGACTGCAGTGATCGCATCTTGATCCATTACGTTTATTCTGCGTGTAATGGTAAATGCCTCGTCGTCGTATGCGTGGTGGAGAGGGTGGAGTTGGCGACTTAGTTCAAAGCGCAGCACTTATTGGAACAGGAGCGTATCTTGCTCGTCAGAATCCCGATTCGAGTATCCTGGGCGTCGTAGGCACGGCAGCCAAATACTTTTTCTATTTTATCATCGGTCTCGTTCTCTTCTTTGTAATCTTCTTTGTGCTCGTATCGATCTTTGGAAAGAAGAACGAGAATCCCCCGGCGGATACAACCAATGCAGCATCAGGGACCCCTCCTGCATAAATAACCTCGCGTTCTCAATAAATGGCTAAGAAAGGAGGTGCATTTCTTGAGACAATGGTTGCATCGGGTGTTGGTGCCTACGCTGCGAAGAATTCTTCGTCACTGAAGGGACTGTTGTGGACGCTTGCCAAGTATGTTCTTGTGATTGTGGTGGTTTCGTTCCTGATCATGTTCGTGCTCAAGCTGATGTCCACGGAGAACTTCGTGCCTATCACGCCTTCTAAGGATGGAGATGAGAAGGTAACAACACCTGCAGGGAATGTGATTCTTCACTGATAGCAGTTCTTGTAAGGACGGCAACTAGCCTTCTGCGTAAAACCCATGCGTTTACAGGGTGTCTTTTTACAATACTTCTTGGACATCAACCTGCGAGTCTTACGTCTACCACCACTAGGATTTTCAGTGACAATTTCAGAAGCAAACTTTTCAAATCTCTTTTTCAAATCTAATGCTTCTGATTTAAATTTGGCATATCTAGAATCTTGTTCGGTAATCTCTATAATCTCATTGATCGCCGATTCAATCTTACCAATCGTTTCTAGTTTTACCTTTCCAAGTTTGGATAACTTATTATCAAGATTCTTTATGTTATCTTCCATTACTAATGCTCTAGAAATCTTCGTCTAACCGAAGAGGGGCATTGGACGAGACACGCGAATAGTCCGATACCTTCTTCTCAAAGAAGTTAGTCTTTCCCTCCAAACTGATCAGATCCATAAAATCAAACGGATTATGAGCACCAAAGATCTTCGGCGTGCCAAGCTGGACCGCCAACCGATCTGCTACAAACTCAATATACTGCGACATCATCTTGGCATTCATTCCGATAAGAGAGCACGGCAGAGCATCGCAGATAAACTCCTTCTCCAGCTCTACCGCCTGCTTGATGATCTCGTGAACCGTCTCATGAGACACCTTGTTATCAAGCGTATGGAAGAGGCTCACGGCAAACTGCGTGTGCAGTCCCTCATCGCGGGAGATGAGCTCATTGGAGAACGTCAGACCCGGAAGGAGTCCGCGCTTCTTCAACCAGAAGATGGAGCAGAAGGCACCTGAGAAAAAGATGCCCTCCACGCAGGCAAATCCTACCAGACGCGTAGCAAACGACTTGTCAGACCCCATCCAGTTCAGCGCCCACTCAGCCTTCTTCTCAATGCACGGGATCGTATTAATCGCATTGAACAGCATTGCCTTCTCCTCCTCATCCTTAACGTATGTATCAATCAATAGGGAGTAGGTCTCCGAGTGAATACCCTCCATCGCATTCTGGAAGGAATAAAACAGCTTAACCACCTGAGAGCTCACTTCGCCCTGGAAGCGAGTCACAAGGTTCTCCATAACAATGCCGTCGGACCCTGCGAAGAATGCCAGGATGCGACAAACAAAATGCTTCTCATTCGCGGTAAGCTTTGCCCAATCAGAATGATCCTTAGAAAAGTCAATCTCGTCTGGCGTCCAGAAGACCGCCACGCTCTGCTTATACATCTTATACAGGTGTTGCTCCGAAGCCTTGATAGGGAAGAGAGTGAAGGACATCTATGTATATAGGGGAGAATACACTTAAACCTTTGTCTCTCCAGAAGACAATGAGTACCGCCAACGTGCAGAACCTTCTCTCAAATGTGTTTCGCCCAACCTTCGTCTATGACATAGGAAATCAGGTATACCGGACCAAGCTTGAGCTTTTGAACATTGACACTGTCTCAGCAAATATGATCTCCACATACTTTGCATCGGTCGGTGATGTTCGGTCGAACGTCTATGTTGGGATCAGCGCCGGAAATCCATACTCAAATATGGTCTCAAGCAGTAACTATTATACAACCTTTTTGGGTGCCGGGGCGGGGTTCGGATCCTCCAATGTTTCAAACAGTGTGTTCCTAGGATACAACGCCGGGCAGGGATCTGTGAACAGCACAAACACGATTGCCATTGGATCCAACGCCGACGGAGATGGATCGAATAACATTTATATCGGAGCAGGGGCAGGTATGGCGGGAGCGGCGGGAACAAGCAATATCTTTATTGGACATGGAAACACCCTTACGGGCGTTACTAAGCAGTTTTTGCTTGGACCTTTGGTAGGACAGCCTCCAAGCTCGCTTACGAACTCCCTAGGATCAAACTATCTACTTGGTGGAGACTTTGCGAGCAACCGTCTCGGCATCAACCTGTCAAACCCGACCTATAACCTGGATGTGAACGGATATGCTCGAATTGGAACTAACTCCGTAGGCGGTCTTGGCGTCAACACAAATCCCCTTGATTTTACGTTTAACGTGAACGGTGACATGCAGGTAACGGACGGTTATGGTCGGCTGAGACTTACTCACGATAACAACGGATCTGCGACAGCTGGTTATTCTAGAATGACGCTGGTTGGTATAACGAACTCAGGTGGATCACCACCTGCAGTTGGAATTGCCACGCTCCAAGTGTCAGATGGATACTTTTCGGCAAGCGGGACCACGGGTAGTATGGGTAGCGGTGCAACATCCAACATTGGTGTATGGAAAAAGGGAATTGTAATGGTGTCTGTTCAAGACACGGAAACCTCTGCAAACTATGCAGGTCAGATCTCTATGGTGTGTTTGACTGGATCGACCTATACAGTTGGGACTATCTCTTCAAATGTTGCAAATGCCACGATCACTGCAAGCACTAGCAATATTGTTCTCACGAACAACGGTGGTGCAAGTCGCACATATACCTATTCCATCACGTATTTTGCGTTGCCTTAAACTTATCGACAATCTTACGAATTGAAACCGAAGAGACTCCAGACGCTTCAGAGACCTTTGCAATCTGCCCGCCCAGCACTGAACAGACAACGCCAGCCACAATGGTCTTGGGCGTATGTTCCATCTCAGGCAATCCTTGGAGCATCAGAACAATACGATCGCGGTCTGTGTCGGACAAATCCATGTCTGCACAAATGCGCTCAGCAATCCCGAGCTGTGTGTTCAAGACGTTGGATCCCTCGCCTGCAAACCTCATGAGCGCCTTGCACAAAGACCGGATGGAGACGTGGAACAGGTTCGCCACTTCCTCGTGGGTCCGAGTAGCGTCATGTTGACGACAGGATGTGAAGATTGCCGCAGCCATCAGAGCACGCCGGGTTTCTCCGCGGGTCTTCTGAGCATCCTCCACCTTCTTGAACAGTGCACAGCCATCCATCACGATTGCCTTGGGAAGCCCAGCCCGAATGCAAGACTGTTGAATTGCATCAAAGATACCCATCCACGATCTCTCTCCGTGGTTGGAAAACGACCATGAAGACAGCTTCGCAATGGACTTAGCCTCCTCTGACTGATTGCCTCCACGACGACGCATCATCATCGATCCGTATGAGGAAGATGGAAGGAGTTCGCTCGTGATCGTCCCTGTTCTTGAGGGGTCGTCTTCAGTATTGCCATATACTCTCCATTCTGCTCCTTCGTCGATACACGCCCCCAGAATCGTTCCACAGTTGCTGCAAACGCGCTCACCATCATTGACCACCACTTCATGTTCACAGTTCATGTAAGTTTTTTTGAAGTTGAAACGAAAGTATCCATTTTAACGCATCGCACCAAGCGTTGAAGGATCATAGACTTGAGGACGATAGTTTGTTAGTAGTGGTGGGCGGTGTTGCGAGAGCTTTCCACCCGCTGTCTTGAGCCAAGAAATCAACAGGTATTTATCATCGATCACCCATACCATGTATCCACCCTGGGAGAGGATATTCATGATGTACTCACGTGCTTCAGCCATCTGAAACAACGGATAGCCGAAGACATACGCGGGGATTTCAAAGACAACATATGGTGCATTTGGAGAGTGAACGGCTTGCTTACGGATCTGTCCGTAGAGTTGACTGAGAACAGGTCTCATTGCGCGCATGCGTTTTTCTTTGCGGTCTTCTTGCTCATCCCATACATCACGGGCTTTAAGCATCCTTACATCCTCCATACAAGAATGTTTCAGTCAATTGCCCTCGGAGGTGGTGGAGTGCGAGGTGGAATTATGATCGGAGGTTTGGCTGCACTTGAACAACATCAGCCATTGATTTTTCCCAAGGGCATCTACGGATGCTCGGCCGGATCCATCATTGCTACCGCTCTCGCATACAAGATTCCACTCCCTGCAATTAGGCATATGTTTGCAACTGACTTCAACTTATCCACTGTGATCCCATCAATTAACTTGACTTCCCTGACCTCGTTTACACATGAAAAGGCGCTGTTCTCGATGGATTCATTTGCTCAAACGTTGATCAAGGCATTTGACGGTCAAGGTATTGACCTACGAAATGCTGTGATTGATGATACTCCGCAAAAGCTGTATATTGTGGCTTCAAACTTGACTACGAGACGACCAGTCCTGTTAACCGGAACCGTCCCAATTTTGGATGCAATCAAGGCTTCGTCATGTTTACCCTTCGTATTTCATCCCCAGATCCTGTATAACAATGTGTACATCGATGGAGGCTTTTATGCCCATAATATGCATCGTATTGTGCCAGCTGAATGTCTCGTGTTTCACATTAGCCGGGCTGATCTGAGCATTACACAGGATCGACTGAAGAAGATGACCATTTCAGATTATTCAGCAACACTGTATGAGGCATTCCGCATGGAGTCGTTCACGGACAATGTGCTCTGGTTCAAGAATGATACTATTTCACTCATGCAAGAGTTATCGCCCGAGCAAAAACAACAGCTATACGATGAGGGATTTGAACAGGGTTCACGCTTCTGCTCCAAACGTTTCCCGGAGAAACTGGGTTAGTGCAATCGCTGTCGGAGCCCGGTTGTAATCGTAGAGCGCAGTAGCCGTTTCAAGCTTCACAGTCGGATATGCATCCACCTGGTAGAGATCGGCAGTTGTGCGATCCTTCTCGGCATTCACACGAACGAAAGAGACTGTTGTATTTCCGAACGTGCTTGGACCTGCCTCCAGCTTCTCCCATTCGGGCATGGCTTTCTGACAGTGACCACACCAGTCTGTGTGGAAGAAATACAAGTTCGCTTTGTCCTTCGGAACCTCACGCTTAGGTGTTTTCACCATAGGTTTCCAGAGGCGCCATACAAGATAGGCAAGAATAGCAAGGGCGAGGACTGTGATGAGGGTCCGCATTACTTGAGAACACGAGAAATTCTGCGCTGTTTTTCAAACCACCGGCGATAGGCTTCCTCGGGATCTACGTGGTCCTTAATCTGGATCCATGCTACATCCGTGGTCATTCTCTCAGGTTCAAAGGGCCTAGAATGGATTTTCACCCATTGGCCATTGTATCGCACAAGAAAAATGGAAGTTGGTTCCATTATTTCTTAGAGGTAGGTAAGTGTTAAATGGAAGTCATTGTATTTGGGGTAGCCAAGGGCCTTCTCGCAGTTGCAGGTAATTACATCGTTCACTACGGGGCTTCACGAGTCTACGACACATTCTGTGTGCCCCATACAGTCAGTGAAATTGTATACACGCTCGTCTCTACGTCCAGTCCAGTCTGCGTTGTAGCCTTGGGAACCATGCAGATGACACAAAATAACTACGGAACGTTGCTGACCACAACGTTAGCATCTCACTTAGTGAATGCCCTCAAGGTCTAACGAGTTTGTCCGAGTGGTTAAGGAGACAGTCTTAAGATCTGTTGGCGAAAGCCGCGAGGGTTCGATCCCCTCAACTCGTATTCACATATTAAACTACATAAGAACAAATGTCTTGGGTTACTTCACCAAATGGTGTTTTTTCTATAAACATGGAAGAACCACAGTTACTTTATGCTAAACCAGGTGTAGTCAATCATCCGTGGATTAAACGGTTGTCTGGAAAGGAAAATTATCAGGGAAAAACTCCATATATATTTGCTCATCGACTGGATCCAAATGATTGCCTTCAATTTGCAGAGTCAATGGCATCTGGAATTCTTGGATATAACGAGGAAGCCTGTATTTTCAAAGAGAAACAGAGTAATCTTGAATTTGGAGACACAGATAAACTAAATATTGAAATTGCAAAGAACATTGCGAATGTTCGTAACGAAAATGCCAACCCAAATGTGGGTGAGGCATATGCGGTTGTAAGGAAGAGGGTAATGAAAGGCAAAGCCCCTTACCACATTGGATATGTATTGTTTAAAGATGGTGATACCAACGTTACATTGGAAGCAAATGCTGGAGATCCAGATCTTGAGCACCCTGTTTTTGACATGTATAGCACTAGTAACCCTGCATTATCTTGGCATGCTCGGTATATTGATTATTATAAACCAGCGTCTACGATTGTTATTTTAAAGAATTAAGTTAGACCCGCGGGAATCCAACCAGGTTGGCGCCGATTCCGAAACCAGCACCTGTGCGAGCAGAGGCACCCACACTGGGAGCATAGATATCCAGAATAGCGAAGGTGGCAGTTGCAACGAGGGCGATCATTCCAACCTCGGCAACCTTGAGGGTCTTGCCGGGGAGAACAAACGCGGCGATCGCCACCGCGAGACCCTCCAGGAGATACTTCACAAGACGAGTCACGAGGTCGGCCATATCGACACCGCCAGAAGGGGTAGGCTTGGGCTGGGAAGAATCAGACATTTGTTTGGTTCTTAGGTCCGAATATTTTTTACACAGAGCCATAATACACCTTGTATGTCACGAGGGGCACTCCCACCACCCACACCACCCACCAGGGGATATACAGGGAGATATACTGCAGGATCACAAAGAAAACAACGGCATGGATCGCGGCAGCCATCATACCTGATCCGAGGGACAGAAGGACGCCGGGGCTGAGGAGGAAGAAGAGATACGCGGTTGTCAGGATGTCGTACATGTTTGTGTCTTGCGGAGAAAGGACTTTCAAAGGAACCATGGAATTAAGTAAATGCCCCGCACTGAGCTTCCGAAGATGGATGAGTCTGGACCGATCGACTACCTGGATGAGGATCCTGAGATCCCAACCCAGAAGTATTGCGTGGTATCTTTCATTAGTCCCGAGAAGATCATTAAGCAGAAGCAGGAGTTTATGTTTGAGAAGTTTGTGGCGTGGATGGATTACGAGTGGAAGGTCAAGGGACTTGAGAACTTCATGGCATTTTTGTCCAAGAAGTACTCTGTCAAGATTGACGACCTGCTCAAGGATGCGCAGGAGTATGTGAACGTGCGTAAGGAGGAGGTGAAGCAGACGGACATCCACGAGCAGTATCAGATCTTCCTTCTGAAGAATGAGAAGGAGCTCCAGGAGATGTTTGATAACCAGGTGGAGTTCCGAACGAACATACGTGGTGTCAAGGTTCGTCGTGCATTTGCCACGGTGGAGGAGACGCAGATGTTCGCAAAGGTTCTCCAGCGTCGCTACCCGAAGGACAACCTCTACATTGGCAAGGTGGGTGCCTGGCTTCCGTGGGATCCCTCAGAGCACTTGATGCCGGAGGTGGAGTATGCTGAGAAGGAGCTCAACGAGCTGATGCGCAAGTACAAGGAGAACGAGTCCAACAAGGAGATGTTCTTTGCCGAGCAGCGTGAGGAGTCCATCAAGAAGCAGAAGGATGAGAATGAGCGTCGCAAGAAGGCCAATGCTGAGGAGAAGGCGCTCGAGGATGCTAAGAAGGCACTAGAGGATGCATCAGCTCCTGTTCACCCGAGCGAGGGTGCACACCGCGAGTAAAATTATAGACTTGTATTACAATGAGTCTATACGAAGACGAGTATCTTAAAGCATTGGCTCTTGCAAATGCACATAAGATATCTAAGATTCTTGATCTGAAAAATCCAGCAATCAAAAAACTAATAGATGATGGATGTGATGAATTTATTGAATGTGTTACTGAGATTACCGAAGTGGAACTAGCGACCACTCTAGATGCTGATACGTTGATCAAGGAAATTAGATTTTTCAAACTTATCGTAGATAACTCAAGCTCTCTAGATAAAAGTCCCAGTACAGAAGCCTGTATCTACGGAAGCAAACGAATCATTGATGGTATTTCTGAAACACCTTTTTACACTAAATATGTTCAGTCGGTAAAAATTACCCAGCTCGGAGGCGGAATGCTTAGTATAATAGGAGGACTTCTTGCCATATCTCTTACCACATGGTCTGGAACACATCTTCATGAATCCTATGAAAATCCAGATTACTCTGTATTACCTGCAATTCCATCTCTATCAGGAGCTTTAGGTGCTATAATTCCCTCATTTTTAATATCAGGAGGCGAAAATCCTAGTGTTGATGAGTGGATTGCTGATCCGGCATTCGGAGAACCAAATGCATTTATGAAGGACGCAGCAGAAATAAAAGGTGAAATTGCTAAGTTACAACGGCTAAAGGCAGATCAGGCTATTGTAAATCAGAAAGTTCAGTCAATGTTTGCAGATGACATTGTAATAGGGCGCCTATGTCTAGGAAATACAGAATGCTCGCCACAATCGCAGCGGGCTGCTCAGGTAGTAAAGTACGCCGAAATGCTTCGATCAGTTGTTATAAAACGACAGGCTAGAATTTTAAATCTGGAATCTGAAAAATCTGCACGTCAGAAGGCTGTTCAAGAAAATGCAGAGACATCATGGAGAGTGTATGACTCTATAGCGGTTAGAGATACAGTCAATGGTAACTGGAAAATTGAATATGCACGTGGATCTGCTGCTGCAGAGATAACGGCTCTAGAATCTGTGGAGAAAGATCTCACGCATCAGAGAGAAGAGCTTCAGAGATTATTATACTTAGGGTTAAGTCAAGCTGAATTAAGTGATATCACTCCAAGTGAATTGTACACGATCATGAATGCGTCGCAGGATGGGGCTATTATCACTGAAGACGATGCTAGATTTTTAGGTGTTGAGCCCATAGGATTTACACCGTTAGGAAACATAGCCGCTCGGGCGCCAAATCCTCAACCAATGGCGACACCTCGTCCGGACGAGGTGTCCTTATCGCAGACATCGGGTCTTGTCACATTAGGAATGCGTAATGGCAGACCTACAAATATGAATACATATGCAGCGGACTTAGCAAAGGGTATTCCTTATACCACGATTGTTAATAGTGTATATGCAGATACACAATCATCCCCCACGGAACCCTCTGCGAATCGCATTATTGCGTCGATGATATTGGATCGTCTGGGACAACAACAGTTAGATCGAATTGACAGGCAAATTACAGAGAAGGAGCGACAACTACGCAGTGCCCAGATTATGGAGATTTTTGAAAATCAAGATAAATTCATGCGACTTGCAGTCCAAGAGTTTTCTGATAAAGGTGTTCCTCCTGATCAACAAGGAATTATCATAAATAATTTTCTAGATCAAGCGAGAAACCTAGGGGTAAAAATTAACCCAGAAAAGGGAGCACGACAGCTTGCACAATGCTCTCTCAATAGGGGGTTAGATGGCTGTAAAAAGATAACGTATCGTGAAGCAGCATCTAAGTTGCGAAAGCAAAACGATCTCCGACAGAAATTACGAAATGCCGGTTGGAATGGTATGGTAATTTTTACAACACTTGGTGTTTCGATTGTAATACTCACAACCATACCTAGCGGTGTCGTTGCTGTTGCGAGGGGTGCAGGTGAAATATTGTATTCTGGAGGTGGGGCTATTGTAAATATTGGCAATGCAGTGGCTGCTAGAATCGCGGGACCAAATGCTCATCTTGTTCTGACTAATGGAACGGCTAGTATTCAGCGAGCTGTTGCTCCGACTGCTCTTACAGATCAACCTCAAGGTGCCCCTCCGGCCCCTCTTGCACAACAGCCACTTGCTTTAGCCAATGCGCCTGCAGTGATGCCTGTTGCTCAAGGCGGACAACCGCCACGTTCGATCGGTCTCCAAGCACCTCCTGAACCTGTGCCGGAGAGGCGCGGCGACCGCGAGTTGCAGCCTGTCCAAAGGTTAGGAATGGGGGAGCAATCGGTTCCCCAAAGAGGCGGTTCTACTGTCCACCTGACTTCTTTACCCACACGGAGGGCGGGGCGTTCTTCTTCCTCATCGAAGAGGAGTTATACTCATCGGCGGCGAGCATTGCGGACTGGAAAGGTCGGTTATCGGCCCACAAAGACTGGTCGCAAAGTCTGAACGGCGGATGCTCTGACGCCTTATACCAAAAGACCTGATCATCAAGCTTGTTGGAGGACACGTTATTGCAAATGACCAGTCCCTCATAATTCTCTGTGCACTGGTCCATGAAATCACAAAACATCTCAAAGGTAGGAAACATACCTGCGTAATTCTCGTAAATCCTACGACGATTACCTAGAATATTCTCACGAAGAATGAAGACAAAGTCCACGTTGGTGCGGAGGTTCGGTGTGATACCTAACGGATACTGCATGGTGATAATGGTCATCATGTCCAAGTGGCGACCGTTCATGAAGACGAAACGTGTGGACTCCTCGTTGATCCACTCTTTTGCCGCATACAAACAGTCGTCCAGAATCAGAAACGCGCGCGGGTCAAACGGCTGTCCCGTAGCCTTGGACTTGAGAAACCGCTGTTTAGCAGCGAACTGACGCTTGATAAATGCCTGAACCTTCGTAGGCTCATACTTATCGTGAATCAGCTTGGACGGAACAAACGCTTGGAAATACTCGTTCACGGCTTCTGTGGGAGAGATCACCATGCCTGCGGGAAACGAGTCCTGGACGTTAAACAGAAGATCACGAGCCAAGAAGGACTTACCGGTGTCCTTCTTTCCAATGATCACGATCATGGGACTTTTACGAGAATCCATTCCACATCGTTCTTTGATCATCTCCATGTTGAACTTTTTGAGATTGAAGTTCTGCGTCATCTTGTTCTCCTCGTCGTTTATTTTTTAACTTTCCCCGCCGAGACATCTCACAATGGGAAAGGATCTGCGAACGACACCCGTATCTCTGAAGATCCACCGTATACCGAAGTTGGATGGAACGCATTGGTCAATGAAGACGATGCAACCGTTCTTTCCGTGCCTTGAAAAGCTCTTCAAGACGGAGAACCTTGCCGGACTCCACGACTATGGAGTGAAGCTTGAATTTCCGATTGAGTCCATTGTGGACGATAAGCATATCAAGGTTCGCGGACAGACCATTCCGATTCACCGCAAGACTACGATGATTCTGTCTCCCTTCAAGACGATGCGAGGAGATTATGGTGCATTTGGGGTTCCGAAGCGCACCGATGTTGCCGATGATCTTCAGGACCGCATGCAGAGCCCTCACACAGCTGCGTATGTTGGAGCGATGACATCGATTGCACTCTCTGAATCTGGATGTGAGCACTTTCCTAAGGTGTATGGTGTATACGCTGGACTTGCCGGATCACACACGATTGATATCTCGGACGATTATGAAGATCTCACCGAGAAGGGATGGTTTGCTGAAAAGATTGGAAAGACATTTGAACTCAAGCTTCGCACAGCCGGACACGATGCAGAGTTCAGCCACACACGCCGGGCCCGCATTGCGATTGAAACCGCAGAGGATCTTGCTTTGGATGGAATTGAGGACGTGGATGCAGATCACGTCAGTGCTCCGGACACAGACCGATCGGCAGAGGCGTATGATGTTGCATCCTCTGGATCCCCCGAGCTGGAAGAGGAAGAGTCAACTGAAGATGATGTATACGACATTGAGTCCTGTGCATGCTCAGACGGAACGAATGAGGAAGAGGGTCCCGAAGAAGAGGACGAGCCATTTGCGTGGGCTACATTTACAGATGTGCCTGTGATGACGACGGTCATGGAGGTCTGTGAGGGCACCTTCTACGATCTGATCAAGCTCCACCCTGAGCCGGAGAAGCATGTTGCATGGGTCTCACAGATGGTATTTGCACTTGCGTATGCCCAGCGCAACTTTGGATTCACTCACAATGATCTCCATGGTAACAACGTGATGTATGTCAAGACGAACCAGACCCATTGTATTTACAATCACGGTGGAGTGGTCTATAAGGTCCCGACGTTTGGGTTTCTGATGAAGATTATCGACTTCGATCGATCAATCCTCAGCATGCGCTTGGCTGGACTTAAGGAACCCAAACTGTTCATGAGTAGTCAGTTTCAGGAAGATGAAGAGGCTGGCGGACAGTATAACATGGAGCCGTTTTATGACAATAAGCACCCGCACATTGGCGCTTCATCGTCGTTTGATTTGGTTCGGTTTGCTACGTCGGTTTTCTGGGATATGTTCCCCAAGGGACCGAAGCATGAGTATACACATCCGCTATTTACAGTCTTTATTCAGTGGATGAAGCAGACCGATGGCACATCTGTCATGTTTCGAACGAAGATGGACAACCACGATCGTTATCATGGATTTGATCTGTATAAGGCAATTGTCAGGTATTGTGGTGATTCAGCTGTTCCGAAGAAGGAGATTGGTCGGATGGTTCAGTATCGCGCTACGCCATCGGCAGCTCAATTAGGTGACGCACTGATTATTGATACCTAGCTTATATGTTGTCAAGTGAACGGGAAGAGATAATAAGAAGGTTATCGTTAGCAATCTTAAAAGGCTCAACCTCTAGTTGCACAAGCTTGAAATTTAGGTGAGGAAACATAGTTTTCCACTCTTGTATCTGATGATGAAACTCATCAAAGAATCTTGAATCTATGTCTTCGATTACAAAAATACCGTTCGGTGCAAGGTATTTAATACTTGACTCAAAGAAGATCTTGTTTGCTTCGAATACATGATATCCGTCATCAATAATGATATCCATCATTGGAAGATCTTTGAACACATAGTTAATTTCAAAGGGCTCAAGCTGGTTACAGTAAAACGTCTGAATTCCCTCCTCTCGCGCCTGATGAACTGCTTCTTCGTAGACATCGGCACCATAGATTGTTGCATTTGGAAAAAACTCCTTCCAGCCCCGTAAAGAGCTACCGGGGTAGTAGTTTGGAATATGTCCCATATTGCACGTAAAATCAAAGTTTGTGTGTCCAATTCCCATTTCAAAGACATGTGAAGGATTCATATCTTTGAAAAGCTTGTAATATACTTGCGTATAGTTATGAGGTGTGCACTTATCTGTATTATGCCGATCCATGATCTCACACAATGGTGTTTTCATTTTACTATTTAATAAGATACTCAGTAAGCCAATTAAAACTCAGGCTTACCTACGAACATATCTTGAGCAGCAGCGGTTACCGTCTCGGCAACGTCAGAAACTGCCTCGGTTCCAAGCGAATACAGGACACCTGTCGTAACAACTCCAGACCCTGCAACAATCTTACCTAAATCCATGTAATCAACGCCCTGGGCCTTCGCACGACGGTCGAGAACGTAGAGCAATGCAGCAACAATCATCACGGCGCCGACAATCATACCGAGCGTTTGGTAGTCTGTCATTTGCATTTTCAATGTGGATTCGTTTGGGAAGGTTGGACGCACCTTAGAGGTTCAGCTCCATGACTCCAGTGGGCTTGCCAGCCGGCTCCTCATCCTCATCGTCCGATAAGTCAAGCTTGATATCCTCGCCCATCTTAAGGCGAGGGCGCTCCTCCTCTTCTGTATCCGTCTCAAACTCAACCGTCTCCGATTCTCCGAATGACAGTGCCGGCTTGGAAACAGGTGCCTCTTCGGCGGGCGGGGGCATAGGTGTATCGGGGCGCTTCTCCAAAGCAGAACTACTCTTGGCCTGGAAATATGCCTTGCTAATATCCTTCCAAGGGATGAAGCTATCAATAACCTCATCCAGGGCACCACTCAACATTGCCTCAATGTCACGACGGTTGCGCGACTGCTGTTCGGATGATACATCAATCGTCTTGAACATGTAGGCATTAGACCAGCACTTCCGGGCGGCGGACTTATAGAGCGTGAAGATGAACTTGGAAAGCGAAGGGCGATCAAACTCAATGTTCACATGGGCTTCGTCAGACTGCTGGAGGCTGGCAAACGCACGAATGTAACTGACAAATACACCGAGAAGCAGATCGTCCATATACTCGCACTTGGACACCGTCTCAATGCGCTTGACCTCTGTCTCCAGGACCTCATCGGACCACTGGGGGACGCGCGTCAGGAGATTCTGAAATGTCTTGAGGGTCTCACCGGGTTGCTTGTTGCGCACACAGGCAGTCTTGGCGTTATCATAGATACTCCAGAGACCGTCGGCAACGTGAGGGATTAGGACGCGACTCAGATTCTCACGGAGTGACTGCTTGACAAAATCCGTGCTCATTTACTTAGACAGAATGATTAGAGGAAGGACAATACGGACGCACTATGACAAAGTTTATTCTTATCCTCATGGTCCGCAATGAGGAGCGGATTCTCAAGCGATGTATGGAGTCTGTTATAGGGTTTGTAGAAGCATACTGTATCTGTGACACTGGGTCAACCGACAAGACGTGTGAGATCGCCACTGAGTTTCTCAAGACTCATGACGGCTGTCTAACGCAGGTCCCTTGGCAGAATTTTGGGTATAATCGCACAGCGAGCTTTGCCAATGCACAAGCGTATCTGAAAAAGACTGGATGGGATCTCAAGGATACCTATGGACTCCTGTTAGATGCCGATATGATGTTTGCTCCGGGATCACTAAAGACATATCCACTTGAACATGTTGGATATACGATCGTGCAGTGTGCTGGATCCATGGAATATCCTAATACCCGTCTCGTTCGTATGGATCATCCATGGGAGTGTAGGGGTGTGACACATGAATACTGGGATGCACATTGTGAGCATATACCAAAGGCGATCTGCCAGATCAACGACTTTAATGATGGTGGATGCAAGTCGGATAAGTTTCAGCGAGATGCTCTCCTCCTCGAAAAGGGAGTGATTGATGAACCCGATAATGTTCGGTATATGTTCTACCTTGCACAGACCTATCACAGCACTGGTCGATGGAAGGATTCAATTAGGATGTATAAGCGACGGATTAACGCAGGTGGGTGGTTTGAAGAGATTTGGTATTCCCACTACATGATTGCCAAGTGCCATCGGGAACTTGGAAATATTCCAAAGTTTGAAGAGTGGATGCTCAGAGCACATGCATATCGCAAAGAGCGGGCCGAGTCTCTGTATGAGCTTGCCAGATATTTCCGCGAGACTGGTCAGCAATACAAGGCTTATCAATACGTCATTATGGGTCAGAAAATTCCAATGTCAACAGACAGCTTGTTCATTGAAACGGATGTCTACCGGGGTCTTTTTGACTATGAACAGTCGATTCTTGATTATTATGTAAAACCAGATCGGTATGAGGGCCTTCGATCTTCAGTGCACTATATGCTGAAGCTCGGTCTCCACCACCCATCCATTCTCTATAACCTTCAATATTATACGAAGCCACTTGTGTCTGAACGGAAACGGCTCACATTTCCACCTGTATTTGGACCATCCTTTTCGCCATCGGCTCTTTCGGTGCTTGAGTATCCATTTGTCAATGTGAGATACGTTAACTACAAAGTTGTGAATGGAAACTTTATAACGCCCGAAGGTCTTTCACTATGTGAGAATGCGTGTTTCAATATCGAAACTGGACAACTTATTGCAAAGATGGATGAATCAACAGTAGGCCTCCCTGTTCTCGATCATACCATTAGGGGTCTTGAGGATGTTCGTGGATACTCAGATAAGAATGGAACGCCGTGCTTCACTGCTACAGTTCACAACTATGACAAGAATATTCGTATTCTTCAAGGCAGATACATAACCGGTGAGTATAAGGACTGCAAGGTCATTCCGTCACCTCACGGACGACACTGCGAGAAGAACTGGCTACCCATTAACGGAACAGACACGTTCATCTACGATTGGCACCCGCTTACCCTCGTGGATTCATCTGGAACCATCGTGAAGGAGATTCGGACACCTCCAATGTTTGCAAACTTCCGTGGATCAGCCCCTCCAATCAGGATGGATGGTAAATGGTGGGCTCTTGTCCACATGGTAGACTATGGACCTCCTCGCAAATATTATCACTGTATCGTTGAACTGAACGACGACTTTATACCGACTCGTGTTTCAATGCCGTTTACCTTTGTATCCCCTGCAATTGAATACTGTTTGTCCTTTAGGCGAGTTGACGAGACCCTGCACTTCTTTGCAGGAATCAATGAAACAGCATTGTCTCGATTTATTGTTCGGTTGACCGAGTTTACATGGAATATCCTGTAGACAGCAATGAGTGTTGCCATACTGGTTCCCGTCTGTAGCCGTGCGCACGAGTGGACCACGCTTGATGAGTGCTTTTTGATGACCCGATTATTGCCTAGTTTTGAAGCTACAAAGGATCCGAATCAGACCTATCAACTGTATATTGGCGTGGATGATGACGACGAGTTCTTCCTTCGTCACCGGTCCGAACTTGAAACAGTTGGAAAGGTTGTGGTAGTTTCGGGTTGCCAGCACGCACCTGCGTGGGTCTGGAACCGATTGGCAAGTGTGGCCTACGAGGATGGACATGAATACATGTTTCAGATTGGCGATGATATTGTGATTGAAACACCCGGATGGACTTCCAAGTTTATTGAGAAACTGAAGTTCCACAAGAACCGCGGAGTCGTAGGTCCTAAGAATCCGGTTAACTTTGCACTACGAGTCGGCGGAACTCAGGTCATTGAAAACGCATTTGTTCATCGGAGCCACTATGGGTTATTCAATACGTTCTTCCATCCAAGCATTCGGAACTGGCATTGCGATGAGTGGCTAACACAGATCTACACCGGAATCTGTTCGTATACATTCGAGGACGTGGTAGTGTATAACGGTTGCATCGATAAGCGATACAAGATTGAATCTCGTAATATCAAGGATCATATTGAAGAGGGTCGCCTCACACTTCGTCAGGATCTTCGTGGCTGTTTTTCATTCTGTCTCTATGGACCCTATACGGATAAGTACTATCAGGGATTAGTCGAAAACGTTCATCTTATTCGTCTTCATTACCCGAAGTGCGTGATCCAAGTCTACGCATCACCTGAAGCGTCAAAGTTTGCAGATACACTAGGAATCCTAGTCACTACAACATTCGAATCTGGATCGCGAAATATGATCCATCGGTTCCTTCCTGCACTAAGCGATGACTATGAGTTTGTCTGCGTGCGTGATGCGGATAGCCGTATTCATGCGCGAGATCGTTGGTGTATTGATGCCTTTTTAGATAGTCCGTATACTGCTCATACAATTCGTGACCATTGCTGGCATGAGCAACATTTAATGGGTGGTCTATGGGGATGTAAGGGCAAGATTCCTCTACCCGAGAAGGTGTTCAAACAGTATATTACTTGGTGCCGAGAGGAGTATCGTGTTGATAATGAATTTTTGGCAACTCATATCTATCCATTGGTGTGTCCAGGACTGATTGTCTTTTCCTATCGCAACGATGGTGTCCGACGTGATCCGAATGAAAAAGTAGTGGTGATTGATTACCCGCTCATTAATCAGGAGTTTTGTGGAAACGTTGTGTTATATCGCGAAGGTGTTCCCTATCATGAATTTACTCAAGTGTAGAGGTGACGCCACGACTCGTTGACCACCTTTGTCTCAACAAGAAGAGCCCGGATATCTTCAGGCGTAACGACCATGGGTAACTTAACTGCCTTGTAGAACGGGTAGCCCTTTGCAGTTTTTTCATCAGCAATCCTCAGAAGGTTGATGCGAGTGACCAGGGTTTCCACGGCGCGGATCAGAACACGCACTCCTTCCTCCTCGTGAGAATACTCAGAGATGAGGAACTTGATAGCCTCCTCGGTGATGGTCAGCTCGTCCTTCATGTTGATTCGCTCCAATACCTGAGGCCATACATACTGGGTGACGATCGACTTCTTGTCGTCAGCTGTGTATCCGGCACAGGTGATCACCTGCATACGGTCCTTCAAGATCGGATGGACCTTGGACTCGTCGTTGAAGGAGAAGACGAACAGGCACTGGCTCAGATCGAAATCAACACCTGCAAAGTAACGGTCGTGGAAGTGCGAGTTCTGTGACCTGTCCGTCAAGTGGATCAGCATGGAAATGATCTCCTCACCGTGGGCTGTCGTAGAGACCTTGTCCAGCTCGTCAAAGTAGATGACCGGATTCATGCACCGAGCCGACATGATCGCATCTGCAATACGACCCCATGTGGCTCCCTCATAGGTGTAGGAGTGTCCCACAAAGTTCGCCGAATCCGAAGCACCACCCAGTGAGAAGAACTCAAAGGGACGCTTGAGAACCTCTGCAACACCGTGGCGGGCAAAGGATGTCTTGCCAACACCCATCGGACCCTTGAGGGCGATCACATTGCCCACGGACGAGGGATTGGCGATCCACTGAGCCACAATCTGCATGATCTGTGCCTTGGCAGCATTCATACCGTAGACAGCCTTGTCGAGAGTTCCCTGAGTATCCGAGAGGAACTTGGAGCATCCAGCTCGGTCCTCATTGAACTTCACGGGGAGGGGCACGACATTTCCAAACGGAATTCGGAGAAAGCCGTCGACCCAGGTCTTGAGCTTGTGAACCTCTCCGCTGTCACCGTCCATCTCGTTCAGGACGTCAATCTTGCGAATCACAGAGGCCTTGAGCGCATCGGGAATCGGGAGTGCGAGCACGCGAAACTTATACGGAACCTCGCCATCTGAAACCAGCTTAGCAAGTCCCTTCATCTGTTCGTTCAGCTTGCGACGCTTGGATTTGGAGAGATCCTCATAATAGTCTTCCTCCTCCTCGTTGAGAGACAGAGCAGGCGACTCGTCTTCCTTCTCCTTCTTGTTGTTCTTACGGCGACCACCTACCATTCCCCGCTCAGGGCGAACATACTTGTCCATAAGGTGGGCGATAAACTCCTCTTCCTCCTCCTCTTCCTCGTCCTCGGACTCATCCTCGACGTCAATCCGACTAGGGCCCTTACCGCCGGAGAAGGAGTGAATGTGGAGCTTCACAGACACCTTGGCTCCCTTGGGGAGCTTGAGAGTCTGCTCTTCAACCTCGCTATCCGCTTCGCTCTCATCCTCGCTTTCGCTCTCCGCTTCGCTCTCTGTTCCGCTCTCGTCTTCACTCTCCTCAGGAGCCTCATAGTCTGAGTCGTCTTCTGAATCAATGTCTTCATTCTTGGTCTTGAGTGTGTCGTCATCTACCCAAACGACGGGTGCATTTCGCTTACGAAGATTATAACGCTTAGGTGGCATCCTTGCTGCCTCCCAGGATAAAAAACAAAGTAACTTCCATTTTAACAATGGAGGACATCGAACATCTGGTTCGAGAGCTTGAAGAAGAGAACAATCGGGTCGCGGCTGCCGATCCGGGAACAAAAACCAGCCTGTCCGTTGTTGAGAAGTTTTTGAAGACCCATCCTGTCCTTTGTTACGGTGGAACTGCGATCAATAACCTCTTGCCTGAGAAGGATCGTTTTTACAACCCCGAGACGGAGGTTCCGGATTATGACTTTTTCAGTAAGACACCTCAGGAACATTCGGTGATCATTGCAAATCAGCTGGTAGCCCACGGACTGAAGAACGTTGAGGTCAAGCCGGGCATGCACATTGGAACCTTCAAGGTGTTTGCTGATTTTACAGGTGTTGCCGATATTACTCAGCTGAGCGAGGATGTATTTGATCGTCTGTGGAAAGAGGATGTGATTCGTGAGGGAATCCACTACGTGCCTCCGAACTTTCTGAGAATGTCCATGTATCTGGAGTTATCTCGCCCTCGAGGTGACGTATCTCGTTGGGAGAAGGTGTATAAGCGTCTTCAACTTCTGAACAAGGCTCATCCCGTTACATGCCCTAAGGAGACAGCAGACCGTCATACAGAAATCACCCCTACTCAGCGCAAGCAAATTGAGAACTTATTGAAGAACGAACCGGTTGTTCTACTAGCCGTTACATCAGCTGAGATTCACATGAAGGAAAAGTGGACAACACCGATTGCTCTGTTAGCCGATAAGGATGTGATTGAGCGCCTCACGAAGGGCGAGGAGGTTGTGGTGGATGAAGAAAACGATATTCTGCCCAAGCGCACAACGGTTGTCATTAACGGAAAGAAGGACTTTATCCGCTTCTACGAAACAACCGCGTGCCACAGCTTCCATACCATGACAAATGGAATCAGAGTAGCAAGCATCCCGACCACTCTTCAGTTCTTCTTTGCCTATCTGTATTCGGATGCCCATGAAAAGAACACAGCAAGTGTGCTATGTATTGCCCAGCGTCTTGTGGACATTGCGAACTCAAAGCCGAAACGCAGGTTTGCTATTTTGACTCCCAAGGATTGCCTTGGAAAGCAAGAGAGCTTTACGGAGATGAAACGTGAGAAGGCAGATTTGTATGCTGATCTTTCAAAGGATAAATCATCGCCTGAGTTTCTTGAATACTTTTTTAGCTATAACCCAACTGATACAACCGCAAATAAGAAGAAGCTGATTTCAGCCCTGCGAAAGACCAAAAAGAACCGAAAGAAGCTTAGCTCCGAAAAGCAAGAATCCCAGCAGAGCTAGTTGTCAAGGGTTGATATGGTAGACCAACGCAGGTAGCACATCCTTCCTTACGACCTTGAAGAAACTGAAGGAAGTAATCGTAACCAGGTGGGGCACGATTACGAAATGCAGTGGGATTCGTTGGGCTAAACATCCTAAATACACCCCGCACACGCGCTTGTGCAATCACATCTGCAGAATCACGAAGACGCATTCCCTGAATTCCCGAAAGTGTTGAACTATTTTGACCGCCAGAACTCATTGCTTTTGACCGAGAATTTAAACGCGACCCGTGTACCATGACATGTCAAAATATTGCGGGGCGGAAGGGGCAACCTGCATAGAATCTGTGGGAACCGTCTTTGAGAGAGCATCTATTTCAGGTGCTGTCAAAGAACGAGAGCTGTAGGTGAGATTCGAAAGAACACCATCCCATCCAACAGTATTAGATCCTAACGCTACTGACTTGTCATTCTGCTTAGGAAGCTGTGAAAGAGTATGGCGTTGACGGATGAGACCATTAATATATATGTCAACCGAGTCCTGATCTACAACGATACCAAAGTGAATCCACTTCCTTGCCGGGAGGTTCGAGATGAGAATACTCTCTGGTGATCCATAGGTATCCACAACAATCAAAATGCCGTTGGAGGTGCTATCCAGATACATGCCGGGGCAATCACCCTTTGAAAAGATCAAACGCTTCTGTCCATAGTTAAACGTGAAATCATTGAAGAGGAGCCAACCCGTGTAGGTAAAGGTAGCGCCTTCAGACTGATTAAACGACCGAGGGAGAGTTCCCGGAGCATTGCGCTGTGTTTTTCCAGACATGGAACCCGGCACAATACGAACGGTTCCTGGATCTGATACTGTGGCAGATGTCACTCGCCAGATAACAAGTCCAATGATTGTTAGGGCCACAAGGATGCCTACAATTGTGAACACACTCATTGCTTTCTACTTAGAAACAAAGCCTTTCCCAGTCAACCGGAGTTCCTTGGTTTTAGGCACAGGTGGTAGGACAGCCCCGTGTGGCGTCCACACCATTTTCAACATAGTTGCATAGTTTGTTGTCTTTTGCATTTCAAGTGTGCTCGGGTGAACAGTTCGAGTGCCAAGTTGATAGATATAGTGAATCCTAGACTCATCTGAACGATATTCCTTATTGAAAAAGCCCAGTTTTGCAAGACTTATTGTCCAGTCCAAGTCCTCGCCTCGCACCGCATCGCCAAAGGGAACAATCTTTGCTACCTCTCCGAGCATTATGTTCAGGTGATTTGGGGGTCGAAGAAATACCTCGCCACGAGCCATCGGGCTTGTCAGTGTATTTTCAATGCTGTGCGTGAATGTATACTGTGCCATTTGTCCTCGGAGGCGACACACTTCAAACCTACCTCGAATACACTCAAGAGCATCTTCAAAATACGCGTCTGTAAGAGAATCATCGTCGTCAACAAAGGAAACATATTTACCCTTTGCCCCTTGAAGGAGAGCCTGACGTTTGTTTCCAATACTTTTCTCGCGGTTGTCTCGTGCGATACAATATTCAATTTTAAGATCCGGACAGATCCTGCTATGTTTTTCCTTGATTGATTCCATCAGCCGGTCAAATGTAACCATTCGCTCAACAAGAGTGGGGATCATAATCGACCAATCATATTCGTATGTTTTACGAGAAATGTAGTTCTTAAAATCTGCAGACCAATACCGTTGGTTTTTCTGGTAGAGTGCGTCATTCTTCTCTGGAAATCCAGTCCTGAAATGCTCATGGCGAATTAAGACTGTTTCAATATATGAGCACTTTGATGCAAGTGACCCCTTGCAAAGGTCTGTAAACTCGTTGTCGCAGAAGAGGCTCTTATACGATGGGTGATAGATATACCCGATTGAGTCATACATTTTTCGCCCCATGATTGACAGTGTGTTCAAGTGATATCCCTGGACACCATCATTTACCCAAACGATCCTATCTAAATCGGGAGTCATATTTGAACGAATAATATCATCATATCCCTTGACCTTTGGAATCATGTCATCCGAAACCAAAATAATAATATCCCACGCCCATTCAATTTTATCCATATCTGCATTCACTGCCTCGATCTTTGAGCTGTTGTCACTATAGAAGATCTTCACCCATTCAACTGGGAGGTTTGTGATGTGATAGTCTACATTGGGATCATGCATTGTTGCATCATCTGTGTCACATGACACACAGATCCCAATGAGATCAGGTTTGTTTGCGAGATCTATGTACTTACGAAGTGTTTCAATCACTTGTTTTGGCCTCGATCGTGTCGGGCATTTGAGTAGGATCCTCATTAGTCTTTAGAACGAGTAATTTGATACCTGCCTGCCCGAAGCGTCCTTGACGCCAAAAGTGTAGGTATATCCGAAAAGAGTCACTTCAGACCCCTTTGCGGTTGAGGGCGGCTGAGCGAAGGACGCGCAGTTGGTTCCTAGGCTAAAGAACGCAGCTGCATCTGTGGGTCCGAGCATATTCGGGTAGGCATGAACATTACAAACGGATCCAGAGAATCCACCGCCGGCTCCGATCGTGATATCTCCGGCAGCCGGACGAGGAACGCCAGGCAGCACGCACGACTTCACGAGTTTTCCGTTAATGTAGACATCAAGATTACGCTGGAACACAGTGGCCGACACCGAGAACCACGTCTGGAGAGGGACGTTTTCAACGGTGCACGTGAACACATCGCCGGTTGCATTCGTGTCGTTAGATCCAGATGGATTTGAACGACCGGACCGGTTGGACGAGTTTCCAAAGATTGACACACTCACATTCAGACTGTTATCCGTAGGGTGAAGCGTGATCTTGGGATTTGACGTAGCCGGGTTTGAAGAGTCGGTCCGCATCAATACGCCCTTCTCCTTTCCAAAGTTATAGTCCCAGTCCTTGATGAACATCCAGAACTGAACACCATTGTCAGACCCCGAAGCTAACGGGGCGTTTGCTGCTGGAATTCTAGTTGATTTTTTACCGTCTAACGGCGTTGGAGCTTGGTCTGGAACAACCGCGGGCCCCATGATGGTAGAGATCGGTTGACCGTTTGCTGTAGCAATCGCATTATACGCAAACAACCCTGCAAAGAACAGGAGCAACAATCCAATAATGACAACGAGCGCCTTTGATACCACACTCATTCCATTGAACGTTGGAGCAGGTGTAGGTGTAGCTGTAAACATAGACGGACCCGGCGCCGGACCGTAGAATGGAGCAGTTGTAGGTTTTGACGAGAAGAGTCCCATTTGTTTATCGCTTACAAAGGAAGTTGCGTAAAGACACAATGGAAAAACGGATAGGTCCACCAGTAAGAATACCGATAACAATGTACTGCAATAATTGCGGTGGAAAAGGTCATCTATTTCGCATGTGCACAGATCCTGTGTTGTCGTGCGGGATTGTGCTTCTCGATAGCTCAAGTCTCCCAATACTTCCCGAAACAGCCCGACTTCTCATGATACGGCGCAAGGACAGTATGAGTTTTGCTGAATTTATGCGGGGAAAATATGACCCGACGAGCACAGAGTATGTAGATCGTCTGATTGGAAACATGACGATAAAGGAACAAAAGGCAATCACAACTGAATCGTTTGAGACGGTGTGGAGGAGCGTGTGGGGCGATGAACACCTATCGTCTGACTTTGCGAGTGCTCAGCAGAAATTCGCACAACTGGATGTTGCCGACATTGTAGCCAACAATCCATCTCCGTATTCAGAACCCGAATGGGGGTTTCCAAAGGGGCGTCGTATCCGGGGCGAGTCCGATGTTGATTGCGCCCTACGCGAGTTTGGAGAAGAGACCAATATCCCCCGAGATTCCTTCATTGTGTTGAAGAACATCCGGATTGAGGAGACATTTATTGGACTCAATGGTGTCCGATACAAACACATCTACTTTATCGCGCTGTTGCAAAAGCCCGAGCTCTTGAATCTCACACAACGATTCACACCCATGCAACGCCGTGAAATTTCCGGTATTGAATGGAAGTCATGGGCTGAATGTGAAGGTCATATTCGCCCTCACCATGTGCAACGGAAGGAGATGATGGACGATCTCCGGTCCATTGTGGAAACGTTTGAAACCGTATAAAGGGAAACAGTCAAAAGAATGTAATGCTTACGATTATCACACCCTGTTGCCGTCCTCGGAATCTGGAGATTCTTCGTAGGTCCATCGATCTGAATCTGATCAAACAGTGGATTATTGTTCACGACACGGCGGGTCAGGTGGAGCCCGTTTTTGACCACCCGAAGATTATTGAGATTGGACACCCAACTCCTCCGGGTGGGCGTGCAGGACACGCACAACGCAACAAGGGGATGAGTCATGTGCTTGAAGGGTTTATCTACTTTTTAGATGACGATACCGTCATGCATCCACAGTTTTGGGAAATTCTTCCATTGATGAAAGATGAAGAGCATTTCTACACCTTTGACCAACAGCGTTGGGATGAGTTTGTTGATGTTCCGGGTGGCACATTTAAGGGTGATGTCCCCGCAGTGACGAAGATTGACAGCGCTCAATACGTGGTTCCTCGCCATATGTGTGGGATGTTTATTGAGGACGATTATCGTGCTGATGGCTTTTTTATTGCTGAAATGAATTCTCAGTATCCTGGAGCACATACGTATATTCCCACCGTAGCTTCCTACTACAACTATCTTAGGAGGGGGTGAGGAGTTTAGGAGGTGAAGCGGAACCCTGCAAGATACACCGTAATACAATAGGCAACCACACTCATCCCAAAGACCCAAACCCAGACGGGAAAGACAGTTGCTTCCCGATCGGTAACGCCAAACGGCCGAATCCTTCCGTCACGCCCAAAGGCGACGGACGGCTTCAGATAGAGAAATGTGGCCATCAAGAAGAGATAGATGGTGACCATCCACATACGATGGTTTCGTCGGGTTAAATCCATTGTAATACCTGTGTAAAAAGTTCGGCACCAAACACAATGAGGGCAGCACCAACTTATGTGCTTCCAAACCGGAAGGCGTTCTCCGATGCGATCACTCGAATGTTCATTAAGTCGGACTACAGGGCAAAAGACAAGGAACCGTTGGACGAAGAGGATAAGAACATTGATCTGTGCACACAGCGGTCGGGAACAGGACGTGAGCTGTTTCCCTACCAAAAGATCATTCGAGACTACTTGAAGATTGAGACTCCCTACCGAGGCGTCCTTGTCTATCACGGTCTGGGATCTGGTAAGACGTGTTCGTCGATTGCAGTGGCTGAATCGCTACTGACCACGAGCAAGGTGTATGTCATGGTTCCGGCGTCCCTTGAAAAGAACTACAAGGAGGAGTTACAAAAGTGCGGTGATCCCGTGTATGCTGTTGAGAACTTTTGGACCTTGAAGCCGATGTCCGATGAGGTCCGGCTAGAGGGTAAGAAGCTCGGGATTTCTGATAAGTTCATGGACAAGTATAGCCGTATCTATACCACAACGTCGGGAAACGAACCTAACTTTGAGAGTCTGTCTACTCAGGACAAGGCTACGATTCGTGAGCAGATCAGGGATGTTCTTGATCAACGGTTTACCTTTGTCCGCTACAACGGTTTGACCAGGACCAATATTCCTGAATATACGAAGGAGGGTATGTATGACGATTCTGTGGTGATTGTTGATGAAGCCCATAACTTGATCTCTCGTGTCATCAACGAGTCAGAGATTACTGGAAAGCTCTACGATGCGATCTACAATGCCAAGCGGTGCAAAGTAGTTGCCTTGTCTGGAACTCCGGTCATCAACTCACCGAACGAAATCGCATATATGATGAACCTTCTGCGGGGACCGATTGAGCGGATCACGATTCCGTTCAAGACCATTCCGACATGGGATGAAGAGCGTATCACTAAGGCATTTCGTGCAATCCCCGAAGTGGATACGATTGAGTTCAGTGCACTGAAGAAGCACGTGATGGTCACTCGGAATCCTCCTCAGTTCCGTTCAACCTATAACGGTGACGGTGATCGCGTAGCGGTCCAGTATATGAAGGATCTTGCTTTCATTCCTCAGGCAGCCGACTGGGTTGCCTCTGTCAAGAACAAGATCGAGATTGATGTAGGTGGCGGTGAGATCTCCTCTGAACGTGTGACCACCGAACAGTTGACATGTTTGCCTACGGACTACGAGGAGTTCTCTGCTCTGTTTCTCGATGGACTGAATATCAAAAATCCCATGATGTTTCGCCGTCGTATTCAGGGTCTTGTGTCGTATTTCAAAGGTGCTGATGAGCGCCTGCTTCCACGTCGTATTGACATGGAGCATACCCTTGAGAAAGTGGAGATGTCTACGGAACAGTTCACACGTTATCTGGAAGTCCGCTGGATTGAAATGAAGATTGACTCTCGGCGCGGTCGCTCCAAGCTAAATGAGAATCTTAGCACGTTCCGTGTTCCAACGCGCCTTGTGTGCGATTATGCTACGCCTCCAGATCTGCGCGTGGCTGAAGTCAATGCAGAGGGTGTTTCGGAAGACAAGGCTCCAGACAACGACGAGGTTCTGAAGCGAATCAAGGCGAACCCTGCCAAGTATCTCTCAGAGAAAGCTCTGGAGGCATTCAGTCCTAAGATGTTGAAGATCCTCAAGAATATCAAAAAGTCTCTGGGAAGCAATCAATTCGTGTATTCTCAATACCGTGCATTGGAGGGTCTGGGTATCTTGTCAGCAATCCTGGACACGGCTGGATGGCAACCGTATAAGATTGTGAAACAGGCAAATCAATGGGTGGAGGATCCTGGGATGTTGGATGATCGTCCTGCCTATACGTTCTACACGGGTGAGGAGAAGGAAGAGGAGCGTGATTTGACCCGTCAGATCTTCAACGGTGTCTATTCTAAGAACTTCCCTGCATCTCTGAAGGAAAGTGTAGCCAAACGACCCAAGAAGATCCTTCAACTTCTCATGGCATCTGCATCAGGTGCTGAAGGTATTACGTTGGCGAACGTGCGTCACGTTCATATTGTTGAACCTCATTGGACACCTGCACGTCACGATCAGGTCATTGGTCGTGCAATCCGTATTTGCTCTCACGCCACGTTGCCAATGGAAGACCGGACGGTCAAGGTGAGTTTCTACATCTCGGTCTTTTCGGATGACCAGAAGAAGACACAGGAGGGTCCGAACATCACGCCCATTCGGCGTAACGACATGGTCACAAAGCGATATGAGGGTGATCCCGTTGAAACGTTCATGTCCACGGATGAATACCTTTACGAAACGGCTTTCGAAAAGGAACGCATTAGTCAGCGGATTGCATTGTTGTTGAAGGAGTCGGCAATTGATTGCGAGATCCATCGTAAGCTCCACTCTAAGGAGAAGCCCGTGGTATCCTGTATGCGATTTGACTCCACAACCACGGGAGAGGATCTGGCATTCAGACCGAATATTAAAAATGAAGAGTTGGATGAAACCGTGCTCCGTAACACATCACGGAAACATCGGCGTCTTCAGAGGATCCTGGTCAAGGGAGTGTCGCTGATCTTGGACCCTGATTCCAAGGAGATTTTTGATGGGCCTGCATGGGATGATAAACAGCGCCTACTCCGAATGGGCGAGCTGGTCAGTCCTACTTCGATCCGGTTTCTGCTTTAACACTCGTCAGGCCTCGTTCCGGACATCCTCCAGCCAGGATGCACATACTGAATCCCACGTCTTGAATGCATATGATGCTGCAGACGCCTTCTTCTCGGAGAGTGTCTCGATTGCCAAAGCCATCGCATCAGCAACCTTCCTGTAGTCAAACGTAGGAGCCCAGAGACCCAGAGGCATAGTTCCTGGGAAATAGGTGCGATCCATCGGAGGAATGAAGGTACATACACTCTCATCCATAAAGGCACGGTAAGTTCCAATGTCTGTCACAATCTGAGGAGCTCCTGTATAGAGGTGCTCAATTTGGCAGAGTCCAAATCCTTCACCATCCGAAACATTGATACCAATATCGGCCGCATTATAGATCTCATTAATTGCAGAATCCGGAACAGGCTTTGCTGACGTATCCACCATCATAAGTCGAGTGGCCATCTCCTTAGGATCGAGTCCCTGACGCGCGAGCTCGGTCTGGTAAATACGATTTGCATCGTAGTATGCACCCTGCTGGCCATTCAGACCCGTGACAATCATCATGTGATAGGGCTTCTTTGGGTCACGACGAAGGAGCTCAACAAATCCCATGATTGCAAGATCATGACGCTTACGCTGTGTATTGCGATTTGCATTGACCATCAAGATTGCATCAGGCGCTAGCTTCATTGAAGAACGGATTGTGGACCGAGCCGAAACAGGGATCTTTGAGAAGAGGGAGGTGTCCACTGCATTCTCCAACACACGAACATCGGGAAACTCGCCATACTTGGAATAGACATCAGCCCAATACTTTGTAAAGCAGTAGATACGATCGGCATTCTTGTTCATCGTATCAATCAGAGGAGGGGCAATTCCCTCATACACCTGGTCCACATACAGCCAAAGCTTATACGGAGACTCACCCTTCTTGAACTTCATGGCGTCAATGAAGCGATGGATGATGAGTGGATCGTTATAGATCATAACAACATCTGGATTCACCATATCCAGATACTCATGAATCTTGTTGAATCCAAATCCCTCCTCCTTCGGGTCCTCGTTTGCTGCAGCATCATATGCTACAACTCCATCCGGAATCTTGCGAAGATTACCTCTAGACGGGTGGCGCTGAAATCCGAAGTGATAGGTCTTCACCTTTGGAGCCAGTGTGCTCAGTTGCTTAAGAAGATTAATCACTACCTTTGAATACCCTGTTGTCTGATCCACATGCGTGCTAACGAGAACGAACCTCATTTACTGTGATACTCTTTTCCCGTATAAATCACAAATGCAGGTCAATTCGACACAAGACCACCTGACTCGCCGTAAGCGTCAGATCCTTGCTGCCACCTACGCCACGTCACCTCCCGATAAGAAAAATAAGACGAACTCCCTTGTTACGAGTATAGATGCGAACGCCGCGTCCCAGCGGGAACGGTTTGTGGCCCCATTTCAGGGAGCACTCGGCGGGGCATCGGGAGGAGCATCCTTCTCTAGCCTGTGCTGTCTCCTTTTCCCTCGACTCACAAATCTTACTCTAACGGCGGGATCGCCTCAATCAATCCAAACACTTAACTGGTTGGAGTCTGGACCTGTTGGATCTCGAACGGTTGTCTTTACGAGTGGGTCGGGAACTGTTGGCACTATTTCCGCAAACTCCGTGACCCTTACGGACGTATCGGAGGGAGCCTCAACCGTGGTGGTAACTCTGTTCGCTCCATCTGGTTTGTCGAGTCCTTTAAGTACTGGTACAATCAATATCAACAATCCTTGTTTCCTAGGATTTGTTCAATTGATGACAAGCTTGGGTGCGATTGCGATTGAGAATATCAAAGCAGGTTTTAAGATGCTTCAGCCCAATGGATCATACAGTCATGTAAATAATGTTATTGTGACTACCGTCGGAGAGTATGACGACAAGAACGACACTCGACTGTTCTCTGATGAGTCTGGAAAGTGCGTGGTGACCTACTGGCACAGACTGTCCATTGCGGGCGGACCCGAGTATCGTGCAGTAGACCACCCCGATCTCCATGAGGTTTACCGCGCCTTACCGTTCAAGGTCTATAACCTCGAGCTTGAGAATGATTCGGATGTGCTCATGGTTCACGATACAGAGATCGTGGCTGAGAGTTATATCATTAATAATCCCGCCAACATCTCTATCACCCGGGAGAATGACACGAGCCGGATTACAATACTCGCGTAAACAGCTGTTCGAGATAGGAATCTGTTAAGTCCTCTCTAGGTGCTAACTCGTTGTCCGATAGAAGTCCGACCTCTTGAATAACCAGGCAGTCTCTACATATCCAGACGACGGGAATCGGAGTTATGTTGGTGGAGTGTTCAGCTTCGTCCCCTGTTGTGCGAGTACAAACCCATGGATATGCGAAAGAAAGTAACATTCGATCAATTGGAAATACATGACCTTCATTCAAGATTCGTTCAAACTCCACTAGCAATGGCAACGCACGGCGTGACCAAAGCATAGCAGTACAGTTACGAATACTCTTAGTTTTCGAAGATCGGAAGAAAGAAGCTGAGACACGTTCAATTTTTTCGGGTTCGGGAAAAATGGTATGTGAGTTTGCTCCTAAGAATACCGCGTCCCATGATAGATCTCGGGTTGCTTCTTCAATTCGTTGTAAGAACACCTCTTTAGAACAACCGAGACGGGCATCATCTTCTAATACAAGACACCATTCGTGACTGAGTAATCCCTTACGGATTGCATTCACATGTGCTAACCCACACCCAGTATGCAAGATATCAGAGAGAATGCCATCCACTTGTTCATACTTGAGCCAATTCCAATGTTGTTTGAATAACTCCATTCGGTCTGATCTGGAAGGTAGATTGATGACAAGTGTCTTCATGACTGTTTAAACAATCCTATATGTAAGATACAATATGCCGGGTGCACTCCTCCAGCTGGTTGCTATTGGGGCACAGAATGAACTTGTTCACGGGAGCCCTTCTATGACGCATTTTCGCGCCGTGTATCGGCGCCACACGAATTTCGCCATGGAGTCAATCCGAATGACATTTACGGCTTCAAATCTTGAGTTTTCGCCAACGACAACGAGGACGATTTCATGCCGTATTGATCGGTATGCGCAGTTGCTTCACGATACCTATCTTGTGTTGACCCTTCCTGATATTTGGTCGCCCCTCTCCTATCTTGGATTTAATATTGCTCCGCCAGCCGGATATGATCAACGTTCAAATTCAATTGGATATGAATTCAAATGGATTGACAATATTGGGTATAACTTGATTGATTACGTTGAGATCACTGCAAACGGCACGGTTCTTCAGAGACTCCCAGGCGAGTGGCTGAAGTTTTACTCCTATCTGACTCACGACCCGAACAAGCGTGCAATCGTAGATCAGATGGTTGGCAACATCCCCGAGCTGAATGACCCTGCAAATGCATATGGTCGCCTTGGACAATATCCACATGCAGTGACACCTCTGAATCAACCTGGAGGAATTCCGAATACGAAGGTTCCGGAACCGTCCATTCGGTCTCGTCAGCTGATCATCCCCCTTCATTTCTGGTTTGCTGAGAACCCCGGAATGGCACTTCCACTTGTGTCAATGCAGAACTCCGACGTGTTTATCAATGTAACCTTTCGCCCCCTGAACCAACTCTACACGGTGATTGATGTAGTCCCTGCAAGTCCTACGTATGGACAGCGCATCCGTTCAAACGATGGTATTGGTCGGTTTCTGTCCCCACCCCTTATAACGGGTGCAATCGGCAACCCATCCTTGACGACGTTTTTTCCCGATCCGTATCTTGAAGGCAATTTTATCTACCTCACGGAGATGGAGATGGCCCAGTTAGCCACTGCTGATCAGACCTTCTTGGTCAAGACAGTAACCTTTGTCAACAATCCAGGACAGTATGGTGGTAATTCGGATATTGAGATTCCTTTCTTCAATCTGGTAACCCGTGTCGTGTTTTCGACTCAGCGATCTGATAAGATTCTGATCAATGACTGGGACAACTACACGAACTGGGATAATCCCAACGTGGCTCCGTTTACCTCAACCGGAGTAGCAAACGATGTCTTTTCATCCATTACAAATTCAACTGAAACACAGACCTTTATGTACTCGAGCGGTCAGCTACAAATTACATCTGTATATCCCCGTGATCCAATCATGAGTGGACAGCTTTTGTTGGACGGTAAAGAGCGATTTTCTGTTAAGCCGAATGGATACTTCTCGTTGCTTCAGATGTATAAGCACACGACAGGATACACACCCGTGATACCCGGAGTCTACATGTATTCGTTTGCGCTGAACAACGATATGTATCAACCCAGTGGAGCAATTAATGGAAGTATGTTTAACAAGGTGATCCTCCGTTTGGGTCTCCAACAACCCCTTCCCACCGCTCAGGGCGTGGCATCTCAGTCAACCGTCTGCGTTCTGAAGTCAACGGTCTTCAGTCCTAATCCAGTGATTGTTACAGCCGCTCAGCTTCTGCTGACGGATCCTAAGACTGGACTCCCCTTGTATCCACCGGATAGCGTCGTATCCGTAGTTCGTAATACCAATGGAGACAGTGTTATCTTTGCATACACCTACAATCTCGGAGTGTATGTTGAGTCAATCAACTTCCTTCGTATCGTAAGCGGTCTTGCGAATTTCATATTCGCTAACTAATAATGAGCATCACAATTAAGAGTGCCACGTGGGGAGATGAGAAATCCGCAACGGACATTACCAAGACAATGATTGAAAAGGCAAAGGATGGGTATTTAGATCTGGTTGCAGACAATACCATTGTTCCCGCAGTTGACTTGTTATCCGGATCCAAGACCGTAGCACTTGATGATGGTGAGAAGACACAGATTAATGAAAATGCCGTTAAGCTGTGTGGTGGAAATGCACAGGATACGAAGTGCATTAACTTCCAAAAGAATCAGCTTGAATCCAGCACATTGCAGAAGAAGGTAGCTGAAGCCCAATCCTCAGCAAATATTATCACGGGACGTCGGTTGACTCTTACGATCATTGATGGAGCGGGCGTGGAAAAGGTCATTGCAATTCCCGATGGTCAGAAGGTGAAGATGGGTGAAAAGCCTGCAGTGGCTCCCTTCAAGATGCCCGAGACCTTTTCAGGCGGAACATGGGAAATCTTGATGCAGTTTGGCAAGATCGCGTTTACGATCATAATGACCCTACTTTGGGTGTTTAGCATTGTTGCTCCGTATCGGCTGTTTGTCTTGCAAAACAAGCTGATCCTTGCGTATGTCTTGACCGCATTGGCGATTCTCATTCCCTACTCCGGATTGATCACAACACCAGTAGCACTTGCATATTTCAAGTATATGTCCATGAAGCCCGCACCAAAAGTTGTTCCCGCTGTAGTATAATGTTCCATCTCCAGTGGATTGTAGGCGGGATCATCATAGGTATGTTGATTGCCTGTATCATTGTTCCGCCTACGCGTAACGAGGTTGCCGTTCCCTCTCCCCACGACAAGGACGTCTTTCATACCGACACGGGTTGCGTTCGGACTCATGCAATCGAGGTTCCATGTGGAGCCGAAGCGGATTCCTTCAATCTACTCGCAAGTCTCAACAAGAAGTAATGCTCGACATCACAAAATCACTTGAACGCGCGGGTCCCTTTTTCTCTTTTGTCATCGGGCTTGGGATCTCCGTGCTTTTGTTCCATCGTAACTATGCAACCTATCGTATTCTCGGGGTGCCGTTGGAGGATGTAGAAGACAAGACAGTCAAGGTTGATGGAAAATGCTACAAGTATCGCGTGGAAGATGCAACTTGTGAAATCCCGTCTCCTTCATAAACAATGGACGATTCAACTTCACTGGACGCCCTACTCCCTTCGCCTCAGCTCCCCCAATCTATGCCTCCCATGCATGGTGTGTCTGGATCCGATCATATCCAGCGCACACAGATGTCTCCCTCGTTCAAGCCGTCTCTTCCCATGATGCGCATGATGTGGGTCAACCTGACCTTGTATATTTCCTTCTTCCTGGCTACGGTAATTTTGTCGCTGTCAGCTCCTCGTGACCTCCTGCTCCGCTACATCCCGAATGCATACACATCGGGTGGGGTTGTGTCTTGGCAGGGTGCTGGCGTTTTGGGTGCAGCCGCAGTTATTGTGTCTCACCTACTGAACGTCTTCCTGCTGAGCTTCCTTGGTTAAAATGGATCTACACTGAAGCTGTGCCTGTAAAGTAGACAAGATGCCTATCATCGGAACTAAGGATTGCAAGCACATCATGGGTTCTATCAATCGGGGAAATGAGTATCGGAAAAACTGTGCAGACCAGTTGTTTGAGGAGTTTCGCGAGTATATTGAGTCAGCGTCTCCGGTAAAGACATTTGCGAAGGCTCTCTTCAATCGTAAGCCTCCTATCATTCACATTCCGAACATTCCTCGGTGTATCACGACGAATAATACTGAGGTAGATGACGTCGATAAGTTGAAGCTTATTAGTGAGTATAATATTATCGCCCGCCTTGAGAGGCACATTGGTCATGTTAAGATTAATTGTGAGTATACCGGCTACTCAATTCTCACACTTACAGTGGAGTTCGTGCCAAAGGTGGTCAATAATCCCGAGGAGGAGCAGTCTGTAGATCTCCCTACAGTCGATGATGAGGAGCGTGAGACCATGGATGATCGTATCCTCCGTAAGGAGACTTCCTGGTAAAGTAATAATGTCAACACCCCAACATTGCAACGCATGTAGCGTATATATTTATGATGTCCTGAACTGCGATCTTTCAAGTCAGGACATTTATTACGGTTTTTACAATTTCAAGGCTGTAAAAAGAATTCTACCAGAATTGGTCCGAGAGTTTCAGAGGATCGCATCCGATCATCATTACGAGGTATTTGATACACCCGATCCCCGTCGGTCAATGTTCATTGTCACTCGGTTGACTGAGGAAGGGCTTGTGAAGAGAACAGGAATGACCTTTCATGGAACTCTTTCAAGAGGCAAGCCACATCAGATGGCGTTTCATTGGGTGAATCAGTATTTTCGAAGATTGTCGGGTCTACAGATGATTCATTATGAACATTCGGGTGGTATTGTTGAAGCTCCACTGCCGAAACTTGACCTAAAAACTCTTTTGAGATATTTAGATGCAGGTCACATCTCTCCAGAGAAAATGGAAATGTATCTTAATGAGTATGATGTATATAGTAAAGATGGATAACGCATCGACCAAAAATCTATACATGGTGCTGGAAGTCAAAATCATTGAGCTTGAGGAGCGTATTGAAGTATTAGAGGCAGAGGTTGCACGACTCAAGTTTCTCGCACTTCCGAAGGATATGAGCCTGAAAGACCAATACAAGGCCTTGGAGGAGCACAAGAATACACCCATGACGTATTCAGAGATGCGCGAACGTTTCGGTTAAAGACAAGTCGGCTTAAATAAGTAATGTTCCTGCGACCTGTATATCTACAGCAACCGCCCGCATGGTTTTATCCACGCATCTTAGTTGGAGCAGGTGAAATGCTCTCACAGGGTTTTTCACGTAAATATGGAATTACCCATGTCATCAACTGTGCATTTCCCGAGGATTCTCCGGTTTGGTTCAGGCGTGCATTTCCGGATCGGTATGTATGTCTGAGTGCACATGACACACTACAGTCTAACATTTTGGATTGGTATCCTAAATTTGAAGAGACATTAACGGCCTTTTTGCGTGCTCCTGGTTCGGGAACTGTTTTTGTCCATTGCCAATGTGGAATTAATCGTTCTGCTTTCTTGGCGCTGACCTATAGCACGACACATTTCAATATGCCGTATGAATCTACCTTCGTAGCACTCAAACGCCAGCGACCGTGCATGTTGACAAATCCGGTCTTCAGGAAGCAGACTGAAGAGTTTGTAAATGGACGTGTTCCGAATTCGCAAGACCCGGGACGTGGGGACGAGCGGATCATCAATGGGGACACTGGACTCTGTGCACCAGGAGCAGGTCCAGGGTTTGCGGGATTCGGGTGCTAAACAAGAGGAACTAAAAACCCGGATCGCTGAACTTCAGGGTCAACGTGAAACACTAAGTGCCTCGAATGAGATCACAGATATTGTGAGGTGTTCGCACGTGGATTCGCAGATTCGCGAGATAGAACAGGAACTTGCTCAGTCCAATCCGGTGGAGGAGTACTACATGAAAAACATGGATATCTTACTTGACTATTATGGAAAACAGGATGCAACTTCAGCTCCATCCGCTCCACTCCTCAAAGATGCCAATACGTTCCTTAAATTCTTTGTCGCAAATGTGCCCATGACGGATACTGGATTATCGAAGAAGCAGATGTTTGACGAGTATGTCACCCGTATGAAGCTGACGAACGGTCCGGAAGCTACTCAGTTGCTCACGGAACATTGTGTTGCTTGCAACACGGCGCGGGAAGAGATCAGCTCGGAAGGCATTCTTGTGTGCCCGAGTTGCGGGTCGGAGGAGTATGCGTTGGTTGTGTCGGATTTCCCAAGTTTCCGCGATCCACCCAAAGAGCGGAACAACTACGCCTATAAGAAGATTAACCATCTCAATGAGATCCTTAATCAATTCCAAGCGAAGGAATCGACCATTATTCCCGAAGAGGTTATGAATGAGGTGATTCTTGAGATCAAGAAGCGTCGCATTGATAATATTGCTGATCTATCGGAAGAGGACATTCGTCAGATTCTGAAGAAGCTGGGGCGATCCAAATACTACGAGCACCGTGCTCACATCCTGAGCCGGTTGAATGGGAATCCGCCTCCGACCATCACCCCTGAAATTGAGGAAAAGGTCCGGGCAATGTTCCAGGAGATTCAGGCACCGTTCTTGCTCTACTGTCCCAACGACCGCACGAACTTCCTGTCGTATTCCTACATCCTCTACAAGTTCTTTGAGTTGCTGGATCTGGATGAGTATAAGGTTTTCTTTCCGTTGCTGAAGTCCCGTGACCGCCTGATCGCCCACGATCAGATCTGGAAGAAGATCTGCGACTACCTAAACTGGGAATTTATTCAGAGCGTGTAGTAATGGAGGAGATCCCCTACACGAGTCTCGTTCCGGGACTGAAATATACGATTCTCAGTGAGTATGAAGACGGTGACCTGGGATACGACGTCGACGCACCCTACACGGGTGTCTTTGTGTCCCGAAGGGGACTATACACTACGTTCAGGGACGTTAAGAGTAGCAACGGGGAGGACCAGCCAGGTGGGTTGGAGTTTGGACGGGAGCATTACTACGTTCAGGACGCAATACAAAGGGGTCGTGACCTCACAGCTGTTAAGCGACTGGGAACATCTAAGAATCTTCCCGAGGATGTAGAGTCTGTGATAGGATCATTCATCACCAATAAGAAGGGATCAACCAATGCACAGATGGATAAACTGAAGCAAGACAGCGGTATATCATTGGCACCCCGGGCTGGACGTCGCAAGACCAAGGTGACAACTAAAAAAGAAGCTAAAAAGACATGTTCTCCTGGTTATGAGGTCTACAACTTCCGTAAGACTCGGAAGGGTGTATTCTATGATTGTGCACCGAGGCGTAAAACTCGTCGGTCTACTCGCGGTCACTAGGCAGACTCATCAGACCATACAACACACCAAAAAACACAAGGGTATGAAGCATGAACCCAAACGCCGTAGGGCACCCGTTAACTGCGACACCCGCGATCAACGAGTTCACGAAGCGAAAGGTAACCGGATTTGCCACAAGGAAAAAGGCAAGAGTGGAATACAACGAATACTTAAACTTCAATCCTTCAGACTTGACGGCCATTTATCTTTTATTGAGGAGTTAAGAAACTGGCTCGAGCTTAACATCTGCGATTGTTGTCACTACTACTGGTTTAACTTCAGGATCGGTCAATGGAATCACTTCAAGAGTCTTTTCAATTTCTATCATGGAAGATTTTACGCGAATCATATCTTTTTCACACTCTTCCCACTTACCCCAGCCATACGAAATGATCTGACTGTGCTGATTGTGATAATAGAATGTCAAGAATGGTTGACCTAAGCAGGTAGTTCCCATACTAACATTTGCAAGGGATGGAATGTGAATAACTTGTTGATGAATACGAACAAAGCGAGGCATTTTAACTATGACTACGATTTGTTTGACTGTATGTAATCCATTTTAGAATATTTCAAAAGAAGTGACCACTGCTACCTTACCTTGCTTACCATTTATAGACCATGTATCCCAGTTATGAATGTGTAGAACTTCATTACCACCAATCTTGTGAAAGGCAACCTCTGCGTGTTCAGGACAGGAAGTGTAGACAATCCATGGTCCATCCTCTTCAATGTACGGAAACTCATTAAGAATATCCAGTGACCAATGGTTTCCAACTTCTGTAATTGTTCCTGACTCTGTATACCTAAATCTTCTTTCACGAGTTACAAAACCAAGCACTTCATCACTAGGATTATCAATTAGTTCCTCTTGAAGTTCGTTATTAGACCCGGAATAGGGTAAAATCGTAAACCCAAGATCATTACCTCTGCAAATTAGTTTAGCCATCTAGTATACATATTAAAAAACGGTATGCGTGTAATCTGTTTTACTCCGTCATTTCTTTGTAATAGAGTAATAAATGGATTTCTATGTGTTGATGTTCTGGGCGGGTATTGTGATTCTGATTGGTTCTCATGTCCTGCTTTTTAAGTCTATGCCCCAGCATTCAACCATCGCACTCGTTGCCACTGCGTTGGTCTTTGTCGGCTCCAAAATTGGACGTGAGTTTCTTGGACTTTGATTCAATCGCCAACTTCACATGAAGTTCGTCTAATGTCGTGACAATCGCAATGTTCTCAATCGTAATATCCTCTCTCCACAACTCATATGCAAACTGATACAAACGAGCTTTGACGGCTGTCCGAGTTCGTTTGTGCTCTTCCGCAACCTGCTTTAGAGTCATCCCATTCTGCAACCACTGAATCATCTTCATCTCTTCCGCTTCACTCCAATATTCACCTGATCGAGACATTCTAGTTAAAAATTGATTTGTTGGTGTGATTGTATCCATTTTAGAGATACACTGGCTCATCCTCCCCATTCTTCTCAAGAATATTGAGGCGCTTGTCAAACTCTTTGAGCAGATCACGAATCTCCTTCAGAACTGTCATTGGCGTCTCATTTGTTACTTGGGGGAATATAGCGTTAATCTTGACTTGCTTGTTTTTGACCCTTTCCTCTTGTTTCTTCTTTGAATTTTCAAGCGAACGTGCGCTTATACGCAATGAATTTTCAATGGAGGATATGGGCGCATTAACGATTTTTGATACTTCCTCAACCGGAGTTCCTTTTCCAACTAGATCCCTTGCAATAACCATTTGACGAGAACTAATACCTCCAGTAGTTCTCTCAAAATGTAGTGCACACTCCTCTATCGTCGTATTTTCAGACAATAGATGAAGAAGTTCGATGTCAAGTTCTGGTGTCCAAGGGGTTCCTGCATTCTTAGGCTGTGGTTTATTACTGGACTGAGGCATTTTAACCACCTTACTATAACTTTGTCTAAATCAAATCCATTTTAATATACCTTGGATTAGCCTAGCAATAATTTATAACCTTCTTTCGGAACGTTTAAAGGGTAGATTTTTGTTACTTATACTTCCTCCCCATGCATTAGGAATAGTCTTTGATAGAATTGAACGTCTCTCAGTATACTTAGTGTATTGTGGATTTTGATCACAGAAATCTTGAAATTCATATATATTTGTGAACTCTATAAACTGAGTTTCATTATTTATACTTATATAGTATCTGGTAACACTGTCTTGATAGTGTGGGATTGAAGAAATTACTTGATACGGCATTTTATGTAAAAAGATTATATTAGTGGGTTAGAGATCCGTTTTAGAGCGAATCAGATCGTTCCCGGACCTCAATGTCTCTAAACTCATCGTGCATCCATGAACCAGATGCATGTCCGCTGAATCGCGACATGTTTGATCGAAGTCTTGTGTCTTCTAGACTTCCGTATACATAGGTTTCACCTACAATCGTTCCGTTAGTAAACAGACGTTCTAATGCCCACGCAGTCGCCATTTCATCTGTGGGTTCCATTGGATTTCGTGGTGGAGGAGGGCTTGGAATATACGGATGACTATCGCGAGCCATAAGGATAGCTTCATCTACATTTCCAGCACTGAATCGAAGTTCTTGTATTGCACGATTTCGTGTTATACCTGCTTCTTGGATTACTTGTGTGATTCGACCTTCAGTAGTAAAGGTATACGGTGCAATACGGAACCATACAGCTTGTGAATGATAAATTTCTCGTTTTGGGAGTGGATCTGGGCGATTGAGTTCAATGTCGCTCAAAGCATGACGACACATAGGGCAAGTGGACGCATCTGTAGTCCATTTAGTTAAACATTTAATGTGGAAGGAGTGAGAACAACTCAGAATACAGCAACCTGTGGTCTGATCAATAGTTTCGTAGCAAATAGGGCAGTCTGTCATTTTGGCACACGATCTAGATATAATTGACCAAATCAAATCCATTTTAGTTACCAGGCATTTTTTTTGACTACAAACTATAATGCAGATTAGGAACGCGAATCCGATCGCAGTGGATCTTCAAAACATCTATATATCTAATTTTGATTCTTATCGTTCTGATGATGATGCTCCAGAGTTTAGACACGCTATCTTGAAGCTTGGTACAGATTCAACTCCCCGTTTACTTGCAGGTCAAACAGATCCTGGTTTTCAAGATGGGCCTGCTAATCAGGCTACATTTAATAAACCTATAGATGTTGTATCCTATCGTGGAACCCTGTATGTGCTTGATAGAGGAAATAATGCGATTCGTAAAGTGGACGCTCAAGGAAACGTAACTACATTTGCGAGTGCGACTGAAGGACGTGGATTTAAAGCGCCTTTTGATCGTATGTTATGTTTTACAATTGATTCAGCTGGAACGGTTTATGTAGTAGATCGCAATCCTGATGGTAGTCATGTGATTAAAATTACAAGTGCAGGAGAAGTCACTGTATTTCCAAATCTACTTAATTACTTTGTATACTCGATTGTAGTTGACGACTCTGGATTTCTTTATTCAACTTCACCTGCAAAACACTGTATTTACAGGGCAAAACTTGGAGTTGATGATAAAGCTACTGTCTTTGCAGGAAAGGAGCAACAACCTGGAATGGTAGACGCAACTGGAGAACAATCGCTTTTTAATCAACCTTGGGGACTTGTAGTTGGTTCAGATAGAAATATTTATGTTGCTGATTTTGACAATCATCGTATTCGTAGGGTTACACCTCAAGCTGTAGTGACTACAGTAGCAGGTAATGGGAACGCAATGAGAATGGATGGTATTGGAGTTGAAGCATCTTTTTACTATCCAATCTATTTAGCGTGGCATCCCCGTGATATGATTCTCTATGTACTAGAAGGTGAAGATGAAGATACTGCGATTCGTAATGTAGATGCAGATACAGGAGCAGTTGCAACTATCTATACTGCGCCTGAAGAAGAAGATAATGCCGACGATGAAGATGAAGAGCTCCCAGAGTTTCTTACACCTCCAGAATCTCCTCCTTCAAAAGACATTGAATCCGGATCAGGCGATGTCATTTCATCGGATGATATTGAAGAAGGTTCAGTTGTAGGACAGATTGTAGGTGAAGGAGGAACCATTGCAAAATCTCAGTATTACTTCCCTGCTTCATTGCAAAACTTATGGCAACAAGGTCCATCAAAGTTCACAGATCCATATACCCGAAAAAAGATTGTAGATGTAAAGTGGTATAAAGCTCACTTAGTTCCTCAAGGAACATTAGGTGGTCGTAAAAAGACCCGTAAATCCAAGAAGTCCAAGCGTAAGACATTCCGTAAGAAGAGAAAATCGTTACTTGTTTAAGCAGTAGAATACGTAATACCTTGCATACGGATCAGGGTCCTTTGGATCATCATTACCTACAATATAATAATGAGTGCGCATGAGGTGCTTCTGCAGAATACGGTAAGCATCAACCCGAGAAAGTACATAATCATCCTCCTCTCCGAAAATTGTTGACCAATCTAGCAGAGGCCAATCAAACGCTTCAAGGTTATCAATATCTAGAATGGGTCGAGGTGTCATCTCCTCCTCCATTATGTTTGTTGCGTGAAATCTGTTTTAGAGACTGGACTCTAAGTAGACGTATGGAGCAGTTCTATGAGCGTTTTAAGCAATATGATCGGAATGTCAAGGTGCAAAAACTGGAGCAGATTGTCCACTTGTTTCGGTCCAATCAAGCGCACCAGCATGCAGATGCATTCTATGATTTGAAAAATTGTTATCCTTCGTTCCCCTTTTTTAAGAACGATGAGGAGTTTAGGGTGTATTTAGCTTGGTTACGTATTTATGATTTACCGCCTCATCCGGTGATGGCTCATGTTCTCACTCAAATTTGAGATTTGCGATGATCGCTGGATACAGCGTCGCATACTCAGATGCCCACTTCGGAACCCGCTTGAACGGCTTGACATTCTTATACTCGTAGATGACCTTGTCATCCATCTCCTTGGTCCGCTTCTGGCGTTCCGGCTCCTTCACCTCGGGACCGATGCGCATCCCGCTCTTCCAGGCACAGAACTCATCGGTTCCCATGCGAGCCAGAACCTGCATCGTGCGCATGGTCCAACCCATTGACATTCCCGAGTGCCCCTCATACTTAATATTCTTGTAGATCGCCCTGAGCTCAGGTCCATCTCCATACATATATCCTCCCTCGCCCGGATCGGTCTTCATGAACTCCCACATCTGTGCTGTCTCGATGGCGTTCTCTGCATCCTGCAGCATTTCGTTCTCGTGCTCCGTAAATCCGATAGAAACGTAGTTGAGAGGCATTTTGATCACAGGTAATGTAAAAATTGTTTGTTAGATCAAATCCATTTTGGACGCTTAGAAGCCGTATCGCATCTGCACATCGAGCTTGCGCAGATCAGCCTCATCCCAGTCCTCCAACGGATTCTCGCGTTCGTCCTCGAGGCACCCGCCGGGTCCCATGTGTCCCTGCTGGTTTAGGACGTCATCGCGACATCCCCAGCACCTCAACTCGCGAAGGCGCTTCTCCTTGGTCATCCACAACAGGCGCCAGTCGTCCACCTGCCGAGAAGTCATTCCGCCGGAATACAGCTCTACCTTCTCCTTGATCTTCGCGATCTGCTCCTCCAGCTCCTGGATTTCGAGCCACTCCGCCTCCTGCTCACTGAGGATCGGAGACACTGGCAGAGGAGGCATGTCCTCACAGTCACGACAGAGCGACTGACTGCGCCAGTACTTGTTCTTGAACTCACGCTTGCAGTTGGTGCAGTCGTAAGTGTTCCCGTCATACGGACCCTCGTTGGTGTATCCGTAGTACAGCTCGCATGACTTGCACATCGGCGAGTGGTGGCACTCACAGTTGTGGCGATCCTTCCACTCGAACCGAACCGGCTGATACTGCGGGCACGCAGGATCGTCCTGATCGTTGCAGACGAGGATCCCCCGATCGAACTCTCCAGAGCACACATGCTCAACCGGCGAGCACGGAGGAGCCTCATCGGTTCCGAACCGATCCACCCAGCAGTGAGAGCAATATCCGTTTGCTCCCACATACATGTCCATCCCGCATCCGGGACACTCACTCGTCTCATATGAGACCGAGTCGTCTAGTCCCCCCACCAGGGGGTTGTGCTCTAGACAGCACGGGGCTCCGTAGGTTGCAACCTTCTTGTCGCACGTGGCATCGTAGCAGTAGTAGGTGATCTTGTTCATGTTGGAAGTCATTTTAGTAGTAGTTGTGTTCGCGCCCCATGATCCATTTCCTAGGGCTGATCAAATCCATTTTGGACGATAGTGAAGTGTGTTCACCTAACTATCGCCCTCAAACTTTCGTTATCATTGGGACTTTTTGGTTTTATATTTACTTGCCACCCATCTTGCTCTTGAGTGCCTTCCAGGCAAACGTGGAGACCAGCGCGAAGACAACGGCGTGTGTGAGGTTGACCGTCATCGTCGAGCCACCCGGCGGGAGGCGGAGGAGGACACCGGGGATCAGGAAGTAGAACAGCGCAACAAGGAAGAGAAACTTGACGTACATTTGTTTACTTTTAGATAGGAAAATTTAAGCAGGGGGGTGCGTTCCAAGAAAATCATGGAATACATGCTTTAGTTTATCATCCAACGTATCCAAGAACACAAAGACCGCGTAGACGAAAATCATCTGCCCTCCAAACGACTCCAGGTATCCCTCCAGGGCGGTGGTAACAGGCAACACAGGAATAAACGAATGAACCATATACGTTGTCCAGAATGCGATGATCACTATAATAGAGATCTCAGCAGAGACGTCTAAGAACTGGTAGAGATTAGACTGCTTCTCCCATTCAGGTCCATACTCGGGGAATATGCGCCACAAGCACCACGACAGAAGACCACCGAGGAACACGTAGAATATCGCAATGAACACGAGGTTCACAGTGATATTGAAGATATAACCCTTGACCGGCGGGATAGTGTTGAGACCCGCGTTCTTCATTATTTACAGGGAAGATTAGAGTATACATCATATGCCAACACAGACTGTTCTTCGCACATGGGGTAAGCACTTGATTCTTGACGCCGCAAGGTGTTCACCAAAGATGATCGGATGTCCGATTGTCATTGGTAACTTTGCGCGCACGTTGGTCAAACGTATCGACATGGTTCCATATGGCGAGCCTCAGGTTGTCATGTTTGGAACCGGCAACAAGAAGGGGTATACGCTCGTTCAGTTAATTGAGACATCCAATATCACCGCTCACTTTGTGGAAGAGAACAACTCCATGTATTTGGATGTGTTCTCCTGCAAGGATTTTGATCCGGAGGTTGTTAAGGAGGCTGTGAATGAGTTCTTTGATGCTCAGAAGTTCAAGACTAAGGTTTTGCTTCGACAGGCACCGGTTGAGCAGCTACATTAAAAGTCCATGAGGCATGTTCCGGTTGTCGTACGTGTTCCATCGGGACACTTTGTAGCCTTAGGCGTTGCAGAAGGCATCGTAAAGTGTTCGGGGATAACGCGCTGGAGGACCCAGAACGCAAGGGCAAATCCGAGGAAATACAAGAGCCATTTGGAAGCGCGAGTCATTTATCTTAGAAGTAGGTTTTCTTCACCCAGTCGCGGTCGGTCTTGAACGTCTTTGCCCGGGAAGGAGACGTGGTCTTGTTGAGGACCGCAATGGCATTCAACTTCCGCAGGGTCGAGAGACGACCATAAGCACCCACGGCTTGTGCAATAGCAGCATGACGCTGACTTGCAGAATCTGTTGCAGAGTATCCCTTTGAGGCCAGATCACCCGTCTTGAGAGGACCGATCACAGCAGGTCCCTTTCCAGACGAACCGCGATCCTTGACACAGCTTGCTTTGACGCGATAGGTGGTTCCGCGCTTCAGGAGACGGCCGATGAGCGTCTTCTTCTTACGCGTAGCAATGTATCCTTCGCGACGGATCTTGCCAGGGGGGCATCCTGTTCCACCTCGAAGAAGACTGGATGACTTTATATCGTCCTCGTGCATTAATAACTCTCACTATTTTTCCGATTTGGGCACGTCGAACATCCTTGTTTGGGGGTGGGTTGTGTCTTCCAGATATACATGAAAAATATGACTAACGCAATGAGAACAACGCCGAGTATCATCATTTACTTACTTCGACAGAATCGCTTCGGCACAGTCAGAACACATGAACTCCCCCACCGAGTCATAGACCGACTTATACATAAAGTACTTGTAATCTAGACTCTTGCAGAAGACACATTCGCGCTTCTCCTTCTCAATCTCGAAGATCTTGCAGGTGTAGCGCATTCCATAGTAGCACTCGGGGCAGACTGAGCTATGACAGGTGCGACAGCCAGCGGTTTTCTTGACTCCATACGACGCGTGGCTGAGAAGCTGAGTATCGCAAATTGGGCAGATTGACGTCATTTTAACCACCTTCCCTTTCTTGATGGCAAACTAAATCCATTTTAGGTTTAAAACGGACGTGTTCAAATATAGAAAATACACCTCACCATGGGGATTCCATATTACGTCGCTTCGCTCTTGCGGACTCACAAGCATATCCAGCAAGAGGTCGGAAACACAGCTCTTGAGTGTGATGTGCTGGGTCTTGATTTCAATGCATTCATCCATACCTATCTGAAACCTGAGAACCCCATCGGAAGTATCGTAATCGCATTACGGAACTTCTTACGGGATGTTGTTCATGCGAAGAAGATTCTGATTGCGTGTGATGGGTTGGTTCCCTACGCGAAGATTGTCCAGCAGAGATATCGTCGCATGAAGAAGCCTGAACCATCCTTGTTTGACAAGAATCAGATCTCACCGGGCACGCCATTCATGGCTGAGTTAGAAGACACCTTGCGTTTCTGCTTTCCAGAGTGCATTCTGTCGGGAACCGATGAGCGAGGTGAAGGAGAGCATAAGATCTTCACGTGGTTGCGAACTCTACCCGAAGAGGAACGGCGAAACATCCTGATCTATGGAATGGATGCAGATCTGGTGCTGATTTCTGTGGCACAATCGCATCTTGGTCCGATCAAGCTGGTCCGTGAAAACAAGGATTCGGGGTATTCGACCTTTGACGTATCGGCACTTCGCCGTGTTTTGCCGTTGGATCCGGACTTGTGGGTTCAGATGTGTGTCATGTGCTTTGGTAATGACTTTATGCCGACGATTGCAATGTTCTCCCTCCGAGAAGATGGATACAACCGGGCGGTGCACTACATGAAAAAGCAGGATCTCACTTCAGCGGCAAATGATGAGAAGTCAGTCTTGATGAAGCGTGCTAAGGATACAGATCGGCATATTATTGCTCGTGACGGTCATGCATTGGAGGCCCGTATGGGTCTTCATCTCATGGACGGTGTGATTGACTGGAACAAGGTGGTGTTTGCATTCTGGAAGACCTATGCGTGGACTCTTCACTACTTCAAGACCTCCGAGGTTCTTGACTGGTGTTGGCACTATCCGTATGCAGAGGCTCCCCTTATGGAGGCACTGAATGACTTTGATGTATCGTATGCATTTGAATGGGATCATGCAGAGCCACCGTTTGGAATCAAAGAGCAACTGGATTTCATTCTTCCGGGTCGTGGAGTCTTTGAGGATGAAATGTATGAAGAGGGTCCCGATTCACGTCATGCTTGGATGAAATGCTATACATGGGAGACAGATCCGTTGATTTCACTACCATGGAATCCATCTAGCCTGCCTACGCAGATCTCTTACCTCCGAATCTGAAACCGACCTCCATTGAGACCCAAACGTGGAGCATTTCGAGTGTCAACGCGTATAGGAGATGGAGGTTCGCTATTTGCAAGTTCGAATGCCTGTCCTGGTAGCACAACTACGTCTTCAGCAATATCGGTTTCAAAGTTATTTTCACGTTTTTGAACATATTCAAATTCAATTTTTAACATTTCATTGATCTTCTTCAGTGCCGTAAGACCAGACGCATCCTGCATGGTTCGCCAGAAACGCCGAATATGATTTAGGTATGCAGCACGATAGTCCTTGGCTGGCCTAGTTTTTACGTTGTTTCGTAAGGTTTCAAAGCAAGCCGCAACGGTTGAGTGAATTGGTTTGTTCAGTCTCCGATTCACAGAGTTGTGAACCCGAAATGTGAACAGTAAGAACTCGCGCCTTGATGTGAGCATCTGCGGGTAGGATCGTCTGTATCCGGCAAGTGCAGTTCCAAAGTGCTCCTTGCAGTTCGGGCAGGTTATGGTTGACTGAAACATGTCGAGCCATGTCTGCGTCAGAGTAATTTCAGATATCGTGGGCGAATCTGGATAGCACGAGGCAACTGAATGGAGATTCATCCACCCCAAAGGTCCCCAGATGGACGTCATTACTCTACTTCGCGACAATCATCCCGGCCTCCATACCGCCTTCAAGAATCTCCCTTGCAAGCTGAGGTGGCGTTTTCGGGTTCACGGCGATTCCAGATCCCTTAAGGTGCTCACGAACTTTGGAGTCGCTCATACTCTGCACGGTCTGCTTGATTGTCTTGCGTCGTGCTTTGGCTCCCTTATCGGTGAGGATTCGAAGGGTTCCTTTACGAACCGGCGGGGGCTTGGCGGGATCCCTGACACCCACAATCGGCTCATTTCCGCCCCGCTTTCTAGTTCCCTTCATGACCCCGCGCGGGAAGGTTTTCATGGACTTGTGGCGACCCGCTTTTGGAACTGGTTCTACATGATCTACTTTCTGAATCTTGACGCCGGACATTACACTTATTCAAAACGGATAGATATATTTACAGCGAAGAGATACCCATATGAATACCATGTCATCTGAATGGGAAGCAGTTCGTTCGTATTTCTCCAATGGTGTGCGTCGGATGGTCGATCACCAGGTCGACTCCTACGAGGACTTTATCCGCCACAAGATCCCTCTGATCATCCAGTCGACACCTCCGATCACAGTTTGGCATGAGCAAGATGAGACCATTAAGAAGTATAAGTATGAGTTCAAGTTGTCGTTTGAGAATATTAGCTACATCAAGCCTCGCATCCAGGAGGCAACCGGTCGTGTGAAGCCCATGCTCCCTATGGAAGCGCGCATCCGTAACTTCACATATGCGGCACAGATGTATGTGGATATCCGTTTCATTGCCAGGACCTACAAGGGCCCGATGCTGGATACCTTTGACGAGGAGTCGCGGGTGTTTGAGGGCATCAGCCTGGGTAAGCTCCCTGTTATGTTGGGATCCAGTCTGTGTCTACTGAAGGACTACCCGATGAGTCTTGAGGAGTATGGTGAGTGTGCTCACGATCCTCTGGGCTATTTCATCATCCACGGATCCGAGCGCACGATCCTGTGTCAGGAGAAGGTGGCCGATAACCGCATCATGATCTTCCAGAACAAGAAGTCGGCATCCAAGCACACTCACTCTGTGGAGATCAAGTCCTTGCATGAGTCCTTCACGATGCCTCCCAAGAAGCTGGAGATCCGTATCAGCTCCAAGTTCAATGGTTACGGCAACCCACTGACAGCCTGCGTTCCCCGATTCCGCGAGGATATCCCGGTCGTTGTGTATTTCCGTGCACTGGGTGTCCTGACGGACAAGGAGATCACGAAGATCATCTGGGGATCCGTGGATGATCTCCACGCTGAGTTGTTGTCTGCATCATTCCGTGACGCATCGGAGCTCGGAATCTTCACTCAGCAGGAGGCCATTCAGTATCTGACGAGCCACCTCCAGTATGGCACGAATCAGGAGGATAAGTGCGCATATGTTCGTCAGTTGCTCAACTCCGAGTTCCTGCCTCATGTGCGATTTGCAGGCGAGCTCACGACCACTCCGGTCCACAATGCTCGTAAGACGATGTTGATGGGAACTATGATTCGCAGGCTCTTGCTGACCTATTGCAAGCAGATCCCTTTGGATGACCGTGACGCGTATCCGAACAAGCGCGTGGTGACGACAGGTGCCTTGCTGACCCATCTGTTCCGTCAGCTCTTCCAGAAGGTCTGTAATGACACTCGCAATGAGTTTGTGCAGGAGGTCAACAATGACTCCTGGAAGCGCGGTGAGACTCCCCGTCCAATGGAGATCTTGAATGTAAACAACCTCTACAAGATTCTAAAGCTCTCAGCGATCGAGGGTAAGCTCAAACAGGCTCTGGCTACAGGCAACTTTACCGTCCAGGGTCTTGGTTCGGTTGCATCCATGTCCAATGCTACAAAGGTGGGTGTTTCGCAGGTGCTGGGTCGTATGTCCTACGCAGCGACACTCAGTCATTTGCGTCGTATTCAGACACCGGTTGAGAAGTCAGGCAAGTTGCTTGCACCTCGCAAACTTCACGGAACCTCGTGGGGATTCATGTGTCCTGTGGAGACACCAGAGGGTCATTCGGTCGGTATTGTGAAGAACATGAGTCTGCTGACCTCTATCTCACAGCACGTGCCGTCTAGCACAGTTCTACACTTCCTCCAGGATGACAAGCGGATCGTCTGGATTGACACGCCCCGAGTCTATACCGGGACATCCATTACAGTGAATGGTGTGATCGTGGGCTACACGAACAACCCACATGAGCTTGTGACAGCCTTGAAGTCAGCCAAGCAGGTCCGCCGAATCCATCCGCATATCTCGGTTGCGTGGTATACCCTGATGAACAACCTGTCGATTGAGACGGACGGTGGACGTTGCGTGCGCCCTGTGTTTCGCAAGGGTGCTCCTCCACCCACAGATCGGTCTAGTTGGAATGAGTGGTGCAAGTCGTGCGTGGACTACATTGACTCCTCGGAGACCGAGACGCTCAGGATTGCCATGAGCAAGGACGAGATGACCGATACACACACTCACTACGAGATCCATCCATCTCTGATTGTCGGACACATGGCTTCGACGATTCCACTGTCAGACCATAACCAGTCTCCTCGTAATACCTATCAGTCAGCCATGGGTAAGCAGGCTATGTGCGTCTACGCTGGCAACTTTGCAAAGCGCCTGGACAAGAATGCCTATGTTCTTTGCTCCATTGCTCGCCCGATCGTGGAGACCCGTGCCATGAATATCCTGAAGATGCACGAGATGCCCTTTGGGATGAATGCGATTGTGGCCATTGCCTGCTACGGTGGATACAACCAGGAGGACTCCGTGATCCTGAACAAGTCGGCAGTTAAGCGTGGCTTCTTCCGCGGTCTGTATTACGGCATGTATAAGGATGAGGAACACCGGAACGTTACCTCGGGTCGCGAGGAGAAGTTCATGAAGCCTCAGAAGCACAACACTCGCAAGTACAAGAACACGTCGTATGAGGCAGTGTCGGAGGCGGGTCTTCCGATCATCAATTCGGTCTTGCAGGAGAACGACGTGGTGATCGGCAAGGTCGTGAACCTTCGCAATGACGCTGCTGGATATACGTTCCGCGATGCATCGACGACACATAAGAACTCCGAGCCCTGCCGTATCGACGGCGTGTGGCAGGATAAGAACTCAGACGGGTATCCCTTCATCAAGGTGCGCACGGTCTCTGAGCGTATTCCTCAGATTGGTGATAAGGTCTCTTCTCGTCACGGTCAGAAGGGAACTATTGGAATGCTGATGGAGGAGGAGGATATGCCTTTCACGGCTTCGGGTCTGCGTCCGGATATCATCATGAATCCTCACGCTGTTCCTTCTCGTATGACAATTGCTCAGCTGATGGAGAACATCTTCGGCAAGATTGGTGTTCGCAAGGGGACCCTGGGTGACGGAACTCCGTATTCTCACCTGAAGGTAGAGGACTTGAAGAAGCACATGGTGGATATGGGGATGCATCCCTATGGAAATGAGATCCTGTATAACGGTCAGACCGGTGAGATGATGCAAGCCGAGATCTTCATGGGTCCTACCTTCTACCAGCGTCTGAAGCACATGGTGATTGACAAGAAGCATTCCCGTGCTCGTGGTCCGATTGTCTCGCTGACTCGTCAGCCGTGCGAGGGCAGGTCCCGTGATGGTGGTCTGCGTGTAGGAGAGATGGAACGTGACTGTATGATTTCACACGGCATCTCGGTGTTTACCAAGGAGCGTCTGATGGATGTTTCCGACCCGTTCAAGACGGGTATTTGCAAGACCTGTGGCACGCTTGCCGTGGTCAATCCGGTGGAGGGAATCTACTCGTGCGGTGCATGTGGCAACAAGACTGACTTTGTGATGAAGACCTTGCCCTATGCAATGAAGCTCTGGATGCAGGAGCTGGAGGCGATGCACATTACGCCTAGGATGCTCTTAGAGTAGAGCGACGGCGGTGACGATGACGCCTGGACTTCCGGCGCCCCCCTGTTACTTGATCATCCGTAACCTTCTTCAGGAGAATAGTGTGCTTCTCGAGAATAGCATTTGTAGTAGTTGTATATGATTCCATCGCAGCAGCAACTTTGGAGCAGTAGTCGTCAAAGATTGCCTTGTAAGAGGTCAGAATAACCTGTGTGTCTGTGATAGGGATTAACTTTATTTTTGCCTGTGCATCCAGTGCGAACTTGTCGAAGCTGGACATCAGGGTTCCGGACACTACCTGCAACTGACGTGCATACTTGGTCATGTCCATCTTTGCAGCGTCGGTCTGTGATTTGGGCGGGCACTGAGTGCGAAACATGCGTGCAAACATCCCAGTACAGTAGAACTTGACGATAAAGACACGGACAGACTCAATGCTCGAAGCCTGGAGCTTGACAAGCTGTTTGACAGATCCCTTCATATTCACGACAAACTTGCCAAACTCAACATCCAGCTTCTTTTTCGTTGATGCGGTTGTTCCAATGCCACTGGTCAAGACAGCCTTTGTTGACTCTTGACTGTTCCGAATGGAAATGACTTGATTCTCACCAGCACCACCGAGAATCTGATTCATGTTCGTGATGCCTTCTAGAACGTTGTTTGTGAGTCCTGTTGCAAGCTTGCTACTGAGTTGCACTGTCTTATTCGCATCCTTTGCCACTTCACCGACGGTGCCCAGTGTAACATTCGCAATACCAGCGGTTGTCTTTGCAGCGGTGTTGGTGATTTCTCCGGCACTCGCAACCACCACGGTCGTCGTGTTAAGTCCAACCTTGCTGATATCCTTTGCAGCAGATAGCGATGCCGTTGCAACTTCAGTTGTATTAGTTATTGCAGATGAGGTAACCGCACCAACTCCCTCAAGAGCAGCCGTTGCAACAGCATTTCCTTGGTTGACTGCTGTTCCAACGAGCTTGACGCTTTGGTCAATTACCCGCGTCGACACTTCAAGAGTGCCGGTTGTAGCATTCCCTATGTTATTAACTGCAGTCGTCAAGTTGGACGCCATTAGTTTATCATGTAGATATTTTACATGATGCCCGGATCCTCTGAGGCGATGCACATTACGCCTAGGATGCTATTGGAGTAGGATCATCAGTGTTAACCATTGTATTCAAACTTTCGGTAGAGGGTGATTTTGACATTCCCATCTTACGCTGAATAGCATTCTTTCTACAAAGATATCCAAGCCACCCTGCAACAACTACAAATGCGAGAAATGCTCCAACAGCAATAGGCTCCATTTTTACATTCTTGCGTTCATCCTGAAAGTTTGTCTCAGCCTTAAAACAAAATGAACACTACTACCCCCGCCGGAAACTCCTCTGCTCCCGCTATGTCCGCCGGTCGCCGTGGCACCCGCAAGGGTCCTTCGGCCAAGGCCCTCAAGCGCGTTCTCAAGTCCCACGGCCTCAAGTCGTCGGGCAAGAAGTCCACGCTCCGTGCCCGCGCGAAGAGGGCCCACCTCCTTTCCAAGGCTTAAATCTCTGCTGTAAATAATGCCCAAACACACCCGTAAACTTCGCAAGGTCCGTAGGCGTGGCGGTGATGAGAACTATGTTGTTCCCAAACAATTCATGCCTGCAAATGAGGATGTAAAACCACTTCTTGATGCAAGAGCGAACTTAAAGTCCACTAAAATGAATTGTGCAACACGCGATGCATTTAATCGATGTGTGGCCGGTCGACGCAGGAGAACCCGCCGTCAGAAACACTAACGAACCAATCCCGGGACATCAACATGTTCCACCTTGGTATGTCGCCTAGGGTGCGTCGCCTTAGCCTGTAAATAATTTTTCTCGCTCTTATTCAAACAATCAATATGGGTGGTGGTCTTCTTCAGCTCGTTAGCTATGGTGCGCAGGATATCTACATCTCGGGCAACCCCCAGATCACTTTCTGGAAGGTCCTCTACAAGCGTCATACGAACTTCGCGATGGAGTCCATTGAGGTGACGTTCAACGGCCAGGCCGACTTCAACAAGCGTGTGACTGCGGTGATCAACCGTAACGCCGATCTCATGTATCGCACGTATGTGCAGGTCGTTCTCCCCGCGGTTGACTTCTCGTCTGTCACCACGCTCAACCGCTTCCGCTGGCTCAACTACATCGGTCACCGTCTCATCAAGACGGTTGAGCTCGAGATCGGTGGTCAGCGCATTGACCGCCAGTATGGTGACTGGATGCAGATCTGGACCCAGCTCTCCCAGGATGTGGGCACCACAGAGGCGCTCAATGACATGATCGGCAACACCCACGATCTCGTCCTCATGAAGGACCGCAAGGGTTATGCGCTTGATGCCTCATGCGCGGGCTCCGAGCTCACCAACTCCTGCGCCCCCCGCGCTGGAACCCCGGCGCGCACCCTCTACATCCCGCTCCAGTTCTGGTTCTGCCGCAACCCGGGTCTTGCGATCCCGCTCATCGCGCTCCAATACCACGAGGTGCGCATCAACGTGGAGTTCGAACAGTGGATCAACTGCACCTACTACGAGCTGGTCCTCGCGGCCGGAACGGTGCCCACAAGCATCCAGTCGCTCACGGCTGCGTCGCTCTACATCGACTACATCTACCTCGACACGGAGGAGCGTCGCCGGTTCGCTCAGCAGACTCACGAGTACCTGATTGAGCAGCTCCAGTTCACAGGTGCCGAGTCGATCACCTCCTCCTCCAACAAGATCCAGCTCAACTTCAACCACCCGGTTAAGGAGCTCGTGTGGGTTGTTCAGCGCGACTCGTTCGTGGACTGCACCCCTAACCAGGTCTTCATCCAGGAGGTCAACGGATGCCAGCCTTTCAACTACACGGATGACTTCAGCACGGAGGGCATCGTGATGGACGTCCTCGCCCGTGGCGGTCTGGCCGCGAACGGCGGCGCGGCGGTTCCCACAGCCTCTAACGATGGTCCTTCCGGACCCTACCTCCCGGGTCTTGGTTTCCCGGGCCCTGGACCCTCGCTCAACGGCGCATCCTGGCTCGACACCAACATTGGACCGGGCGGCAACGACCAGGGCATCGTGTTTGAGGACACGACCAACTACCTCCTCGCGAAGGTCATCCTCCAGTCTGGAGTCAAGTGCGAGGGCAAGAACCCGGTCGAGGTTGCCAAGCTCCAGCTCAACGGCCAGGACCGATTCACAGAGCGTGAGGGACGCTACTTCTCCCGCGTGCAGCCCTACCAGCACCACACCCGCACACCGGCCCAGGGTATCAACGTGTATTCCTTCGCGCTCAAGCCTGAGGAGCACCAGCCCAGTGGCACCTGCAACTTCTCCCGTATCGACAAGGCGACCCTGCAACTCACGGTCAGTGTCAACACGGTGCGCTCTGGACGCACAGCCCAGGTGCGCGTCTATGCAGTCAACTACAACGTGCTCCGCGTCATGAGCGGCATGGGTGGTCTTGCATACAGCAACTAAACACCAAAACAAAAAAGCAAACAAGATAACCCAAAAAAACAAAAACAAATGTTGGTCAAAACTGACCTGGATTTGAGTTTGTGTAACTACTTTAATCAAAATACGAAGTAACTGCATCTGAAGAAGATCGACGCGTAATGTTGAAACTCGGAAAGAACTGAAGACATTCGTAGTCGGAACTCGGAGGAAACTTATTTGAGATACGCTGAATGATCTCAGTTGCAAAGTTCCATGCCAAGATGATAACAACGACCTTCTTGTCAAAATACTCTTCAAGCTTTGTCGATCCAACAACTTGGATCTGAGTTCCTGGTGTAAACTTACCATGTTTCAATACAGAATCATCAATGATAAACTTTGGTGCAAGGGGATTTGGTGACGAATCAAAGATATAGTTCAAAAATACATTGCCTTTTGCGGCAGCTCCGAATCCAAGGATATGATATCCTGATTGAGAGTAGTTCTTAAGAACATCGAGGCACTTGGACTTCAGAGAGCGAATAGAACTAGCATACTTTGTATAAAAGTCGTCTGTATAGAGTCCAAGACGCACTTCATCTTGCAATATAAGGGTATCCGGAGTAGGAAAAATACCCTTTTTGATCTCAAATACATAAGATATTCCGTGAATTGGTGTCTTGTAGACATGTACTAAAGTACACCCTGCATTCTTGGCAGCATGCATCATAGATCTGACTGTAAAAAATGAGATGTGCTCGTGATAGATTGTATCAAACTCATTATTGGCATACATATGTGCTTGAGATGTTTGAAGTACGAGAAGTGTCTTATCAGACATGACATTCGCACATGTTTGAATAAAGCCAACTGGGTTTGTGACGTGAGCAACTACATTCTCTGCAATGATAAGGTCGAGATCGATACCATCAACGAGGGTGCACGGTTCTGTTCCCCAGAACTTACAATCGATCGTATGACCCTTTGCCACTGCCTTTTTGACCTGATTCCTTGCAGGGTCAACACCATATGTCTTCCACCCAAGTGCCTTAAACTCGTCTAGCTGATAGCCGTCATTACATGCGAGTTCGAGAACTGTCGGGTTAACCTTTGTAATGCGCCGAGTATACGTCTCAGCTATGCGCTTGAAATCATCACGTAAAGTTTGTGATGTGCCACTCTCATAGATATAGTTCCGAAAGAGGCTCTCCCGATCTACAATATAGCTAAGCTGGGTATGACTACAATGCATGCATCGATACACCTCTAGTGGATAAGAGGGAACCTCTTCGCTTACATTTATAAAATTGTTTGCAAGAGGTTGGGTGCCAAGATCAAGAACGCTTTCGATTTTTGCATTACGACAGATCAGGCACTTCATATGAAGACCGATTGGAGTATTGATTCGTTCAAGAAGATCTTTCTTATTATTTTCATAGTATGAATGAATAGAATCTTGGGTCCCCTTGAATGTATAGTTAAATCGATCACATAGTTTAGAACAATCCATTTGAAATCCCGTGTCTTTAGATGTTATATTCATACGTAAGCTTGTGTTGGTTTTTTCAGTAATCAATCTTGCAGCGTCTCCAACCGTAGTATTAAAAGATCCAACATTAAAGATGTCATTTCTAACTGATTTGTCACTCATGATTCGAGTAATAACCTCGAAAAGATCTGGATACCATAAGATTGATCGCCATGAATATGGATTTGTGGCGTTGACATATCCATATGAAAATGCAGAGTAGTACATGCCGTTATAGATTAACTCTGGTCGCATAGATGGAGATATACCAGATACTGTTCCCATTCTGAGACCAATTGTTCTTTTTCCCATTGATGCAACTAGTTGTTCACGTGCATACATTACACGTTCATATTTGAACATACTCGATATATCAACAGTATCTGTCTCTCGAGTGTTTGTCTGATTATAGTATACAGATCCAGTTGATGCATAGATACAGATCTGAGTATTATTTAACTTCTCAACAACCGATATGAATTCGGTTACACATGTGTCGTAAAGGCTATCATATGGTTCTAGTTCGCAGTCAGCCTTTCGTGAAATTCCTGCAAAATACAGAATAACATCAAAGTTAGAGACATCGACTTTACTTGCTTTCATCTGTTCGTGGGGAGGATATATGTTCGAATCGGCTATGTCAATACACGATACATCATGTAGCCCCTTGAGATCATTATATAACATAGAGCCGACATATCCACAAGCTCCAATGATTAGAACTTTCATATTTCTATAGTAATAGATTATACCAGTATGCCTACCGCATATTCATTAATTTGGCCTGGACAGGATGGTTCGATCTACATGCCAAGCGAGAATCGTAATCCTGACATGGATGTCAAGATGAATATTCCTATTTTTGTGCTCCATTATACACCACTTACTGATCGCAAGGAACATATGCTTAGACAGCTCGCAGATCACGGACTTGAGGCTCAGTTTATTACTCAATGTGATCGTGAGCACATCACCGACTTTACTTTTTTTGACACATCCAAGATCAGTATTCGATGCATATCCAATCTTATGAAGAACTGCGAAGTCTATCGAAAGATGATCCAAGATAATATTCCATATGCAATCGTTTTTGATGATGATGTGTGTCTTGTGAAAGATTTCAATACGATTATGAATGAGACTGTTAAGAACCTTCCACCTACGTTTGATATCTGCTATTTTGGAGACATTTGTGGATTCCACATCCAAAAAACATCACCACACACAAACGTATATCTGAAGTCGAATGAAATCGGACCCGTTTTTAGTGAGCGAGGTTATTACATGGAGGCGCTTGGATCTACACGCGGACCTGCATATATCCTCACAAATGCGTGTGCTCGCAAGATAATGAGTGTCTTTGTACCTGGCTATAAGATTACAGATCTTGGTCATGATCACTGGATGAATAATGTTGCACGAGAGAAGAATTTACAAGTATATTGGAGTGAACCTACTTTTGTATGCGGAGGGTCTGATATCGATAGGTTTAAGTGTAGTCTTGGCCATCAAGAATGGGCTAATGATCCAAATCATAAACTTGATTAAGTTCTTTACACGTGAAATCCTCTCTATAGTCAAATGATACATCTTCCTGTATCAGTTGGAGAGGGTGTTGATAAACTTACAATCTTAGACATCAAATGCAAAAAGATTAAAGACCCTGAGAGACTCTCTCACTGTGTAAAAGAATACGAAGCTCTCTATTCTGAGCTTGAGGAATACACAACTCGGTTCCCATTTCATTACAGTGTTCTCTATACGATTAATGAGGAGATCTGGAACATTCAAGATACGTTTCGTGAATCACCGGACTTTAATTCGTGTCTTGATATTTTAAACAAGAATGACATGCGGTTTCGCATGAAGAACATTCTTAATAATTTAACCAGTTCTCATCTTCGTGAGCAAAAAGGCTATCCAAAACGCCGTGCCCTTGTGATTCACCACCTGGGTCTTGGTGATCATGTCTGCATGATCGGTGCTGTGCGCTATATTGCACTTCAGCATGACGAAACTACCGTCTTTTGCTATGCCCGGAATGAGAAGAATGTCCGATCTTTTTACAGCGATGATCCGAGTATCAAACTACAAATTGTAGATCTCAATGGTCCTTTTGAATATACCCCATCTGAGTACACGAACATCTATCTATCCGGTGAACACGCAGGAGTCTGGAATAACTCTGACTTTCCTAGCTGTTTTTATGATCATATGAAGATGGATCGTGGGATCCGCTATTCATATTTCCATATCCCAACATCAGATAAAGCATCTGAACTATATGAGATGGTTAGAGCTACACCATATATATTTGTCCAGACAGCATTTTTAGGTAATCATGGTGGAGGAATTGTGAACTCATTTTTAACTTGGGATGTTAATGAAACTCTTACGCTTGACCCAAACAACAATCTGTATCCCAAAGGACACGCGTGGTATGATCTAGCGCAGTCGTTTATTAATCATCCTTTCAGTGATTACATCGAGGTGATTAAACATGCTAAGGAGATTCACGTTGTGAACAGTTCGTTCTACTGCCTTGCAGCTCACTTGGAACTTGATGCTATGGTAAAGAAGTGTTATCTTCGTGAAACAGGTGAGTATGATCCTAAGTGGAGCTTTAGGCCGTTTTAGATAACTCATAGACCGCCCACCCGTTTCGTTCCGTATCCGATCCATCGACACGCACCCATTCGGGGTGATCAGCAAACCATTGAAGGATCTTTGGACACTTTGCAGTTTGCGTATCGTCCAGTAGATACACGGACGCATTTGTTGTAGCAATCATCTTCTCAAACTCAAACCACGTCAAGTACTCGGCTCCATCAAGAAGGATCACCTGAGGATCGTTCATAGGGACATACTCGCAATTCCAAAAGTTTGTGACATCTTCCGTGTGCCACGCTACATTGATCGACGGGTGCACCGCACGAACCGCAGCCCAGGTCGGACACTCGTGATCCTCTAGCATGCGACCGTGAATGATCTGGATCGGCGAATAACCCCTCCATACGTTCGTGGCTTCAATCACGCGATCCTTTGCAATTTCATAACTCTGAAGTGCAAAGGTATCCCTGCGATTCTTGAATCCCTCGTAGAAACAGCATGTAGAACCCTGACCATTCCAGGTTCCAATTTCAAGATAGCGACTAAACTTGGGATCCGATGCATACTTGGCGATCCATCGACCGAATGAACTATTGAATTGAACTTGACCTGTATTTGCTACCTTCATTTCTATTCCCTTAGACACTATCGTGTGCAACCATCCGCGCAACCAACTCGGGAAACGTGGTCGTAGCCTTCCAACCCAGCTTATACCATGCCTTGGATGGATCGCCAATCAAGAGCTCAACCTCTGCAGGGCGATAGAACTCCGAGTTGATTCGAATGATCACACGTCCTGATTCATCCTCTCCGGTTTCATTGATCCCCTCACCCTTCCAGATAATCTTACCCCATGCAGTCTCTAGAAACTCTCGGACTGTATGCGTCTCCCCTGTGGCAAGGATGTAATCATCTGGAGCATGTTGTTGAAGAATTCGCCACATTCCCTCTACATAGTCGGGTGCATATCCCCAATCGCGCTTAGCATCCAGATTTCCAAGCTCTAGAACGAAGTCGGGATCCTTGCGCAACCTCGCAATACCCTTCGTGATCTTACGAGTGATGAACTCCTCTCCACGGCGCTCGGACTCGTGATTAAACAGAATACCATTGCAGGCAAACATTCCGTAGCTCTCACGGTAGTTTCTCACAATCCAATACGCATAGAGCTTTGCAACTCCATACGGACTTCTGGGATAAAACGGCGTCGTCTCCGACTGAGGCGTCTCGACTACCTTGCCATACAACTCTGAGGTGGATGCCTGATAGAACTTGGCTCGGTTCAGACGTAGAGACCGAAGGATATCAAGGATTCGAAGCGGACCAAGGGCATCTACCTCTGCAGTAAACTCGGGTTGACGGAATGACGTATGGACATGAGACTGTGCTGCAAGATTGTAGACTTCAATATTCTTGTAATGCGAGACTTCCTCAAATACGGATCGCAGGGAGTTTCCGTCGCAAAGGTCAGCCTCTCGAAGGAAGAATCGGGGGTGGGTCAAGATGGTAGTGATTCGCTCTGTATTTGAACGAGATGTCCGCCGGGCAATTCCGTAGACATCATAGTCTTTTGAAAGTAAGAGCTCTGCGAGATAAGAACCGTCCTGCCCGGTTACGCCGGTTACAACTGCAGCGCGATTCATTTAGTTAGTCTAGGTAATATCGTGAAGATTCTTTCATCGGCAGATAAAAATGTGGACGGCAGATGATGTGATCTGTGGTGATCGCTTCCTAACTGCATTTCCCAATAACTACTTCAAGACGGATATCTTCTATGTGAGGGGCACAATGGGGTGGCGTGGGCGTGTTATTTGCCCTCCTAGGCTACATCGGGTGATTCTTGCAGGGCATTCAGACTATCCTCTTACCGACGAGATTGCAGGTCGCTATCCTCGGGCTACATGGTTTTCAACGAATACGCAATCGAAACGGGTGAATGGTCTCCCGCTTGGAATTACAAATGATACGGACGAATCGCCAATCCATCGTATCTATGGCAACATCCCAATGATGGTTGAGGTAGCACAGCTCCCTCGTGAAATCAAGAACCTTGTGTATCTAAACTTTGCAGTCCACACATATCCATCTGAACGAGTTCCTTTGAAGGAGATGTTCGATGGGGTGCCGTGGGTAACTCATGGCGAAAGTGTAAACACCTTTGAAGGTCGCCGGGCATTCTTGCAAGATATTCGGAATCACACGTTTGTGTTATGCCCTCGTGGTAATGGAATTGATACGCATCGTTTATGGGAAACACTGTACATGGGGAGTATTCCCATTGTAAAGCGAGATGTTGCACATGTTGGGTGGACAGACCTACCTATTTTATTCGTGGATGACTGGAAGGAGGTAACCTATGAGCGCCTTCTTGCCGAGCAGAAACGAATTGAATCAACATCCTGGAACATGGAGAAGCTCCGTGTTAGTTATTGGATTTCCCGTATCAAATCATTTATAAATTAGATCAATGAGACTTTCGTTTGTAAACGGAAAGATGAGGCAGACTAGTCCTACATTCTACGGACAAATGGGTGAAGATAAACATATCTACTCTCGATATTTTCCATCACTTCGCGGCGGCACGTTTCTAGAGATGGGAGCTCTTGACGGAGTCAAGTACTCGAATACAAAGTTTTTTGAGGATAGCATGGGCTGGTCTGGTGTTCTTATTGAACCGATTCCTTCGGCATTTGAAGCACTTCGCACAAACAGGCCTAGATGTAAGTCCTATAATCTTGCAGTTTCCAAAATAGAAGGGTTACTTGAGATCTATAATCATGGTGCTGTGAGTTCTGTCAAGGATAATACAACTGAAGAGTTTTTTGAAGGATGGCATAAGAACAATAACATTGAAATCATTAAGGTCCCTTCGAAACGCCTTGATACCATTATACATGATTCGGGGATCAAGCGCATTGATTTTTGGTCTCTTGATGTAGAAGGGTCTGAATATGAAGCGCTTGAAACAATGGACTGGTCAATACCCGTATATCTTATTTGCATTGAGAAGCAGAATGAACGTAAAGCGTTATGCGATTCTATCCTACGTGCAAATGGGTTCGTATTTGTCGAGGAGCTAGCACATAATGAAGTTTGGATCAATCCAGCTCATCACAGGAAGTACTGAACATCTAGTCGCGTATTTCCTTGAGGGACATACATTGGATCAGACCATGAGTTGAGAATACATACTGGAAGTTTTGCATATAGATGATCTAGATTACCATGAAGAACGACAGGTGTTGCCCCACATGCAAGGGCTTCGTAGACACGATGCGTATCTTCACCCGTTCCAACTGGACACAGGACAAACTTAGAATGACACATATCTTGATAATATTCGGGTTGTCCCCGACCCGCTGGATCCTTCCTTACCACACGGGGATCATTCTCAAATGCCTTAAGACAGTTCGAACGAGCCACCACATTTGTTCCCGATGAAAAGTTAGAATAGATCTCAATATGGCGATCCGTAGAGGGACGAATATTTGGAACGTGTTTCAGACCGCTATCTGGAAATCCAAGAGGAATTGTTGTTAGCTGTGGATGCTTAACCGTTGTATTAATTGCCCATATGTGAAGAGCACGGGGCAATGTCCGTGCAAGTCTCGCTTCATCAAATGGCTCATCTGCATTGTGAATGATCAGGTTGAACCTTTTTGGTATCGTGAGACGAATTCTTAAAAACTGATCAAGGTATTCTCCATTGATGAAGACCCAATCACCGTTTCTAGAACCATAATGCATGAAGGGGCGTTCCCGGTACCTTGGATCGTAAATCCAAGAGCATAGATCAGAGAACGCTTTTCCGGAGATCATTATAATGGTTAAGGTCTTTTCTTTTTGTCTATATGGACCGCCGAACCCACGGTACTATCCAGTTCCAATGCTACAAAATATAGACTTGATTGGTAGACATTTCCCAGAGTGGAAGGTCTATCTGTACACGTCGCCCGATGTTGATGCCGAGTTTCTGCAACAGGTTGTTCAGTATTCGAATGTAGTCTTGCGTCCGACTGGAAAGCTCGGTATCATCAATATGGTTGAACGATTCTTTGCAATTGATGAACCTGATGTCGAAATCATGTTTGTTCGGGATGCAGATAGTCATGTTCATTGGAAAGACCGATGGGCAATTCGAAGTTTCCTTTCAAAGCCTCACTTTCATGCTCATGCAATCCGGGACCATCCAGAACACACATCAAGTTTAATGGGTGGATTATGGGGAATTCGAAAGACAGCTAAGATAAATATATCAAAGCAATATGAGAGATTTATGAGAGACCCGATTGATCGTGGATATGGAATTGATCAAAGTTTTTTATCAACCTACGTATATCCCTACATCCGAAGCGCATTGCTTGTCCATGTAGGTGAGGGACCAGCCTATGAAAGAGAGCACTTTATCAGGTTTCCGTTCCTATTTTCGAAAACCTTCTTTTGTGGACGTGATGATGGATCAGATTTCGTGGACGTGCCAGAGCCGACAAGACGCGCTGTCTTCTCCTTTTTAAAGTCATAACCGTAATCAATGATTGGCATTGCCATTCCATGCTATGACAAACACTTTAATCTGCTTCCATCCTTAATCGAAAATATATCAAAGTCAACTCATCGTCCAGATCATATAGCAATCTCATGTTCATCCTGGACACACAATCGTAGAACGAATACAAGCTATGATGGAATACCCGTTTCGATTCAGTACTCTAAGGAAGTGTTGAATCAAGCAACAAATCGCAATATTGCAGGTGGTATGTTGAATACGCTCTTAATTTCATTCATAGATGCAGATGACTTGATGCATCCCTCTCGTCTTGAGTATGTGGTCCGAGCGTTTAAGCAGGGTCCGTATCATGCGATCTATCACGATTTTACATGGGAGCCGATTAGTCATTATTCAAATTCCTTTGAACCGATGGACGAGTTCAAACTGGTGTCAAACCCAGTCGTTCCTAATCTAAATGAAGTTGGACTTAAAGTTCAAGATTCATCATACGCTCTTCATCATGCTCATGTCACGGTTCGCCGAGATGTATTCAACCGATTCAAATTTGACGACAGCTGGAGCGCATATCGAAAGGAGGATTCGATGTATGGTCGGACATTGGCAGAACATGGTGTTTCGCTCGGATACCTTGCAAACAAGCTAACGCGGTATATTTTCACGCCTAGACAATAAATGCACATTAAGGCAGTTGGATCCCGCGCGCAGGTCATGCATGGAACGGCCGATCACACGACTGGAGGACTTAAGAAGGGTGACCTCAAGATGAACAAGTGGGGTCGTATCGTCTCGCGTAAGAAGTCGGCTCGGATGGCACATGGAAAAACTCGCCGTAACAAGTAATGCGGTTGATCTCATTGATTGGCGCTGCGGTATGGGTGGACTTTATTGTGATGCTGATTACCAAGCTCGGTCCCGGACAGCGTGTTCCGTTTCTTCCACCGGCTGGTGCGCTGAAGTTATGGTATGATAAGTTTGGATTGGCTGCCGTCTCTGCAGATGTTCTCAGTGCAGTGTTGGGAGTTCTGATTGCCATGTTCATATTTCCAAATGCATGGGGACCCTCGTTGGTCGCAGGGGCTATTTTTGTTCAGGTTATTCACGATATCTTCTTCTATTTTGTCATCATCGGATTGCCACAGGGTCAGAACCAGATGATTGATGTCTTCAAGTCCTACGTAGACGAGGGCGGGTGGACGATCCTGGTGGCAGATGCAATGATCATGACTGGAACTGTCGCGATCGCAACCGTGTGGGATATGCTCTTCTCGTATCGGTTTATTGCGTTCCAGACGTTACTGGGCATGTACTCACTGATTTATATTACCTATACTAAGTAATGGGCGGAGGATTATTTGGAACACACCTTACACTTAACCCAAAGTGCCTAGTGTTTTCCCTCTTTGTGTTAATTGTGTACTGGATGCCCCATTTCAAGCCCCTGGAGCACCGTATTCTAATGGCCTTCTTACTGGCCTGCGTTGCGTATGTTGCCCTTGCGTGGTATGACATGGTCTACGATTGCAAGGATCGGCTGAAGCCCACCTTTCTGGGATGGATGTGGGGCTGGGCTAAGCCACCGTCGTATATGAAGGAGTTCATGGAGTTACCTGAACGCGAGCAGAAGCTGGTGCGCACCATTGATATTGTGGTCTTGATCGGAATCGTGGTTCTGTTCTTTCTTCCTTTCCTTGTCAAGCACTGATGAACTTAAACATATGAAAGCACTACACAGAAATGCAAACGGCAATATCAGACGAAATTTTGGGACTCAAGTTCAAGCATTTTGTACATGATTGGTTAGCACTGAACTCTATTATGCAAAAACAAGAATGGGAACCACACATTAGGCGATTTACCCAAGTATACAATGCATTGTATCGCACTAGGAATATACTTGATATCGGCGCAAACTTTGGTTATCACACGCTGTTGTTTGCGCGAGAGTGTAGTGGGAATGTATATGCATTTGAACCCCAGATGCAAAACTATCAACTACTTGAAGACAATCTAACACTCAATAATGTCAAGAACGTTATCTTATCTAAATATGCATGTGGAGATCAGAACTGTGATATAAAGATGCCAATCTATAACCGTAATCACACGATAAACATGGGTGATATCACTCCAGATTACGATTGTGATACTAATGAGTTTAGCATTACTAGATCGATTTTGTTGGATGAACTTGAGTTTCCATCAAAAATAGATCTACTGAAGTTGGATGTTCAGGGTTGGGAAAAGAAGGTTCTGGCAGGTGCAACAACTCTACTGAATACCCATAAACCCGTGCTAATTGTCGAGTTTGAGTGGTTCCAACTAGTAAAGACAAACACTACCTGCGAGGAACTGTTTAATTACATTAGGCAACTGAATTATCATATATTTTATTTAGATCACAGCGTGCCATGCGATCACGTATGCGTCCATAATGATACACTTGCAGAGTTCAGACTCAAGTTTAAGAATTACATATTCCCTCATACGCAGAACAATGACATGAATAACAACGTTGTTCACGGAGTATGTGAAAAGATAGTTATGTAAAAGTAATGACAGTTCCAAAGGACTTCGTGGATGGAATCATCAAAACGGTTAACTGGAAAGTGGGCAAGTTTGACATGCTTCCAATCGTCTTTGGTATTGTGATGGCGCTCGTTGACATCAGTATGATGGGAACACTGAAACTGGTAGATCAAGGAAAACTGGCCTATGCGATTGGATTCCCAGTTGCTACTTTACTCTACGCGTTCGAGCCGTATGTCTTTTTGAAAGCGATGTCCAACTCCAACATGGTTGTGACAAACTTGATCTGGAACTTGGCATCCAATATTCTGGTGACACTTGCAGGCGTATTGTTCTTTGGAGAGAGCATTAAGGGTCTCAAGTGGCTAGCAATTGCAATGAGTCTCTTCTCTTTGACAATCTTTGCATACGATAAGTAATGAAGACACTCAAACAACGCCTTAAGGCTGCCAAGAAGAAGTGCTCACCTGGATATGATGTATATTATTACCGAATGAACCGAAAAGGCGAGTTGTGGAGCTGCCTTCCTTCTGGATTGAATAGACCAAAGACACGCCGGGTGCGTAGAAGAACTTAGACATCGAGCCTCAAGGATACATAAATGGACGACCTTGTTGTAGCAAAGACGGTCCAGACGTCGCCGATCCGGACCCTCGCCGAGGGACTTAAGTCCATGCTTGTGGAGATGAGCCTTGTATTTGATAAGGATGGCATCAGGATGATTGCCATGGACAATACGCGCACGGTGTTGACTCACATGCGTTTGTATGCGTCCAAGTTTGAGAAGTATGAATACAACCACTCAGCTCCCAAGCTGGATGTGGGTCTCAACACAGATCACTTCTACCGTATTGTGAAGACCGTGACGAACGATGACACGATCACGTTCTCGGTCTCCAAGCACGAATCGAACCACCTGACCATCACGATCGAGAACGGTGAGAAGGGACGTCGCACCAAGTATCGGCTGAATCTTCTGGATCGAGATGACTCGGATATCACGATGCCCGAGACCGAGTTCTCTGCTCACACGACGATTCCTTCGCTAGACTTTCAGAAGATCTGCCGTGACATGACCCTTCTGTCAGCAAAGACAGTGGAGATCAAGAAGGTCGGAAGTATCCTGACGTTCGCCTGCAAGGGTCCCTTCGCACAGCAGACGGTTACCATGGGTGATGCAGCCACTGACATTTCTACCGTCAAGAGTGATTCGGATGCCATCGTGAGTGGAACGTACTCGCTTCCTCACTTGGTTCTCTTCACCAAGTGCTCAAATCTCTCGAACAACCTTGAGCTTCATATGAAGAACGATTGGTTCCTGATGATCCGGTATGTCATTGCGAACCTCGGTGATATCAAGCTGTGCCTGATGCCATGCTCTACGTAGAGCATTGCCGTGTTCTACCTAAAACTACTTCTTACTAAACTATAATGCCGAAGACTCCAAGGAAAACATCATCTCGTCGCCGGAAAACATATCGGCAACAAGGTGTTGAACTGCAAGGTGGTGATGTTGCATCCGTTGAGGCACTCATTAAGAGTACGCCCATTGGAAACGTTCATATTATCAACCCAGCAAGCCGATTTGTTGTTGTGACATATTGGTGGGGCAAAGAGAACCTGAATCGAAACCTCCAGAACCCTTGTCCAGAGGACATTATGGAAATTGCTAGAAATCGAATCATTTCCGAAATAGGACGTGAAACGGGGTTTCCAAAGCCTATTGTAGATGAACAAATTCGCCTTGAGAAAATCAACGATCGTCCACTCACACGTATAGAGCAGGACTACTATCAAAACTTAAAGAAGCAGTTCAAGGAATGGGCATTAGCTAAATTAGCAACTATTCCAGATCTCCGAGATCGCATTAATGCAATTGTGAAACAGATTGAGCCCGGTATTCTTGCAAAACCGGGTTCTGTGAAACCACGTGGATTTCCAGAGATGATTGCAGAGTGGGAAGACTACTGTAAAAAGGCAGGGGTTAACTATGTTGCAATCAACACGGAGTTTCCTCGTTCAGACTACCAAAATGCCATCAACGGAAAACCACTCTTTATCAAGCAAGCACTGGATGCGGTCAAGCCCCGAAATGTCCTGTACATTGATGGTGATATGTGGATGCTGAAGTATCCTCATCTTTTTGATCTTGAGAATGTGGACTTTATGGCTCGTGGTTGGAATGTAGATCCCCGTACGAAAGAGAAGGCAATGAAGAGGCCATATTTTGACCCATATACTCTTGAGACATCTGGAGGAACGATGTTTTTCGGAAACACTGTTGCTGCACGTCAGCTTCTAGATGCCTGGGAGGAGGAATCAAACAAACAGATTGGAAAGGCCGATGATCGTATTCTTTCCCAGGTCTTTACGAAGGATTCTATGATATTGAATACGAATACCATTCAGCTTCCGATTGAATACTTGTGGTTGACCGATAACTACAAGAGTTATCTGAAAGGTCCAGAAGATCCATCATCTCATGACGATGCATTTATTGAACACTTTTACTGCTTAACAGGTGAAGAACGAGCTGCAGAACAGGGCGCAGCTGCTTCTGGACGCACACCCGAAGGATATGAGGAAGAAGTTATTGATAATATCAACTACAAGCGTCCTTCGGAGCTGATTTATGAACACATCTTCTTTGATGGTGACAAGAACAAGTGTGATGGATTTGCACGATATTTCAAATACCTAGCAGGTGCAACGGGTGTTTTCACAAACCAACCATTGGCAAAAATCGTGAAATTTGAAGAGATGTATGGTCCCTATAACGACATTGCTAAGAAGAACCTGGAAGGACTTGGACCCCAACAACCCCGTGTGCCCGGAGTAGCTGTGCGACAAGGTGCTATCACAAACCGATTTTCTACCGTTGTACGGCCTCAGCGTCCTGCTGTATCTCTTCCTCAGACTGCTTCGATCCGAGACATCTTACAGAAGTTAATGGGAGGAGAAGATGTAGAACTCGGAGGCAAGGTTCAACGTGGACCGGAAGATGACTGTGTAGCAGTAAACGCATCTACAATAGGAGTGGATATGTATACCCGCACACTTGAACTAGATACAAACTCACCTATGTTCTTCTCTTCCAAATCTCGCACTCTTATCCACCTTCTTGCAATGTGCGAGACACTCAAGGATATCAACAAGCACTTAGCTGGAAGTTACATGTTCATGTCGCGTATTCGGTGGAATCTGGCGAATCCTAAGAATGCAACTGCAAATTCCGTTGCAGAGGGGGTCGACTTCAAGCCCGTCTTCCATCAGATTTGGTTCGGAGCAGATATTCCAAAGTGGCGTGAAGTGATGTTCAATGCAAATAAGAAGGTATGTGAGCAATCAGGGTTTGAATACAAGTTATGGAAGAACCAAGATCGAAACGCAGAGAACTTTCCACAGACAATCGCGTATCAGGATGCAGCGCTTGAAGCGGGTAAGGCAACTGGACAGAGTCGTTGGGCACAGGTTGCCGACTTGGCCCGGTTGGAGATCGTATACAACAGTGGCGGTATCTATGCAGATTCGCTCGTGGAGATCACACCTGCCTTACTGAAGGCGGTGACTGAGGCTATCAACCAAGGTGCACAGTTCGTAGGATGTAACGAAGATGAATGCGAACCTCCACTGGATTGTAAGAATGCACAAGGCGAGATGTATCTGAGCAATAGCTTCTTTGCAGCAACGCGCGGTAACCCCATTTTCGAGCGTCTTCTATCCGATGCATCATTAGACAACATTGATATGGGAGATGAGCGCTTGAACCACACAACGGGACCTTATTTCCTGCGATCTGCTATCACCCCTGAAGATAAAGTGTTCATGTTCAAGTCAAATCAGGTGTATCAGTTCAACCAACAGGAAACCCCATATAAGGAGCCTACTCCTGATCCATTTCTATTTAAGAGTATGGTCACAGGGGCTGTCAAGGTGAATGATAGCATGTATTATTTGCCCGGAGGTATTCAGAAGCTACAGACAGATTTCTTAGTCACAAACAAAGGGCCTCTTGCTACCTACCACTCAGGATTAGGTGGAACATGGAGCACGTAAAACGAATATGGTTTTTGTAAAATGTAGGGGACTTACAAAATGAGCGGACCTACTAGCGCAGACGATGAATATATGAGTGCAGAATCAATGTTGGATTCCCTCTTTCCAGCGATTTACCTTCGTGGACCTCCCCCTACGGAAGAAGAACTACAGCGGAATCCCGAAATTGTTCCTCCTGAAATGAAGGGTGGTGGCCGAGAGAACCCCAATCCAGGCGGTGAGATCGTAAAGGTCCTCTTCAATCTCCGTGAACAGATTAAGCTCTACCATTGGCAGACTAAGTCCTTTTCTGAACACAAGGCTACAGATGATCTTGTAAAAAGCCTGGATATCAACATTGACAAATTCGTAGAGGTCTATATGGGCCGCTACGGACGTCCGTATATGAAGGAGACGCTTCCAGTGAAGAACCTTACCGTGACAGGTATTCGCGGTTTTATCAACAAGACCGGTGGGTGGCTTTCTGAGAAACTTCCCCAAATGCTAAAGAAGACGGATACAGATCTTCTCAACATTCGCGATGAGATGTTGGCCGATATCAACCAAGTAAAGTATCTTCTCACACTCGCGTAAAATGGATCTAACTCAGCCTGCAACTTCAACTTCAACCAAGATGTTTCGTAAAGAGTTCAAGTCTACTCCCCCGCGCGAGATCGCGAGGGAGGCCCGCCTTCAACAAGTGTCTGCTAACTTAGGTTTGTCACCCAGTGTCTTGAAGACTGACAATAAGTCATTCATCGAGATGGAGAGGATTGATGATATGGCTCTCGCCTACAGGTATGGTGATGATGTAGAGGAGTTGCCGAACGAGATTCGGGATCAGGTCTACACGATTGTCCGCACACTGTATGATCATGGCATTCAGTATATTGACATCACACCCTATAACTTTATTGAGAAGGATGGTCGTGTTTGGATCATTGATTTCGGCCATGCTTCAAATAGAAAGCGACTAGTCCCATACTTGCGAAAGATGTTCGCAGAGGGATACCTGTATGAATGGAATGCCGATTTTAAGTAGTTAAAAATAATGAGCAACGAAATCACCAATGTTATCTTAGTGATCTCTCATACATCTATGTGCGCTGTGATTATCTGGTGGTTTTCTCAGTGCGCATGCTAGTTACTTACCCCGTGTATTATGAGCCTTGTATACGATGTCATCTGCAGCCTTCATCTTCATTGTCGGCGCAAATAGCTTTTTATCTGTAATATTCGTTGTTGTGTTCCATACCTTGATGATATGAAACTGTCCCTTGGGTGAAACGGAAATACCCACAATCGCCTCTTTGTAGTTGGTTAGAAAACCATTCACAAAGCAGTGAGCCATTGCATCAATAAAGACCTCGCAGGTGTCTCGTGCATCGACCTTCTTGGACCAAGCACCTCCGCGAATGTGCTCGGGTGCCTCCCATAGAGGTCTGTATCCTTCTCGCATCAGGAAGAACATTCCTGATTCCCAGGCGTCCTTTGAAATTGCATCAATCACAGTCCAGAACTGTGCGGGTGTAGAGAGAGTGGCGATGTTTGTATACGAAGCTTCTGAGTAGTTGTTGTCATTCGGGTCGTGATACCAGAGGACCCATGTATTCGGCATTGGTGTAGAATCAGACATCTTCACCACTCTCTGTATCTACTGCAGAATATGAATCCATTTTATTTACCATACAACCTGCGAACTGGGATTGTTGTTCCCTTGTAGTTGATTCCATCAACAAAGTAAAACTTGGCATCGACAGTGGTAAAGATAATCACTTCATTCTTAATCAGCGTGATCGCAGCATTCATAGGCGGGAACTTCCCTGCTACCATTAGGGCGTCGCGAAATGTAACGATGGTGTGAAACTTGGATGCTTTGACAGTTTTTGTTCCAATTATCATCATAGGCTTGTCTACACTGAAACAAGCTCCCATTGGTAGAAAATGGAAACGAATGTCTAAACAGAAAAGAAGGCGGCACTATGGATATTTTAACGTTCTATACTCTTCGCTCTTCCCCGCGTGACCCCTTAGATGAGACAATTCGACAGACTATTTCAAAGCTCAAGATCTCTTTCAAGCCTTCCTTCAGGCGTCCGGTGTTTAAGAGAGCACCTGCAGAGGAGACAACCAACTGGCGAGAGTTGGCTCTGTTGTCCGTTCACCGCAAGGTTCGTGAGAAGGACGACCTTGACTACGATGAGGTCAATGCATTCCTCAACAAACTCACCAAGCAGACCTATGACAAGATGATGGTGTCTATCATGGAACGTCTGGACAAGCGGGACTCTATGTTTCGGCTTCGTGTTACAACCCTGCTCTTTGACCGCGGTGTCACACAGACCTTCTATGCTTCTCTGATGGCAGATGCATACAAGGATATTGCAGGTGCCTATCCAGATGCCCGCCAGGATCTTATGGTCCAGGTCATGATGTTTGATAAGCTCTATGACAGTGCAAACGTCACAATCGTTCCATCACAGACAGATCCCACCTACAATGAGGCGATCATTGCATGGTATAAACAGAAGGAGAAGAAGCGCACATTCGCAGTGTATGTTGCTGAGCTCTTCTCTCGAGGTCTGATTCCTCAGGAGCTGATGTCTGGATTCGTCAAGACGATTGCAGATGATCTCAAGGAGTCAGTCCGACAACCCAAGACACCTACTGCTGAGGAGCACGTAGACGCACTGGTCCGCTTCGTCTTTGCGGTGGCTGCCAAGGTTCCGGAGGTGAAGGATCCAGTGAAGCAGGTGCTTGCGATTCCTAAGGCAGAGACGCCATGCCTCAATATGAAGAGCCGGTTCAAGCTAGATGATTCTCTGAAGCTCTAATAATGGCACCGCAAATTCCCTCAAAAGAAGAAATACTCAAAGAAATCTCTGAACATCTTGCCGGTGCTCAAGGACTCGGAGAGCTTAACAATGTTATCTCCGAAATTGAAGATCTTGACCCTCAAATTTTTATAGGTGAGGATGGTGAGATGGCAAGGGAGAGCTTGGATGCTCTACGCAACCAGAAGGATCAGATGCCAGAGCATGAAATTAGAAGTGATTTACGCTTTATATTGGAGCTACTCGGCAACAGACCCGTTGCGGTTGCCGTACCCGCCTATCCACCCAGGCAGGGCGGTCGTCGCCGTCGCAAGAGCCGTCGCGGTAGAAAGAGTCGCAGGAAGACCTTGCGTCAAAGAAAATGAGTGTCGTCCCCTCTGCCACTGTTATGGCTGCTGCCGCCAAGATTGCGATTGACCAGGATCGCCCCATTTACCTGGACTACTTCAACGACAGCCTGACAAAGGCGTGCTGTATCGGTGTTCAGGACACTACCAAATTTTTAGTTAAGTCGGACACGGAGTATACCTCGCCGATTGAGAGCATTTCTCGTATCAAGGAGGAGAAGATGTTCATCGTGCTGACGGAGAACAGTATCTACATTGTTTCTGCCGATATCCCTGTTAAACGCATTGTGGGGTCTAGTGATAAGACTGAGTAATGGACTTTCCACCCCCGCACCGTATTTTATATGAATGCCTAAATGATCGAGAAACCAAAACACTTTGGGATGCTTATAAATCTAAATATGCAGACCAGTGTGAATTTGAGGAAGTGGATGCAGCGGTGTCCAACTCAATGGATGATTTTGCGAAATGGTTCGCTCAATGGATCGCGTTTGCACCCGCAAAAAGGTCCACCCGTATTCGTGTATTGCTCGTGTGGCATGCGCATTTTTTAAGTTTAGCCTGTCAGCAGATGCTCCGTCGTTCCCTGGAACAGCGCTCGTTTCGGTGTCGCGTTTGGTTTCATATTGAGGAGCCATTATTGCAGTCGGCAATTGTCTCACGATGCATCGTGACCACTGTTCCGCCCTATCGCCATACTCCCAAGATCGAAGGAACCCTTGATTCTAAGCTCTGGGATGATCCGCGGGCATTTGAAACGGAATTAGAAGCAGGGAACAAGTAGAGAGTATGCGCGTTTTCACTGATGGATCTTGCACGAGCAATGGTCGTAAGGGAGCGAAGGCCGGTTATGCAGTGTGGTTTCCTGATCACCCTTCGTGGTCGTCTGCACATCGTGTTCCTGATGATCAAGAGCAGACCAACAATCGCGGTGAAATGTCAGCAATTAACCTAGCCGTGAAGACTCTTGAGGATCGAGGTGAAATTGACTGCGATCTCGTGATTTACTCTGATTCCGAGTACTGCATCAACTGTTTGACCACGTGGCTTCCGGGGTGGATGAACAAGGGATGGAAGACGGCTGCCGGAAAAGACGTTCAGCACCAGGATCTCATCAAGGATACGACAGCTCGTCTCTCCAAGTTCAAGTCTCATCGCTTCGTGCACGTCAAGGCACATACGGGTGGAGTGGATGAGCTGTCCAAGAACAATGCGATTGTGGATAAGATGGCGCAGGATATCACGAATGGCGTTGAAACCAAGCCAGATGCACCCGTGGTCGTAGATGAGCTCTTTCCCGGATGTCCCTTACGAATCATGGGTGGTCCGACTCAGCAGAAAGACATTATTGCATGGATGCGGGGATCACTGGACACGTTGGACACGGACTTGATTGACAAGCACTTGTTCAAGGCGTTTGCTGAATTGTGTAAGGCTCGTGATGTAGTTCTAACAAAGCAGGTCATTGCGAAGACACCTGTGATCCGCGCCACCCACGGTCATTTACAAATAGGTGCTGTAGATAAGGTAGAATGAGTATTGAAGCATATCACTTTTGGTCTCCGTCGTGCACACCCTGCCATGCTATCAAGCCTGCGATTGATGATTTGAAGGAGGAGTTCGCCGATGTCAAGTGGACGTCTGTGAATACTCACGTTGATATGAACGGTCTTGGTAAGAAGTTTGGTATTCAGGTTGTGCCTACGATTGTGATCGTGAAGAACGGTGTTGAGGTGGGTCGCCATTCTGGAACCAATATGATTGTGTATTATACGCTTCTGCGCAAGGCTAGGTCTACTTAGGGCACGTGCTAACTGCCGCCGCTCCAAAGAGGGCCTTAGCATCAGCCTGTGCCGCTGCGCTCGACTTGGCTGTATCTGTGAAGAATGACTGGGGGATTGGGCGACCATCCGGTCCAACAACATAGATCTTACCATCCTTGCCTGTGTAGCTACCATCTGCATTTTTTGTCATCGAAGAGAGAGAAGGACCCCGAGGAAGAACAGCTGACGGTAAGCGATCAGGTATAGAACTCTGTACGATCCCATACCCTATTCCACCAATGATAAATCCCTCTGAGAGCGCAATGATCGACTTGATCACTACGCTTCCAACAATATTCTCGCAGGTCTTGAGTTGCATCACCTGAAGTCCGAACAAGATGGGAAATGCAAGAGCCGTAGCAACACTGTCGAGTCCATCGCGGTTCATGAATAGATCGAGAAGGTAATACCAGAAGATTGTAGCGGTCACAACCAGACCTTGCGGTGCATACGGGCTCTTAAGACTCTCAAATCCATAGACCTCGCAACCCGACCAGGCGCTCATGGCTCCACCGACCGTGCGAGGTGCGTTACCAACATTGGCTCCGGTGTTAGATCCCGTAAAGAGAGGAACCGCGGCTGAGGCAGTCTCGGGAGCCGTCATTGCCATCTTGTACACATCTCCAAGGAAGGCGGCGACTCCGGTCCACAGGAACTGCAATACATAGTGGAGGGGAATTGAGGTGAGTCCAACAAGACTTGGGATAGAATATACACCCTCTAGGGTGAAGATATCAGCAAGGATTCCAAACAAGATGAGGATATGAGGAAGAAACGTGATTGCATCCGTAAAGATCATTCCAATTCCAGGGGGAGCACCGGGAATTGCAGGCTTCTGACCACGGAGAAAAAGAATTGTGCCAATCACGGAAACAATTGACGTCAGAACTGCGAGAATAAGTGCTCCCCACCAGGGGACATCACTTGGTGGGGGAGGAGCAGCAACAGTCGGTGGAGCCGACACAGTAGGTGGCGGTGGCATCTTGTTTCTTTCTTGATACTTGTTTTATAGGATAAGAGTAATGGGAAACACTCAATCAGATCCTGGTCCGCCTCCGGAGTCAGATGAACAGAGGGTTGCCCGGGAGGACCAGGAAGCAGCAACGGCGCTTGCAAAACAGGAAGCCGATGATCTTGCCGCCGATTCAAAGGCTAGGAAAGAATACGATCTTGAACAGAAACAGAATGAACTTGAAAAAAATAAACAGAAACGAGATGCCGAACGACTTCTCAGAGAACGAAATGACGCAGATGCACTCAATGAACGAAATGGCTTCAAGAAGAGACCTCTTAATAAACCCCTTGAGATTGGACTGCCAAGTGCCGATTGTTCATCTTGTGATCTGACAGTGGACTCAACATTGTCTTCGTCTACAGTGATCTTAACTCGAAACGTCCTGGGTGCTATCAATATACCTCCGATTCCGATGCCCCCGAGTAACTTACCGCGCGGTGCAAAGTATGGAGGGGATTGGCACGATCACGGTGGTAACCGTCATGAGGATTATGCAACCGATATGTTCGGACGAAGAATCAGTCTTGCGAAAGATGGAAGCACACTGTATAATCCCCCGTTTCCAGGAAGCTCATATCCAGAGGTGCTGTCCTCTGCCGAGACAGAAAAGCTCCCTGGTAAACTTGAATTTGCTCGCAAATGGGCTGCACAGGTATTGGAAGAGCACAAAAATAAGCAAAAGATCAATGCACAAAATGCGCTCGCCAAGAAGCGAGTGTATATTTGGAATCCATCTGATCCACAATGGCTAAAAGGAGGAAGCCACGAGCTCAACTGGAATAATCATGGAGCCCTCACGAAGCTGTATATAAAACCTACCATTCCGTTCAAAGTTTCATTTGATCCATATGGAGCCCTTTATAAGACTCCGACTCCACCACCTGTTACCAAGGTTTTAGGTAATTCCAAACCGACCCTTCCCACCCCGCCTACGGGTCCGGCTGTCAATGAACCACCAACGCTTTGAGTTCGCGATAGATTAGAAAATGTATCTTGATAAGAACAATGGGTGGAGGACCTTCACAGCCAATTTTTTCAGAAGACAGCGGAATCAGTGAGCTCGGCCGTCGGAATACACCTGAAAATCGAGCAATGACCGCACAAAATCTTAAGCCACTGGCTGACTATGAATCTAGCTATCAAGACTATCAAATAAATAGCAGATCTGCAGCCGATGATATACCGATTCTTAGTGTATTTCATCCGTTCCCGCTTCGTTTAGATACTCCGGGAAGCGGAACAAAAATTCAATATGATGCATGTTTCCAAATTGGAGAGTTCCCATCTGAAGACCCATCGTCCAAAGTTCGAGGAACAAGGATCGTAATCCTAGTCCCCCTTAAGGCAGATCCGAGTCCGAGCGATGGTGCCATCTTTATCAACGCCATATCTCGGCACATTCCAACTATTTTGGCGGCTCAACAGGATCCAATCAACGGGTATCCAGATACTCCTGCAGCGACGGGTGCTGACTGGAACATTGCTCAGATCGTGAAGACCGACCGATCGTATTACACATGGGTCACTGGAAATGGAACCCGAGTCATTGTGATGGCTGAACCTATTCTCGTTTCAGAAGGTGATATTGCAAACATTCTGCGACTTCCCGTGACGCCACCCGAGGACGTCATCCACGAGATTGGAGACGTTCGCTATAAGCCTGCCCCACCGATTGACAGTAAAGGCAACCCCGTGCCATGTAAGAGTCGTGTTTCAGTTCCACAGGTGGTCCCGGGTCCAAGTGCGGTTGCAATGGCTAAGATGAACAAGCCCGCTGTCAGTGGAACAGACTGGCTTGCTGTTATTCTTGGAATCCTCGGATCAGTTGCAGTGTTAATTGGCGTCTGGTTTGGTCTGAAGGCTGCCATGGGACCTGGTGGAGACTTTTTGAAGACCATTGGAGATATGTTGGGTAAGTCGATTGCAGGTGGGTACGGGGCATTGAAGAAGGCTCGTTCTGGAACTGCAGGCGTTCTTGGTATCGGACCCGGTGGACCATTGCCAGCTCGTCGCGTAACTCGTCGTAACCCCCCAGGTGGGCTGACAATTAGAACACCCGCTCAAGTGGCTGATACTGCCGCGCCTGCCGGAACACCTGCTTCCATGGGGGACATCTCACCTGTGAATATCCCGGAGCCAAGCGGTGATTTTAAGATGGTAAATCCCGGATACTCAAGCGAACAGGACTTCATTAACAGGCGAAAGACCCAGCGTGCTCCCAGTCCTGGGCTGAAAATCAGGACACCCGCCCAGGTAGCACAAACCCCTGCCTCCCCAGGAACACCTGCTGCTACTGCTGATATTCCAGGTCCAAGTGCAGATGAACTCCTTCGCCGGCAGCGTGCTGAGAGGAACCGTGTTGCACAGCCCGCTGGAACAGGTCTTTTTGATCTCGGAAACAGGCCTGGACCGATTGATGACATCGCCCAACGGAAGCCAAAGGGACCCGGTCGCGTAACAATCGCCGGACCAGGAGAGTCCAATGTACAGAAGATTGCACGGCTTGCACGGGAAAAGAAGGCGGTCGCCCCGCCTCCGGTTCCTAGGCGCCGGAAGATTGCGATGGAAGAATCGGATGAAGAAGATACACCCTCATTGGCAAGGACGGCATCTATTGCAAATCGACTGAAGCGCGCATCTACACGAGCAAAGGAGTCAGTTGCTGATTTTGACAAGGCAGTTGAGAACACGCCGACTAGTAATCCAGCAGATCCAACAAAGATCTTTGGAAGCCGAGCAATGCGTCAACGATATGGAATTGAAGGAGGCAAACGAAAGCGCAAGAACCGTCTCAAGACCGGACGCAAGGTTTAAACAAAACAGAATCTAGTAGACCTAGAACAAGAACCTCACAATGGTTGTAGCTACTCTTATCGCAATTTCCGGCACTCTCTCCGAGGCATCCATCCCTGCAAAGACGGCAGATGTCCTAGAGTGGCTTCGCAAGAAGCTCAAGCAACCCACCCTACAGTTTCAGGGTAAGTGTGTCCACGAAGAGCATTCCTTTGCATTCTTCGCGGTTCCATCCGAAGTAGAAGATGAACAGACAAATCAGCATATGTTGCCTCCACCGTTTCATGATGATTCCTTTCAGGGATCCATTGCGGTGTTGAAGTCAGCAAATCCGAACCCAGATGACTATGATCGCCAGGCATCCAAGTATGTGGATCTGCGCACTGCAGAGTATGACGAGTTCTACGCTACTTGCACATTCAATGAGGACGAGGAAGAGGAGAACGAAGGAGAGTATGAAGAGGACGATGGCGTTGGTGATCCCCAACAGGACGAGCCGGAGGAGGTGACAGAGGGAGGCACTCGTCCTCACGTGACCGTTCACATGCTTCATGCATCCAACGTCTTTGTAGATCATCCACTCAGGGACCGCGTTCGTGAAAAGTTTGAGAATGAAGAGATTGAGCATGCAATCTTGACACGGTGCGTGTCGGATGCTCAGAAATGGTTCATTGATATTGATTGGTCAAACTCCATCTTTGTGGACATGTATCGTAGCCGTGCAGTTTCTCTGTATCCGTATCGCGAGATGGCATTGACCATGTCTGCAACTCAGTTTGTGGATTCAACTGCGGTCGATCTCAACCCGAAGCGCTGGACCACCATTATGCAGACGATCATTGAGAAGGAGAAGGCTATGTACTCCAAGAAGTCCACAGCGAGCATCTTCATGTTCTGCTCATCCTGCAAGCGCAAGACCAAGTGCGACTACTACCAGATGCAGACGCGTTCTGCAGATGAGCCCATGACGACCTTCGTCACCTGCCTAGAGTGTGACAAGCGGTGGAAATTTTAGAGGAGATACACAATGGGTCTTAAGGACATATTGAAACAACATAACATTCCTATTCCTAATGATTTTGACGAACGCTTGGACGTCATCATCTCCGGGCTCAAAAAGAAGCCAGACTTCCATGATAAGTTGCGGAAGTTCAAACAGAAACGAGGTGGTGCTGAACCCGAGGCTGTTGCACCTCCGATTGTTCCTGATTCAGAGGACTACCTTGGACCTCGTCTGCGTTGGTTTTTAAAGGCAGTCACGTCGCCCTATGCACGAACGATCCTTGAGGGAATCTTTCTGGTTGTCTTTTTCCTTAGCTACCTTGAGCGGGTTCCTATCTTTGGAAGCATCCTGAGCGCCGCACTAGACGTCATCCTTGCAGGGGGTAAGATTATGGTTAAGTCAGTCCAGTCAATCCTACCTGCTGCGATCGGTGTGATCCCTCTTCCATACATGTCGATGGTTGGAATTTCAATGGCTGCCCTGTTCGGATTCACCGTATGGCCCATTTTTGCAATTGTTTCCCTCAGTCGCCAGGACTTTATGGCTGCAACAGAATCGTATATTCGTATGATTCCGCCACCGATCGGCGATATGCTTGCCAATACATTCCTAGAGGGCAACCGAGCTGTTGCAAAGATTGATGAGAAACGCATCAAACTTGGCAATGATATTTCAAACGGACTTAATCAGATCTCTCAACTTGCAACGACTGTTTCATCAACCATGAAGGACGGATTTGCAAGTCTTGCTGAACAGACTCGGGCAGCCGCATCGGCGATGCCTGCGATGCCTGCGATGCCAACAGCGCCTGCGATGCCCAAGATGCCCGCGATGCCTGCGATGCCCAAGATGCCCGCGATGCCAACGGCGCCTGGGATGCCCAAGATGCCCGTCGCACCGGTTTCTACAGGTGGCTTTCACAGGCGAACACGGAGAAAGGCATGGAGAACCAGGAGGACACGAACCAGATCCGCGACACGCTAAGGGAGTGGATTGGACTTGATGATCAAATCAGGGCATTACAGGCACAGATTAAGACGCTTCGTGACCGCAAGACGACCCTGGGCGCAGGTGTTCTTGAGTTCATGCAGGGTAACAATCTTGATAACTTCGTGATTGAAGGTGGGGTGGGAACAATTGCTAAGTCTACCCGCATGGTTCGCCCGCCTCTTCGTAGGTCTGCAATTCGCACTCAACTCTTGCTTCAGTTTGCAGATCAGCCCCAGCGGGTTGCCGAGGCACTGAGGGCGATTGAGGGAATCCAGGAGGGAGACGACATGTCCGTAGGCGGGACCCAGCGAGTTGTTCTGTCGCGTAGGCTTCCGAGGACGCAAAACATCAACCTTCAGTAATGAACGAGACATTCATCGTAGTTATAGCCTGCCTACTTGCCTATGTTCAGCTCTTCAATAAGATCGCAGGTATGTACTTCGATAGTAATCGCACATTAACGTTGGAGGATGTCTACCGACAGGTCGTTCCTCCGACTGACTTTCATATCCAGCTTTAATAAAAATAACATGTTCGAGGACTGCAAAGTTGAGCTTCTCGAAACCTTTGGAGATGACCTGACTGTCGTGAACGCGGCGCGAGTCTCCCTTGGGAAACACACTGATGAATTTAGCGAAAAAGACGCTAAGCTCATCAAGTATCTTGCTGATCACGAGCACACATCACCCTTCTTCCATCCCCAGGCTCGGTTTCGCCTGAAGATGCCGATTTGGATGGCACGTGAGTGGTTTCGCCACACGATTGGATTTGCACGTAATGAGGTGAGTCGCCGGTATGTGGATGATCCGCCCACTTTCCACATTCCCGAGTTCAGGACCCGTGCACCGGGTAAGAAGCAGGGAAGCAATGATGATGTCCACGTTGAGTCTGATCTGTTTAGGGAGTATCTCAGGACACAGTGTCGAAATGCCGTGAATGCTTATAATAACATGTTACACGATAACATCCCACCCGAGCAGGCGCGCATGGTTCTGCCCCAGAACATGATGACCGAGTTCATTGAGACTGGGTCCATCGCCGCATATGCCCGTCTGTGTCATCTCCGTCTGGGACCCGATGCACAAAAGGAGATCCGTATTGTTGCAGGTCAGGTTGCAGAGCAGTTAAAAAGTAAGTTTCCTGCTAGTTGGTCTGCTCTTATACCAACACCCTCCGAATCATCTTCTTCGGCTTAGGTTTGGAGTTTGACTGCTTCAGCCAGTCAGCCTTGCTTTGAAAGAGTCCCATCTCAAGCCCTCTTATCAGGCACTCGCGGTGATCATACGAGAGGAGGCTTAATTTGCACATTATACACTGTCCCCCCGTGTTCGCGGATACAGTACTCTCCATTTGTTGTAGGAAGCTCTACTGACTCCTTAGTTTCTGTTTTGTAATTTCGTAACTCTAACAGCGCCCATGCAGCCGACTGCTCCGATGCACGAAGTTTGGCACGCTGTGACATCCTCTCTTCCTCTTCAAGAATAAGCTTCCGAAGAACCTGTCGACTCGACATCTGCTTGTCCTCGTATGCCATGAATCGCTCCAACCGTGCTAGTCGTCGCTCAAAGGATCCATATGTCCCAGCACCCCTCAACAACAGCTCTGTATTAAGCTTTTGGTTCGTATACACGGTCTCCTTCATTTATATGATATTCAAATGGAAAAAGAAGATCCGTTTTGTATAAATGAGCCTTCGCTTTATGAATGGTTTATTTAAGCTGAAGGGAGCGCAGACTGTTCGTTATGAAGTACCTGTGTCTGCCCCCGTAGCCGTTGCTGAGGTTCCCACGGTTGCCCCCGAGCCGGTAGTTGCTCCCGAGCCCACACCTGAGCCCGCGGTGGTCCCTGAGCCGGTCCCGGAGCCCATTGTGGTCCCTGAGCCGGTCCCGGAGCCCATTGTGGTCCCTGAGCCCGAACCTGCGCCGGCAGTGATTGAGGTCCCTGTTGCCCCCGAGCCTGAGCCCGTGGTCTCAGAGGTTGAAGCGCCTGCGGAAGTCCTTGAGGCTCCCGCGGAGGCTGGGCTTGTTCCAGAGAATCCACCGACTGAGTGATCCCGGAGTATCAGGCTTACTCCAATGTTCCCCCATTCCAGAATGACGTTTCAAATAACGTGCTCTACGAGTCACATCCTTGTGCTTTGTAAAGTCACTGTAGCCCTTCTGTCCGAACGGCACAATCTTCTCCTTACCATCCTTCTCAAACACCGCATCCCACTTCTTCTCTTTCTTGTGTGATTTGCGGAGTGTCTTGAGCCTCATTGTAAGTTAAAAATATTATTGTTGTTGAGACATCTGCTTTAGCAGTCGTCAAAGTTCAGGCTTCGGCACGAAGACTTCAGCTCTGCCTCACGGTAGCGCTCCCATTCCTCGCGCTCGGCCCGAGCAGGAGCATCTGCATCATACGCGAGCTGTCTCTCCCGCTCTTCAAAGAATCCCTCAGTTCGGCACTGATCCTCAAAGTTGAGGTGCCACTCGCGTCCCTCTCGCATCTTCTCAATCATCTTGTTTCGCCGAACCTCCATTCGGATTCGATTCACCTTGTCAATCCGCGCCGTGTATTCAGTATTCTTCATCTTGAGATACTTTGCACGCTCACACCTTCTGTGTTTCTCCACATCCTTTGGATCCGCATCATAGGATGGTCCGTAGATGTGGCAGATCTTGTTTCGGTTTTCCCCAAAACCATATGGGGCCAGGCAACCGCATGCCCATCCTGTGCACGAGCGAGTAGGAATTTCCATTTGTGTGTTGATACGGAGCTTGCTGAGAGGAGTGAGAGTTGTTGTCATTTTTTACCGCCACCTTCTTATTGTTTGAACCGATCAAATCCATTTTGGACGATCATGGTCTAAAACGGACGGATCCTGGCCAAAACTTTGGGAGTCAGGGGATAAGAAGACAAAATGCCTACAACTATTTGCACAGCTTTTAAGCGCAACTGCCAGCCTTGTGGGTCCAGAGTGAACCATGAGACAGGACTATGTGGAATTCACAGACAGCTTGTAGCCAACCCCGTGCTACGAGCGCGTTTTGACCATGACCAGGCCATCTACCGAGAGGCGTGGGAGAGAATCCAGGCGGGAACCCACCACTTGGTTGGAAATCACCTGCGTCCAATTGCAGTTGATGCGGAACCGGTTGCTCCCCCTCCCCCTCGTGGACCGTGTGGTCATGTGATGAAGAATGGACAACCCTGCATGAGGACCGCTGGAGAGCATGGAAAGTGCGGAATGCACCACAGCCTGGATGTTCGTCATGCGGAGGATGTCCCGATGAAAGCGGCGATTCGGGTGGTTAAGCGGATGTGGCGGGATCGACAGACTGTGGCGGGGATTGATAACTATGTGACAATGGTTTCCGAAGGACTGGTTGAACGGTGCAGACGCGAGCTCCGGCACGTTGTCAATCGGATGGTTGTGGCACCCTTTTACGACCGCATCCACTTTCTCGTGCACAATGGAGCCACGCTTGAGCAGATCGGTGCTCACGTGGATGGATGGGTCGCAGATGGGGCACTGACCGCCCGTCGCGGGATTGATGTGGCTATGTTTGCACAGGGGGTGATCAGGAATGTGCAATGGAGACTGGCGCACCCTCCTGCACCCGTGTGGCGTGCTGATCAACGTGAGGCCCAGTTGGCTCACGATGGTCAGAATGTGCACACCCCGGAGATCACGAAGCAGATGAGAGACTCGCTGGATATCTTGCTGGCTGTGGAGGTTCCCGTGACGCAGGTGGATACTTGCAGGGAGATTCTGGCTTCGTGGACGAACCAGGGGAGACCGCAGGTGGAGATTAACCAGGTCTATGCTGACATGGTTAGTTGGTGGAATCGGGGTATGGTGTACAAGGCAGGCGACAAGCTTTACAAAAAGTGCCTGCGAGGACTTTGGTTTACAATCAAAAGTTACAAAGGAGAGGTTCGTGACGAGTTGGAGAAGCGACTCTGGGACGAGTGCAGAGATGGGGCGATTCCCTACAGTGTCTGCACACAGGGGCACATGGCTCGGCTGAGCAACGTGATGGTGGGATTTGATGACGCGTTTGTTCCGCCAATTCCTGTTGGTGAGATTCTTCAGCAGAAGATGGCAGCGATCTCTGCCATGGACATCGAGTATGACAAGCAGATCGAGATGGCAGAGGAGGTTCTAGCTGAGCTGAAGATTCCTCGCGAGGAGCACGGGAACTGGCTGGCGGCGTTCTAGTGAGTGCAAGCAAGCACACCAAACAATCTTTTTACATATGGTAGCTGATCAGGATCGTCCAAAATGGATTTGATAGGTCCAGGCAACTGGTAGGTAAGTCCTACATACGATATACTGTATGAGGCAATCATTGAACTGATTGTAAAAATGTTTCAACTCGTCCCCCATAG